TCAGGTCCCGGCCCTGATCAGCGACTCGATCTGCAACACGCGGTTCGGAATATCGACGCCGGGCGAGCCGAGCGACATCGCCAGAGCGGCGGCGTCGGCGGGAATGCCGACCTCCGTCGCAAGTTTCGTCGCCAGCGCCTGCTGCAACGCGGTGTTGCCGCTGGCGACCAGGATTTGCGTGCAGATCGCCAGCTCGTCGGACTGGTTGGGGTTGGACGACTTGATCAGGCTCGACAGCGTCGAGGTCAGGTTGGCTCCAGTCAGACCGGCGGACGTGAGAATGCCGGAAAGCGTGGAGCCGATGGCGGAGAAGTTGATGCTCATGTTTCACCTCGTTTGATTGCGCCCCAAAAAAGCTGCCGCGTCCCGGGGCCGGGCGCGTCAGTTCATGCCCGGGTCAAAGCGTCGAGCGCCGCGAGGGTCATCGGCCCGGCGACGCCATTGCGGTAAAGCCCGTGCGCGCTCTGGAAAGCGGCCACCGCCTCGCGGGTGCGATCGCCGATGAAGCCGTCCAGAAGCAGCGCCGGCGACGCGCCGGCCTTGTTGAGCCGCCATTGCAGGTCAGCGACGCTGCCGGCGGGATAGCCGGACGCGGTCGGATGCGCAGGCGCGTCGCCGGGCTCGCAACGCGCCGCGCCGCCATGCGAGGGCGCCGGCGCGGCTGCGGACGCCACCGCAATCTCGTGCGGCTGCGGCAGCCCGTGCAGCGCGAAGGCGGGAAGCGCGCCGGGGCCGAAAGCATCGAACGACTCCTTGACGAAGCCCATGAAGCGAAGCCAGGTTTCGCTGCCGACGCCCGAGCAATCGACATGACCGCCGCCGGCGGCGCCGAGGTCGTGATGCTGGCAAACTCCGCGCCCCTGCCCGCTCTGCGCCCAAGTCGGCGGGATCGCATAGGCGCGGCATAGCCAAGCTACGATTCGCGCGGCGGCCTTCGCCGTGTCGTCGGCGAGCCCCTGCGCAGTGTAGCCCTCTATTTCAAGCGAGACGCCCGCCGAGTTGAACGCGCATTGCGCCCACGCCTTATATTGCAGCGGGACAAGTTGCGTCGCTTCGGAGCCGTCCGCCTTCATGACGAGATGCGCGGACGCGCACGCGCGCGGGTCGCACAACCACGCGACAGCCCCCGCGTACCCGCCTTCGGTGCGATGCACGACCACGAGGTCATGTCGAATGAGCGACGGCGTGTAGTTCGGCGTCGGCCTCTGCACGACAGGCGGCAGGATAACATCCATGGACAGCCTCACATTGCTGGCGAAATCGCGAGGCGCGAACGTGCGCGCCCGCGGCGACGACCCATTCAGGCGGAGAGAAGATGCAAAGGCGCTCGCAGCACGTTAGGTCGGCGGCGCGCCGGACAGGACCGCGGCCGCGCGCGACTGAGCGATGAGGTTGATTGACGCAAGATAGTTGACGCCCGCGACGACTTGCGAATTCGTCAGATCAATCGACCCGGCGCCGCCCGCCATCAGCACGAACAGGCGCACCTGCGTGTCCGCAGACGTGACAATCGCCGCCTGCTCGGCGGCCGAGAACAGGGCCATGAATTGCAGGAACGAAAGGCCGCTAATCTGATAGACCACAGGCGGCGTGACGGGCGTGTAGACGCCGCCCGCGAAGGTCCAGCCGATTTGCGCGACAGGGTTGGAGCAATCGACGCCGGCCGGCAGCCCCGCGACGGGGTCCGCGATCACGACGTTGTCGACGCCGCCGGCCGTGATGTGCGCGCACCGCTGCGGCGACGCAAATGCCGGCGAGGCCGCCGCGAGGACGAGGACGAAGATGCGGGTGCGCATCAGAAGTACTCCACGACGATCGCGTAGCCTGCGCCGCCCGCGCCGCCCGCGCCGGCCGTGTAGGTGTTGAGCGTCGAACCGCCGCCGCCGCCGCCGCCCCCGGGCGTCCCGCCGGCGCCGCCGGCAAAACCGCCCGTCAGGCCGCCTGCGCCCCCGGCTCCGCCGGAACCGAAGAACAGATTGAGGGTTCGCGAGGCCATGGAAGGCGAGGTCCCCGCCGCTCCTGCTCCTGCGCCGCCCGTCGCCGCCGTGCCAGACATGACGGCGATGCCGCTGCTGCCGCCATTTTGCGCCGCGCCGCCTGAGGTGACGCCTCCGCCTGAACCGCCGCCGCTCGGCGCGAAGATGTCTGAGCCGCCGGCTGACGCCGCTCCGTTGCTAGCGCCGCCGCCGCCGCCTGCGCCGCCGCCATATCCGGTTTGGTTCGCGGCGCCGGCCGCGCCGGTCCCGCCCGCAACGCCTACCCATCCGGCAGCGCCGCCAGAGACTCCGGTCGAGCTTGATCCGGCCGCGACTGGGCCGCCGCCAGCGCCGCCGCCGGACGTGTTGGCGAGCTGGCCGCCGCCGCCGCCGCCGCCGCCGCCGGCGTTCAGCAACGAGCCGAACGTCGTATTGCCGCCCTGGCCGCCGTTCCCGCCCGCCGTATTGTCCGCGCTCGCCGCTGCGCCGGCCGTCCCGCCCGCGCCGATGGTGACCGTCTGCGACGCGCCGACGGCGGACGCCGGGAACGATCCGAAATTGGCGCCTGCGCCGCCGCCGCCGCCGCCGCCGGATACAGCCGTTCCCGAGATTTGCCGCGCCCCGCCGCCTGCGCCGCCGCCGCCGCCGATCAGATAGACGTCGACCCTCGTCATGCCCGGCGAGGGCGTGTAAGTCCCGCTAGACGAGAAGGTGATAACGTTGGTTGGCGGCTTGGCCGGCGCGCTGTTTTGTTGCGCGAGCGCCTGCCCGCAAGCCAGCGCAGTCGCCGCGGCGAACAGAAAATATCGCCTGTTCATGATGATGGCCTCAATTGTAGATCAGCGAGACCGCGACCGTCGCCGAAGCGATGGCGTTGATCTGCGATGTCGGAAGGAAGCCGGTCGATTTGACCCAGGCGTCGCATTGGCCGGGCGGAATGTATTCGGCCGGCGCGGCCAGCGTCGCCGTCGCGCCGTCCCAGCGCACCCAGACGCCGTTTGCCGCGCCGAGCGCAACGCACAGCTTGAGAAACGAAGTCGCCGTCGAGGCGGCAAGCACGGTCGTGCTCGAAGTTGCGACGCTGACGCTCGTCTGCGTCGGCGCGCCGGAATTGCCGTTCACGCTCACGGCGCCGATGGTGTTGGAGCCGGTCGGCAGGCTCGGCAGCGCCAGCACGTCGGCGTTGACGCCTTGCACGGCGGCGCCCGTGGGCGCCGTTCCCCAGGTCGTAGGCGAGCCGAGCGCCGCGCCATTAAGTTGGGTGTGGTTGACAGACCAGGGCCCGCTTGCCTGTGTGACGGCGCCGATGGTGTTGGCGCCGGTCGGCAGGCTCGGCAGCGCCAGCACGTCGGCGTTGACGCCTTGCACGGCGGCGCCTGTAGGCGCCGTTCCCCAGGTCGTAGGCGAACCGAGCGCCGCACCATTAAGTTGGGTGTGATTGACGGACCAGGGCCCGCTTGCCTGTGTGACGGCGCCGATGGTGTTGGCGCCGGCCGTCAACGCGGGAATAGAAGCGAGCGAGACGGGCTGCGTCGTCTGCCAGAACGTTCCCGACACCGGAACTGCCGAACCGCCGCCGACGCCTTGAACGCTCACTACACTCGCATTGGGCGACCCGGCCGACCCCGTCGGGATCGAGCCGCTCGAACCCCCGCCTACTCCGGTCGGCAAGCCCGAGCCGCCGGAAATGTTGAGGCTCGTTGTCCCGCTCGACGTGATCGCCGCGAGATACGTGTTGGCGCCGACAGTGAACGCCATCCAGCCGCCCGCTGGGACGACATCGTTCGCATTTGTCGCCGCGACGCTCGACCCGCCGAGCTGCACATAGGCTGCGCTGGCGCCCGTGTTGTAGACGACGACGACCGCGCCCGCCGGCAGCGCGACGCGGCTCGATGTGGTCGACGCGGCGAGCGGCGTCGCATAGGCGGAGCCGGGCTGGAAGCCGTTAAGCGTCGCCGAGAGGGAGCCGGAGACAGGCAACGGGTTAGTCGCCGACACCGGCCCGGCGCAGTTGCCGCCTGCCGAGCAGCCCACGAGCGGCGCGACTCCGGGAACGACGGTTCCCTTGCTGTCCATGTAAGTCTGAGCTGAAGCAAGCGAGATCGCCGCCAGCGTCGCCGCCAGCGCGATAGGAATTTGTTTCATGGTGACCTCTTTGCGCTGAGCCTTTGTGGCGGCTGCAATTTCACTGATTCACATCTCGCCGCGACCGGCGCTCGCCGCTTCGCGCCGTCGAGACAGCTTCGCGTCCAACGCTTTCCGCGCCTTCGCCAAAGCGGCTGGGGCCGCGCTGCGGCCGATCCGATTCTCCCGCCTTACGACGTCACGTTGCCGAGATCGACGCTCGCGAACACCGCGGCGGCAACGGTTCCCCAATCGTCGGATTCGACGGCCGGCGAGCTGACGAGCCCGAAATCCAGGTTCGTCCCGATCATCAGCGCCTGCGTCACCGGCCCGATCGAGGAGGCCCCCGTCGGCGCATAGCTGTAGACCGCGCAGGTCGACAGATCCTGCGCACCCGCGCCGAAGACGTTGAAAGACTGAAACTTGAAATAGAGCGTCACGCCGATCCAAGTGTCCGGCAGATCATATTTGACTACCGCCGAATCGAGGCGCGCAAAGGCCGCCCCCGCGGCGTGCGCCGCCGGCGGCGTGCCGGCGTAGCCCCGTTGCAGGCCAGTCAGGTTGTAGGCGTTCGCGCCCGACAGAGCTGCGTTCTCATAGGCGAGCAGTTCGCTGTCCACGAGCGTCAGCGTCGCGGCGGCCTGCGCGGACGCCAGGCTCGTGCCCGACAGCGTCGCTCCGCTTTCCGCGAGGCTCACGCTCAACGTGTTCGTCGTATCCCAGCCGCTCGCGCTCGCCAGCGGCGCGGTCAGCACACCCTGACGCAATGTTTGCGTGATCACGCCGATCTGTGAGTAGGTCGCATTGTCGACGCTCGCCCAGACGAACGCGCCGCCCCAGTTGGGGTCGGCGACGCCGCCGGAGCCGCCGCTCGAGCCGACCCAGACCTGCGCGATATTGCCGGTCAGCGCCGGGGGCGGCTCGTAAAGGAGCGGCGGATTGATCGAAGCCGCCGCCGCGCCCTGGTTGGGCTGGAACGAAACGGCGCCGCTCGAAGGATTGGCGCTGGGCGTGGAGACGCCGAGAACGAGCTCCTCCGCCGTGACCGCCAACACCCCCCGATCGTCCTCGTCGATGCTGACGATGCGGACGGGATAAGCGACAAGGCCGAGGTTGGCGTCGGTGATCGTCACCACGTCCATCGGATCGAGCAGGCAATATTCGAAGCTGAGCTTGAACGTGTAGTGGGTGCGGACATAAAGCTGCCGCTGCAGAATCGTCTGCGCGACGATCGGACCGATCATGACCTCGTCGCAAATCTCGTTCGCCTGGATCGTCGACCCCACCCGCGTCCCGAAAAGCTCGATTTGCGACTGGTCGCGCGCCTCGACCGGCGTCGTCGCGTATTGATTGTCGCGCGACAGACATTCGATGCGCTGGATGGTCGGGAGGCTGTAGGGATCGACTCGCTGCGCCTGGACCGGGTCCTTGTCGCCCCTCTCGTCGATGAAATCGAGATCGGTCAGTGAATAGACCGGCGTCAGATTGGGAACGTAGGAGACCGGCACGGCGACGGTCGCCGTGATCGTCACCGGCGCACCCTGGTCGCCGTAGTGGAACAGATAGGTTCCTGCAGGCGAGATTCCGTATTGCCCGTTGGCGCCCGGCGCGCTCGTCCCGACATAGGTCAGCGCCCGACCCGTGAAAGAGTAGACCACCCCGCCGTCGGCGACGAAATTGGCCGGCGTCGCGATGACGATGGCCGGCGCGGGGTAGCTGCCGTTGCTCTCCTGCGCAGGGATCGGGATCGGCGCCGTCTGCGTCGTCGTGACATCGCCCGACGCGATAGGCAGGTCGCCATAGGGGATGAACTTGAGCTGCCCGCCCGACCAGACCGCCGCGCAATTGACGAGTTGCAGCCAGCGCGCGAGGACTGAAGACCCCTGCTCGGGGCTGGTCAACAGCGGCGAGAAGGCGATGCCCATCGCCTTGCAATAGGTTTGCAGCGAGGCGTCGCCGCCGGAGCCGTACAGCGTCGTCAGATTGATCGAAGCGGGATTGAAGCCCGCGCCGTACTGCGCATTGGTGAGGAAATCGTAAACGACCTGCGCAGGGTCGGCGTCGACGCCGTTGATTCCGGTGCCGGCGAGGGCGCCCATCACCTCGAAATTGTGGTTGCCGACGTCGGCGGCGCCTCCGAGCTGATAGTTGGCCGCGCACACATAGGCCGTGCCCTGATAGGCGAGCGCCTCGGTCGGGTATGTGCTCGCGAGATAGCCCCACATCGTCTGCGGCGTCGCGCCTTCGTAGAGCGCCAGGCCGAGGTTTGCGAGCGTGTAGGTCGACTGGTCGCGCCAGATATAGCCGATGTTGGAAATCGGCCCTTCGCACAGCGCCATGATGATGTCGGCGCTGTAGGTGTATCCGGTCGTCGGCGCGCTGAACAGGCCGCCCTTGCCGCTCCTGACGGCGTTCGTTTGAAAATTGCTGTAGAAGATGATGTTCGGCGCGAGTTTGGTCTGGCCCCAGCAGATCGGAATCGGCAGCGTCGAGACCGATGTTTGCAGTTGCAGGCCGGTGTAGTCCGGCTTGGTCTGATTTGAGGGCGAGCGAAACCAACTCAAGGGTCGAGACTCCACAATCTGAAGAATTTCGCTTGGGGCCGCCGTTCGGCGAGATCCGCCGCCCGACGCACTTCGTCCTCGACGACTCTTCCCGCCGGAGCAAACGCGTGAATGATCGTCAGCGGATCGGCCTTCGTGACGATCCCGCCGTGCGCGTAGCAGCGCCCGACGCGAAACAGCATGACGTCGCCGGGCTCCGGCGCTTCGATCTCGCGCGAGTGGTCGATCAGGAAACCGAGATATCGCTCCTCGCCGCGGTGCAGCATCCAATCCTTAACGTAGGGGCGCGGATCAAACGGCGCGACGAGACCGAGATCGCAGAACACGCGCACCAGGATCATCGCGCAATCGACGCCTACGCCTTTGATGTCGGCGGCGTGATGATAGGGCGTGCCGAGCCACGCCCGCGCCGCCTCGACGACGCGGGCGCGCTCGGGGGAGACGTCACTCATCTGATTGTCCTTGTGGCGGCAGGCGTCAGGCCGCAGGCAGCTCACGCGCCCGCTGCGCGCTTGGCAAGCAGGCGTTTGCGAACCACGCCTGCCGCCTTTCAGTAAGCGATCTGCGGCGGCGGCACGAACGGGAAGCCGCGGAAGTTGGCGAGGTTGTTGAACCGGCTCTGGCACGTCCCGCGCGTATGGTCGCAGCCGAAGGCGACGGAGAACGCGTCGCCCGCTGCAGGCAGCGAAGGCAGCGGATACATCAGCAACAGCGACGCCCCGACGATGACGCCCTTCACCGTCGTGCGCACATTCGCGTTGACGCCGCTGGTGAACAAGATCGAACCCTGAATATGACCGGCGAGCGCGACGCTCGTCAGGATCAGGCTCGCGGTCGACCCTGCCCCTGCCGTCCCGTTCGCCGAATAGGCGCCGCGGATGACGCCGCAGCCGGAATCGTACAGCGTATGCACACAGCTGGGCGAATAGAGATTGCGCGGCATGTCGTAGTCGAGCACGATCAGATCGCTCGCCACCGTGATCGCAGCCTGCGTGCGGCCGACGCTGTCGACCGTCGAGACGCGGCCGTGGAACAACGTCACACCGCCGATCACCGTCCCGCCGATGGCTGTGAGGAATACCCGGTCGCGCTGCACGGTCGCGCCGTCGAACGCGCCCTGCCTTATCGCGATCAGCGCCGCCGCGCCCCCGATCGTGTCGCTCGGCCGCGCGGCGATCGTGATCTGCTGCTTGTCGACTTCGAGCCCGACGCTCGCCTTGTACTTGAGGCCCTGCACCAGCGGCCCGGTCGCCGAAAACGTCGCGCCGTTGTAGGTCACCGGCATGTCGACGTTGGTCCAGGTGAGAATCGTTCCCGTCGCCAGCGTGAAGGTGAAACATTCGGCGAAGACGAGCGGCGCGTCGGGCGCGGCGCGCGCCGCGTTGATCGCCGCCAGGACGGGCGCTGATGTCGCTTTCATTGCGCCCTCAAGGATCGGAATTTCACGCTCTGGGCGCGCCAGAGGTTGGCCATGAATTGCTCGAAATCGAGATCGTCGCCGTCGAAGCGGCAGAGGAAGCCGAAATATCCGGTCCAGGCGAGCGCCGCGCCGTTCGCCGGCGGCGACGAGAATTTCACCAGCCCGTTCGAGACGGTGTAAGCCGAGGGATCGACGAGTGCGCCGTTCGCCGCAATCCAGGGGCCGCCGTAATAGTCGGTGGCGAGCGTCTGGAAATACGGGCCCGGCGTCGAGAGCAAGGATTGTTCGAGCTGAGGACCGTAGACGTCGACGGCGTCGCCCGATGTCGCCAACTGCACGGCGCAATAGGCGGAGCCGGCGGCCGGCGCCCCGGACGCGCTGAAACGCTGCCAAGAGGAGGTGAGCGAAACCGCGGCGCTGACGTTGGCCGGCGTGCATAGAGAAACGGTTCCTGCGCCAGTTCTCCGGCGCATCCAGATCGAGCTGACATAGTTGGAGCCGATCGCCGTCGCCGATTGACTGACGAGGGCGTTGGCTGCAGTCGCCGTGACTGTCTGCGCCGCCGCGCCGCCGAAGGGATCGGCGACGCCGCTCGCCAGACTCGCGTTTGTCTTGCTCCAAACGCCGTTGGTGAAGTCGCCGGAATGGTTGGCGAGATTGTTCGGCGCATAGGCCGCCGCCGAGCCCTGGACCTGAAACAGCGTCGGCGCGGCGGGCGCGAAAGGTTGCGTTACCGGCTCGGAGAAGCCGCCGAGCGAGCGCACGAGCTGGAAGCTGATCGTCGTCCCGTCGCCGACGCCGAACGGCTGCGCGCTGACCTGATAATCAGTCGGGTCGTAGTAGAGGAACGCGCCGTATTGCCCCTGGCATTGCAGGAACAGACCCATCAGCGATTGCAGCGAAGACGCGCCGAGGCCGCCGTATTGCCCGCCCGCCGTGCCGTCGAGCCCGTCGAAGCTCAGCTCGAACTGCCAGATAGGATTGAGGTAATTCGGGCTGCGGACTTCGCGGGCGGAGACATGGCTCGCCACCATCGTGGCGAAGGTCGGCTTCTTGCGCACGCTCCAGCCCTGGCCCGCCAGCGCGGGAAAGATCGACGGGCTCGTCATTGGATTGTAACTCCCATCGTCAGGGCCTCGCCGTCTGCAGTTTCACGGATCCCCAGCGCCAGAGCAGCGCCATGAAGTTCTCGACGTCGGCGACGTCCTCGGCGAAGCGGCAGAGCCACAGCGCGCCGAAATCCGCCGACACCGCGACGCCGGGTCCGGGCGCCGTGGCGAAGCTGATCGCGGGATAGAACCCCGACGAGACGCTCCAGCCGGTCGCTTGCGGCGCGCCGTTGAGATAGACCGCCGACACGCCGCTCGTGGCCGCAACCGGCTCGACATAGCCGGCGAGGCTGCGCACCAGCGCAAACCGCGTCGTCACGCCGTCGCCCGCGCCAAGCGCCTGTCCGCTCAGCGCCGCGAGCCCCGGCAGAGCCAGCCAGAACGCCCCGTCCTGCCCTTGGCGCTGCGCGTAGAAGCCGGCGATCGCCTGCATCTCGGCCTGCGCTCCGGCGCGCAGGACGTCATAGCTGAGTTCGATGTCGTAGACCGCCAGCGCCCGCCCCGGCCGCCGGCTTTCCCGGCCCGAGACATGCGCGGCGACCTCCGTCTCGAACCGCGGCCGCGCCTGCGTCGACCAGCAGAGCGTCGCGAGCGTCGGAAATGACGGATAGCTTCCCGGCAAAGGATCGGCCGCGGCCGGCGCCGGCGGCGTCGGCATGCGGCCGGCCCCTTGCCAGTCGCCGTAAGGCCAGTTCGCCGCGTCGCCCCAGACGCTCGACAGCGCCGGGAACCACGGAAACGGCCGCGCGTCCCAGTTCCACACGCAGCAGAACGTCCACTGCAGCATGGAAACTCCGGACGCGCTGGCGTTGTTGGCCTGCCAGTAGGCGTAGATTGCGTCGAGCGCCATCTCGGAGATCGTGTCGTCGCGCAGCGGCAGGAGCTTGTCGCCCGCGGCGGAAGTCCAGATCGACCAATACGGCGTTCCGCTCTCCACCGAGGAGGTTGCATAGAACAGGTTCGGTTGATTGGTCGCCTTGTCGACGCTGGGGACGCCGTATTCGAGAAACACGATCGGCTTCGACTGCGCGACCCATTCCGTCGCCGGCCCCTGCGCGACCCAACCGCCGCCGCTATCGTAGATCGCGCGATGCGGGTTCATCCACCACCAGCGCAGCTGTTTGTTGGCGAGGATCTGCTGGCCGGCGTAGTAAGGCTGGCGCGTCTGCGTCGCCCGGTCGCCCTCGGGCAACGAGACCATCAGTCCCGAGCCGTTGGGGTCGTCACCGGCGCCGAGGTTGTTCGAATCGGAGTAATACCAATCGAACTTCTCGCCGCCTTCGATATTCGCCTGTAGATAGGCGCTGGAATAGATCGTCGGCGCGCCGGAGAGCCCGAAGCCGCGCGCGGCCGGCGTCGGCGTCGGCCACGACGCCGGCGGCGGCGCCTGCCAGTTGGCGGCGTCGAGCCCGCCCGAAGCCGTCGTCCAGTCGGACAGCGGCAGATAATTGTCGAACGCCACCAGATCGATGGCGTTGGAAGCGTAGAGCTGGTCGAGATGCGGCCATTGTCCGTTCTCGCCCGCATGCTGCACGCCCATCCAGGCCGACCAATCGGCCGAATAGGCGATCAGGTTCTTCAGCGTCGTCGTGTTCTTCGTCAGACCCGCGCCGTCGAACACGCTGCGCACGTCGGCGGCCAGCGTCGTCAATCCCGCCACGAATGGATAATCCCAGACCGCAAGACCGCCGCCGTCCGTCGTCCCGGCCTTGGTCCAGCCCGGTCCGCGGATCGTCTCCAACCCGCGCAACTCGGAGCCGATTACAAACAGATCGACCCCACCCGCGACTACGCAGAGATTGGCGTAGTGCAGGATCATGCGCCGATAGGTCCAGTCCGTCGCCGAGCCGGAATAGCCGACGGTCAGGTTGACCGGGTCGCGCGTGAACTGCGCTGGCGCCGCGCCGCCAAGGAAGGCCGAGACGGCGCCCGTCGCCGCCGCGGTCATGTCGGGCGAAAATGTGATCTCGCCGCGCCACGGCAGCCCCGGCGCGGTCATCAACAGGAATGGGTAGAACACGACTCTGAAGCCGCGCGCTTTCAGATCCTGAATGCAGCGCACGATCGAGGAATCGCTCGGCGTGCCGCCATAGATGAAACTTCCGTCGCTCGCCGTCGGCATAGCGATCAGGCCGGCGCTCGCCTGCGTCAGACCTGAGCAGCGCCAGACGTCCGCGCCGCCGCCGCTCTTCTGGAACGTCCCGCCGATGTAAGTCGTGGTCGGATAGACGCGGGCGGCGCCCGCCGTGGTCCCGTCGCAAAACCAGGCGCACACGAGCGAAACCGTCGCGCATTCGGGGTGCTGGCTGGCGAGTTGGTTCATGCTGACGGAATAGTCCGTCGTCGGGCTCTGGCCGCTGTAGGTATTGATCGCGCTCAGCGCCGGCTCGGTTGCGCGCTGGCCGAGATAGGCTTGCGTGTCATAGGTGAATTCGCCCGTGGCGGGCAGCAGGTGGACGCCGGTGAGAATGGGCAATGGGCGCGCCTCGCGGGAGCGTCGTCGCAAAGCGCAGGCCCCCGCCCGACGAGCGGCGGCAGACAAACGCGTGCGATGGGGAAAGTCAGGCCCCGAGCGGCTCTAGGCGCTCTGGTTCCAACATAGCCAATATCGCCGGAAACCGCGTAAGCGTCAAGAATTTTTCTGCTTTTCCGCAACACGGCTGCCGAAGCCTTGCGGTTTGAGCTAAACTTTTCAGCCATTTATCTGGTCGGGGCAGCAGGATTCGAAACGGCTCCCGGCCTTTGATTTTGTTGGCCTCTGTTCTTAGCCGAGCAATCAAAGCTGCGAATTTTGAGGCGTGATTGACGGTGTCGGTTCCGATCATGGCTTGCGGCTCCGGCCCTGCTTGCGGACCTCAGCTACACGCGCCGCCGACTCCTCGGCGACGCGGTCGTAGCGGCGCGTCATGGTCACGGTCGAGTGCGTCGCGGTCCGGCTGACGTCGGTCAGGTCGGCGCCCATGTCAAGCGCTTCGGTCACCGCGCCGGCGCGCGCGTCCATCGCCCAAAGGTCTTTCGGCAGGCCAGCGGCATCGCGGATCTCGGCGAACCACTTCCGATAAGAGCGGGTCCGAATTGGGAGCCCGCCCTCCCCTTTCACGACAGCGCCAAAACGTTCGGCTTGCGGGACCGCCTGCATAAGCGGCCAAAGCAATTCGAGCTTGGTCAGGTTGTGCGAGATCGGCGAGCCGGTCTTGCTGGTCTTCAGGCGCAGAATGCCGCCCGGGATGGCTTCCCAGGTAAAAGATCCGCGCCAGACCTCGTGGGCGCCTTCGTCGACCCATTCTCCGATGACGTCTATCTGGCGCAAGATCGTTTCAAATTGCGCCGCAACGCCGATCGCCATGTAAAGACCGCGGCTGTCCCCGCGCGCCAAGGCGGCGGCAATGAACGTCCGGGCGTGATCGACCGTCATTGCCGTTGTCCGCCGGCCGGAGCGTTCGAAGCGCATTGACGACAAGCCTTCGGACAGTTCGCCGCATTCGGCATAGCCGAGCGAACGACCGAAGTTGAGGATCTGGCGCAGCATCGAAATTGCGTCGTGCGCGCGCTTGGTCCGCTCCGGGCCGCCCGGCTCCTTCGGTTCCTTCCACTTCCGGAACCATGTTTTGACGTCGATTGGCGTGACGGCGCGCACGGCGCGCGCCGCGACGGTCCCGCGGATCACCTTCAGAGAATCGCTGTAAGAGCCCGCGGTCGACGCCTTGACGTCTCGCATCGGGCTCTCGTCGTGCCGCTCGAATGCGTCGCATAGGCTCCCGACGGTTCCGTCGTAGAGATAGCGCGGTCGGTCACCCATGGCGCGCCAAGCATCGAACCGCTCGGCGTAGACCTGACATAGGTCTTCAATCTCCGCGGGCGTGGCGTTTTGCGGTAAACGGATCCAGGCGTCGGGGTAACGCTTCGCGTCTTTCGGGGACAATGCCGCCGCGCTCCAATAGAGCGCCTCCCCGTCCTTTCGCCGGCGCCTTTTCAGCCCCGGAGCCTGTGACCGCATCGCTTGTGTCTCCCCACGTCTCTTGTCCGTCCGCTGCCGCTAGGCTGGGCGGCCGAGTTGCACCTAAACCGGCGTGACCGTCCAGCCATCGCCGCACGGCGGGCATGTAGCGGCCCTTGAAGGTCGGGTTTGGCTTAGGAAAGCCTCTGTGCTCGAGCTCAGCTATGGCGCGCAGAAACGCTGCGTGCGTCATGTGCGGCGCAATGAAGGCGTGCAAGCCCTCGTCGTCGACGAAGGCTGGCGGCGCGCCTTCGGGGCGGGTCATGCCTGGGCCTCGTCGACGAGCGGTTTGACCTCGGACGGGTGCGTGTAGTTCACGGCGTCGGAGCCGTCATAAATGAACTGGACGCGATGGCGGTTTGAGCCCTCGGCGATTGTCCCCGGGCGGCCGGCGATCAACGCGCGCCGTGGCGGCGTCGGGTCGGCGGAAAGCCTGACCCGCGTCATGCGGGCGAAGTCCTTGAACGACCCGCCCCAAGTGTCGCTGAAGTCGAGCCAAGCCTGATACCGGGCCTTCGACCGCGAGCGCGCGCTGTAGCGAGATGGCGGGAAGTCGTCGACGCGGACTTCGTAGACGCGGACAGGGGCGACTGTCACAGCTTCACCAGCCCGTCGCAGCCGCGCGTGAGCCATAGCGCGCCCTGAACGGGCGGATGCAGCCGGTAGGCGCTGCCGCAGCGCGGACACCGCGCCTCGCCGGCGACGCGCCGGAAGTCGCCCGCCTCAAGCGCCTCAGCGTCGACGCGAGCAAGCAACTTCGCGCAGTTTCCGGCCTCGTCGTAGCCCATGGCGGTCGCCATCTCCGTCGTCATCCTGAACATTGCTCGGTTCCCTTGCGCAGATCCGCCGCGCGATCTCGAGCGGCGCCGCGCTTTGCGGGACCGTCGCCCCATGCGCCGCTTGCGATCTCGTCGAGCTCGACAAGCTCGGCGTGAAGACGCTCGTCGCGCGCCTCCTCGGCGCCCTTCGGTTTGCTCGCGTCCGCCCAGGCGCTGAACGCGGCAAGGCGGCCCGCGGCGTGCGCGGCCTCGGCGGCGGTGACTTTGCCTTTGAAGTCCCCCTGGAGGCCAACGCGCGGCGTGCCTTCAAGGACGTTGCGCAGATATGTCGGGCCGGAGGTGTAGTCGCCGAGCGCTTCCATCAGGCGGCGAAAACCGATCTCCGGCAGCGCGGCGAGGATCTCGTTGTGGAGACAAAGCGCGAGTGGGACCTTCGCGGCGCGCTTCGGCGAGAAGCACTTCGGAAACGCGGCGACCAGCATGGTGCGCGTGAGCTCGATGGCGCGCTTTCTGGCGGCGGCTTTCTTGGGTTTGCTGGCGGTCATCATTTGCTTCCTTCTGGCTTCTCGCTGAGCGCGATTTCAGGCTTTATTTGGCTCCATCGGCGCGTATCGACCTCGACGAAACCGATGCAGAATCCGAGAGGCCCGATCTCCTCGTCGAGATCGAGCAGGACGCGCTGGATCTTGTCTTCGGCAGCTTCGGTGACCCGCGTCGCCGCGATCTTCCTTGCGGCGTCAGACATTTGCGCTCGCCTCTCGGGCCGCCGCCGCGCACTTCCTCGCGTATTCGCGAGAACGGTGAAGGCGTCTCGCTGACGACGTCACCTGTCGTCCACGCGCCACCAAGGACCGGCATAACGCGTAGCTGACGGAGCCTCGGGCCTTGCCGAACAGCGCGGCTAAAGCGCGCTGGGTGTGGCTCCCAGCATCGAACAAGCGGATGGCCTCGGTGTGCCAAGCCGGCCGGATCGCGATCTCCGGAAGGCCCCAGGGCTGCTTGCGGCAGCGGTGCGCCGCCAGTGCCGCGGCGACGCAGCGCTCGATCGCCTCTTCGGTCGAGGTCTCGACGCAGCTCCGGCCCGGGCCGGACGTGCATTTGTGATTCCCTGCCATCGCAAGGCGGCAGGGGCCGCCCCCGCGCTCGCGGACGCAGGCGCTGGCCTGCGGTTTGGTCGCGGCGTTCATTTCGGCGTGTTGCTCCTGTCGCGCAGGACAAAGATGACCGCCGGCAAGCCCCGCATGGCCTCGATCACGTAGGGATCGTCCTTTCGGTGCGGCGCGAAGCGCGTCGTCGAGCACGCTCTGCATCTTTCGCATCCGCACTTGCGGGTCGATATCTATCCACGCGAGCGGCATAGCCCGCAGATCATCCCAGCGCCGCTTCGCTTCCGCCTCCAGGGCGGTCAGGCCGAGGGCGTAAGCCACTATTGCACCGCCTCGCCGCCGACTACGGCGGGGCTGGCCTTCGTCAGGCATTCGCCGCAGTAAGCGATGGCGACCTTCGCCAGATCCAAGAACGGATACGGGCCGGCGTCGACAGACTCCCAGGCCTCGCGTGTTTTCGCGATGAGCTGCTTCGCATCGAGGTCGGGCGGGCGCTTGTAGCCGATTTGGCTCTCAATCAGCCGCACCGCGAGCTCTTCCTCGTCAATCTCAGGCAATAGGACGGAAATCGCAACCAAGTTGATCATGCTTTTGCTCCTTCGGTTTGCAGCGCACGCAGCGCGGCGGCGCCGCGTTCGTTGATTGTGTAGACGGACCGGATATCGATCAGTCCGAGGTTGTAGAGGGCAGCCACGGCGACCGAATTCGAGGTTGTTTTCAGCGGATCTCCGCCACCAGCAAGCCGGCGCAAAAGCACGGCCTCACATTCCGTCAGGCTGATCTTTTGGGGCATCGTTTGTCTCCGTAAGCGGGTGATATCTCGCGAGATAGTCCTTGAGCGATGAGAGCCCGGCGCCCTCGCGATCAAATTTGTAGCCCTTGGGGGCGCGCCATTTCCCGGCCGTCGGCCAGAAGTCGACGGCGTCTTGGATCCGGACGTGATATTCCGAGAATTCTTGCACGAAGTAGCCCAGGCGTAGGATCTGATCAACCATCGCCGCGGCTTGCTGGGCGTCATGGACCGGGCGACGGCGCGTCATTGCAGTCCAAACCTTCTGGCGATTTCACTCATGCCTGCAGCGGCCGGGCGCGGCGGCGTCTTCTCCGCCTTGGGGCGCTGTTTGATCGGGTTCTGTGTCTTCGGCTCGACGCCCAGGTGTAGCGCCTGACGGCGCTTTGCTTCCGCGATGGCCGGGACGTCTTCTTCGGCGGTCTTGATCCCGTGGCAACTGAAGCGCGAGCCGGCGCAAAGGAGTTGCCCGTCAGCGGCAGTCAGTGGCTTGCTCTTGTCGACCTCGAGCGCGGTCGCTTTGATATGGTCGATATGCCACTTCTTCGCCGGGAGTCCGCATATCTCGCAGTAGACGACGTTGTCGCGCGTCGCCCGCAACCGGATCTCGATCTTGACCGACTGACGGAATTCTTGGCGAGCCATCAGTCCAGATCCGCCGCAAAAGCCGTATAGGTTGGCTCGTAGTCGACGCAGACCCGGTACGTGCCGGCGAATTCAGCCGGCTCGAGAATGACGATCTCCGTCTCGGAGCGGAAAAGCTCCGACCCGTCCTGCGTCGCATCCTCCGCGATAGCCTCGGCGAGATCGGCGCCGTCGCGGATGAGCGCGAGGTTCAGCTCGACTTCCTCGCGCGGAAGCGTGCGCATCTCGGTCATTCGGGCGACGGCCGGCGCGTTGAACCACTCGCGCCAGACGACTCTCGTGAGGGCGGTCATCAGACCAGCTCCTCCTCTTCGACGCGGCGCGTTTCAGCGGGGATGGATTTGGAGGGGGCCACAAGGTAAGCGGGCGTTTCCGCCAGCTGATAAACGGACCCCCTCCATTCCGACCACAGGTCGGAAATCAATTCCTTCGTCATGATGCGCGCCGCATCCATGCTCGCGTGAGCGCTGCGCGGGTTGCCGTCCTTGTCGAATTTCGGCTTGCCGTTCTTGTCGAGATACCATTCCGGATGCGTTTCCAGCGTTCGCGCTCGGCGCTTGGCGTAGACCTCGCCATATTTGCTCTTGGCCTTGTGCATGACGAGCGGGACCGTGACGACGCCGTAGATCTGGCCGAGGCGCTTTGGCGAGTAGCCAGCGGCCGTCCAATCCTCGCTTGTCAACCCCTTGATCATCCTCCACGTCGAATAGGCATGCTCCTCGTGGCCGGGCGCCATGCCGAAGCCAAGGCGCCGCCAGAGCTTGCGCTCGGTCGCGTAGTTCGAGAGGTTCCCGGCTTCGCCAACGATGACGGCCAATCCGAGTGGCTTGAAGCTGGGGACACGCTCGGTCATGGCGAAGCCGGGGAGCTGTGCCGCCTTCGCCTTCATGAACCGTTCAATCTCTTTGCGGAATTCGGCGACCGGCTTCAGTGAGGCGGCCGCCATCTTGAAGTACTTGGTGAGCGTCGCGCCAATTTCGACATCGTCGTCATCTTGCACTTCGCCCTTGAGCCCACGGCTCACAATGCGCTCCGCTCGCGTCCAGGCGGCTTTGCGCTGCGCCTCGTTGGCGTCGTGAGAGAGATCGCACGCCCTGACGGCGAGGGCGGATAGGCGCTGCATAATCCCGGCCTGGGTCTGGATCGAGTATTTCCGGTCTACTTGGGCCTCTTGGATTTGAGTGCATATCACGTCGAGTTCGGGAGGCGTCAGCGGACGGGCCAGACGATCATTGGCCTTCAAACACATTCCGGACCCGCCGCTGACGCTTTTCTTGGATTTTGGAGCCGCCGACGAGCGGGCCATATCCTTCGCGGGAGGCATGCCACCTACGGACCCGCTGTCGGCGGTTTTCTTGGATTTGGGAGCCGATAGTGGACAGGCCATGGGTTTCACGGCCATCGCTCTCGAAACGGACCCGCCGCTATCGGTTTTGGTTTCCAGCGAGCGGGCCAACAGCATCCTAGGCTTACGTGAAGCCAGCATAAGCACGGACCCGTCGCTAGAATTCTTTGCTGCGCGCTTAACCATTGGAGATCTCCGCCGCTTTCTTGATCATGCGCTGCAAATCGGTTTCTTTGATCACGTCGCGGACTCGGGCGTTCGCGTAGCCCGGCCTCGCGTGCTGATAGATCAGCTTCAACAGCGCGGCCTCACGCGTGTTCTCGGACATGATCCGTGGGATCGCGGACCAAACAAGATCGCCAATCGGACCTTGCCGGGTTTGATAGGTGTCGAACAAGGTTCGCGCCGCAGCGTAGTCTTTCATCGCGGACAGACCGCGCGCAGGCTTGGGGACAGGAACGGCGCGGCCAGAGGTCATCTGGCGGTTGTCACTCGAGCGGTGGACCGCGCCGTTCCTGTTGGGGGGAGAAGACGAGGGGCCAAACCCGTGCCGGACTTCCACACAGCCAACGGACCCTTTGTCTTCTCTTTGTTCGGGGGAGCCAAAATGCTTGTGGCTTTCATCGGCGATCAGGACTCCCCCGCCGGCTTGCGCCGGAACTGAATCGGAAGGCGAAGGGCCATAGGTATTCTGGCCTCGCACGACGACGGCGGACCCTCCACCTTCCGAATTATCGACGGGGCCAAAGACGCCATGGCTATCATAGCCTTCACGGACCCCGTCGCCTGCTTTCGCAGGAACCACACCCTCGCCGCGCATGTCCGCCGCGACGCGGTTGAGATATTCGCGCGCATGGTCGCGCGTCACCCCGTAGGGGATGAGCTTCGCCAAGACGCCGCCGGCGCCGCGCACTTCGTTGGTGAAGCGCGTCAGCGCGGCATAAACGTTGACGTCGGTGCGCTGAAGCTCGGCCACGGCGATCGAGCGCAAGAGCGCCTCGTCGGTGTCGACGCAGGCGACCTTCATCGCAGCCGACATCACGGTCTCTCTCATGTTCATGCTGCGTCCCTCGGGTTGCATTCCAGGCCGGGCGGCAGCGCCGGATCCGTCCATTCAACGCCCTTCTCGGCGCCCCACGCGGTCATAAATTCGATCAGGTCGCTCATCTCTTCCTTCGAAAGGTCCGACGAGCTTTGGCCGATCGGAATGAAGCCGTGTCCGTCGAGGGCTGGGATGAAGCGAGCCTCGCGCCCAAGCGCGTGCATGAACAGGATCTTCCAGTCGTCGGCGACATACCTGCGGCCGCAGTGCTCTTTCTGCGTCGCGACGTCGGTGAGCATCGCCCACATTTTCGCGCTCTGAGGGAGCGTGCGTACCGGACCTTTGAACTCGATTCGGCTTCCCGGCGGCGCCTGTTCGAGCCAACGGCGCGCGGTGGCGCGTTGGGTGTCGCTTGCGAGGATGAGCAGGGCGCGCGCCATCAGATAAGCCCCCTGTTTTCGAGAAGCCAGACAGGCGCAATGACGTCGTAAAAGACTCCGTCACCGGCTGCCGCTCCGTCCTCGATTTCGATCTGGCCCAGCGGGAGCCAGACCGCGGACGGCTCCTTGCCGTCCGTGCTCACGAGCACGGCTTTCTCGGTCCGCTTGTGCAGCACGACTTGGAGCGTTTCCTTGCTCGTGGTCCCCATCGCGTCAGCTCTCCGGCGTCCAGAACCGCTCGCATTCCTCGGAGAGGATGCTGTCGAATTCGGTCGTCTCGTCGTCGCTGAACTTGTACGCGCCCTTCAGGACCATGCGGTCGTAGGTGGCGTTCGCCTCATCCTGCGTATTCGAGGCGACGATAGCCTTGCGGAACTTGCCCAGGTAGGCGTCGAAGCTGAAGGGCGCGGCCGGATTCGCGTCGGACTTCGGCGCGCCGGCGCTGGGCGGCGGAGGCGGAGGCGGAGGCGGAGGCGTTCTGCCGCTACTGACGACAGGCGGAGGGCCGGGCGGGACCTTGGGTTTCCCGGCGCCGACATCAGGCGAGCGCGTCTCGGCGCGCTCGTCGGTCTCGGGACGGGGCTTTTCCAAAGCCGGCGGCGGGGGCGTCGGGGGGAGCTTCGACTTCGCCGGCTGCTCAGCGGCCGCGGGCGCGCTGAACAGGATCTGCCCTTCCATCTCGTCGGCGGTGTACTCGTTGCCGATTTCCTCGGGAAAGGCGCGGCGCAGCGCGGCGGCCTCGGCGCATTTTTCGATCTGACCGAACGGACGCTTGCACCACATTTCATTCGGAATGTCGGCTTTGCCGCGGCGCGCGTAGGACTCAGTCCAGAAGACTTTCGGGCCAACGAAAGCGACGCGCTGCCCGCGGATCGCGCGATGAATGGTGACCTGACACCACTCCGGATATTCGACGGTGACGCTGACTTCGCGTTCAACCTTCTGGCGGTTTTCCCAGACCTCGCCGATGCCTTTGAACTCGCGCTTGATCGTCGGGCCGAACACGGCGGCGTCGCATCCCGCATATTCGCCCGTCCGCGTTGCTGTGGTGCGCAGCTCGGAGATCCCGGGCCAGACCGTCTCGACGTATTCACGCTTAGCGGTGGAATACATCGGCACGATATGAATCGGTTTTTTGAAAGGATCGAGGCTTCGCTGTTTGCAATAGGAAAGAGCCATCGCGATCGAATCGACCGTCTTCGCTGTCGGGAAAACCGTGTCGATCAAAACCTTCCAACGAATGTTGTCGATTCCGAACCCATCGGCGAATGCTTCGTGATACGGCAAGCGCAGATCGTTGAAAGAGACGCTCGTCACAATGTCCTTGCGTGCGGCGGGTAGCGTAGTGATGTTACTCATTGAACGTGCCTCCATGTTTTGCCTGTTACAACAAAGTTCACCGCAGACACTGTGACGCCTAGCTTCTTAGCCATCTCACTTTGATTTATCCCCGGCGTCGATCGAATTGCCCTGACGTCTGTTTCTGTGAGTTTTGCGCCAAACACAGACTCCCCCCTGGACACGGTCTGATGAACAGCCTTGTCGTCAGAATTTTCTTGCGGAGTTGCCCAGCGAAGGTGTGATCCGTTTACACAGCCGCTTTTGCCCTTCCCGCAAGAATGCGCGGCCTGATGCTCAGGAGTCGGTGGCGCTCCGTTGACGATCTTGCAAATCACCCTGTGCGCCCCGTCTTGTTTGCCTTGATATTTGACCACGCCGTATCCGCCGCTATTCCGGCCGAATGGCCACATGAGGCATTCTTCGTCTTTGCACTTCGCCGCCATTTCGACGAACGCGGTCAGCTCACCCGGAACTGTTCGGCCACCGAGCGGGTCTCCATGAACGCGAAAGCGTCGGTAATGCCGATCGCAATAGCCCTTCGCCGTCACGACGCCTTGGCAGTTAGTGACAGCGCAGATCGAATTCACCTTACGCGGCCCCCTCGACGGTCTTGGCTTCGACGCCCGGGACTTCGACGCCGGCGAAGCGCCAGCGGTTGACGATCAGCTGGAATGCGTCAGTGATTTCGCGCGGGATCTCGTTCATGTCGGCGAGATGCGCGAGAAACTTGCGCATATCGGTGATCTCATGGACCGTGCGCGTGCGCAGATGCACCCGTCCGGCCTTGGCTTTCTGCGGCGGCGGCGCGAACACCGGCGCGGGAGCGGCTACAGGAAGGGGCGCCGGCTCGCCCGCGGCGGCGGCAGCGCTCGCGGCAGCTATCGCGGCGGCGTCGGCGGCCTCCTTGGCCTCGCGCGCGGCCTTGGCGCGGGCTTCGGCGGCGGCTTTCTCCTCCGCGGCGATGCGCGCCTTCTCGGCGATCAGGAACGGTTCCGTGGCCTTCTTCGCGTAGACCTTCAGCTCATTCGCGCGGTCAACGACGGGAACCCACTTCTTCTGGACCGCGGCCCCCGCTTCATCGTGCGGCTTTTTCTCAGCCTTGCGGGCGGCTTCTGCCTCCTGCCAGATCTTGTGGAAGGTGTCGGCGAAGTTGCCGCACTTGTCCGCTTGCTCCTGCGTCTTGATCTCGCCGGTTTCCTTGAGCCACGCCACCATAGCCGCGCGCTGCGCAGTGATCTTGGCGTCCGCCTGTTCGTGCGGCGGCAGCGAGGCGTCGACCTCGACGGGCGCGACCTCCTCCGGCCAGCGGCCGTGCTCGCCGTAATGTGTCGCGTCCTCATGGCTGACCGGGCGGAGGCAGACCTTCGCGAACAGCTCGACGACGGCGTCCCAATGCTTCGGCGGCGGCCAATCGCTCGTGCGCCAGACGTAGATATGACCGGCGCCATCAGGCAGGAACGCAACGCACTCACCATCACGGGCGCGATAGTAGCCGAGCGCGACCTCGTTGACCGGCATATCGACCTGCTTGCGAGCCGCGATAGCGTCGCGCCAGTGCGACCACGGATCGACAGGGGCCTGCGTGTGCGCGTTCATTTCGCAACTCCATATGCGATGGCGCTGCGCTGTCCCTCAACCCAGGAGATCAACCAAAGCAGGACGATGAGTGTGACGGCGATGAGCGCGATCAAGACCGACACCACAGAAAACGCCGTGACGCCGAGCAGCGTCGCAGCAATCGCAGCGAGCATGTTCCAGAACGAAAACGATTTAAGCCTGACCAACTCGACCTCCTGAAAATGTCCTAAAAGGGTTGGCCCCGAAAATTCCGCTCGGGGCCGGGCGGTTACTTGTCCTTCGGCTTCTCGGCTAAGCCGGACAAGAATCTGCCCGCCTTTCCGAGCAGTCCGCGCGCGGTTCCCGCGGGATCCGCAATAGCGCCTTTCGCGAGGTCGACGCCGCCGGTGACGACGCTAGCCGCGGCGTCGACGGCCTTGCCGACGGCCTCTCCGGCCGTCGACGCCTTGTCGTCGCTCCGGCTCATCACCACTCCTCGGATTCGATCGTCAGGATGGTCAGGGCGCTGACGTCCTGACCCGGGACGTCGTGGAGTTGGCCGTCGCCGGTCTTGACGTGGAGGCCCTTGTTGCAGTTGCCCTTGTCGAAGTTGACGATGCCGATGCCGCCCGAGGGGATACGGCCGCCCGGGACCGCGATAGCCAGCGTGCCCCAGAGATGGCCGTCGCAGGAGATCTCGCGGATCGCGGAATGGGTCTTGTTGATGACAGCGACCAGTGGCGAACCATGCAGCGCGTCAGCGTTGATCGGGGAGACATGAACCTCCTCCAGCTTCGCGTTGTAGTCGCCGAGGCTGGGCGCGTTTCGGACCTTCTGATAATCTTGGGCGAACGCGGGCGCCGCGATCAGAAGCGCCGCGAGGGCGAGAGTAAGCTTCATTTGGACTTCCCTTTAAATTCCCGGGTCCGCCGGGAGCGGTTGATTGAACCCGCCGCCGCGCGCTAGTTGGCGTCCAAGCCAGTGGGGAAACTCTTCGCGGCGCGCTCCGCGGCCTCTTGCGCGGCGCGGGCGTCATTGAGCGCGCGCTGGATCCGAGGATATCCGATCTTGAGCAACTTGAGCCCGAGCCCGCTCGCCACGGTCAGCGCGGTATGCATCGTGTAGGAGCCGCAGCACGCCTTGACGACCCGGTCGACCGCGGCCTCGCGGTCAGCTTCGGTCATGACCGGCTCGATATCGCCGACTGCCGGGATTTGGAACGGATTCACGAGAAAACCACGATCAGGACGACCATGATGCCCAGGGCTCCGACGCAGTCGATTGCGAGATCGGCGAGAGCATAAGTCAGGCGCATGTTTGCTACTCCGCAGCGATGTTGAGGGCGGGCGCTTCGGCGTTCGCGGCCATCTGCGTCAGGCGCAGCAGCCGGCGCAGCACGCGCTCGACGCCAACTTCGGCCATCAGAATGTCTTCCATGTCTGTGGTGGAGTATCCGCCGCGCTTGGCCGCATCGGCACGGATGGCATCAAGCTTGGCGTGGAGATCGGAAGCGAGAGAGGTAGCGGCGTGGTAGGTTGCGAAGTCGGTCATGGTTGTTACTCCAGTCAAAGCTTGCTTTGCGCGCAGGCACGCGTGGAAAGCAGTTGCCGCGACCACGCCTCGGCCTCTTCGTCATCCTCATCATCGGCGTAGGTGATCGCGGGAGAGGCGGCGCGAACGGCGGCCCGGCGCTGGTCGAGCGCGAAATCCTCGGCGTCGAGGAAGGCGTCTAGGTCTGCGTGGGTTTCGGTCGCCATCTGCTTGCTCTCGGCTGCGTCGATGGCTTATCGCTACATGCGGTAGCGATACCGGTCAAGCGGTTTCAGCACGCCGTGTAGCGATTTTTCTTCCCCCTCCCCCGCTCACCCGCTATAGGGGAGGCGTGGCCGCAACAAAAAAGCGGCCCGGAGGCCGCTTGCAACGCTTCAAGGGGTGTGAATGAGAACTCGCCGCAGGATCATCCCAGGGGGCCTTGCAGGGCTCGCCACAGCGCCGTTCCGGCCGGGTAGATTCCTGGACGCTTCGGTGTTCGCCGTCTGGGGGGATTGCCCCGAAGGCGTCACTATCGGATTCCGCGCTGGCGGCGAGGATTTCGAGGTCTCGCTGACGACATCGAGCGCAGCAATGATTGCGGGCGCGCTCAGCGTGCTATCTGAGGTCGTTCCAGTCGCCCCAGTGAGCCGGGACGTTTAGCGACCTCCCCGGCTCCGCCAATTTAGCGTCGCGCTCGCCCAGGGATATGCTTTTTACGGCATCAGCCCATTCAAAATAGTTTCCAAGCAAAGTCTCGTCTATATAAAGACGGTAACACCTCGTCCCAGCTAGGTAAACATCAGTTATTTCGAAGACGCCAATCCTTGTCCAATGCTTTGCCAAAAACCCCTCGTCGCTCCGCATGGGCGATTTCCTCATTTTTTACCACTTGATGCGCGGTTTTGCCACATGCGAGGCCGGCTTTTCCTCGCCCATCTTGAAAGCCGCCAATCTTTTACTGACTATTTGCTTGTTATGTTAACCGCTTCGGTCAAACCGTGTTTCGATTATAATCGAACCCCATCTACGCATATTGCTGTGAAAACATAGGCTTGAAGCGCAGGCCACAGAAAGCGGGCAATCCCGCCTATGTTCTAGGACATTGACGACATTAGCGTGAGGCCACTACGTAATCGCCATATCAACATTGCATCGGAGGCGTGATTTGTGTGTGCGGGGGGGGGGGGGGTGAAAGTTATCGACCTTTGGAACGCAACGCTGATTTTGCAGGATCGCGCTTTGCGGCGGATTCTTTCTGATGGGCCAATTGATCTTGTAGACGTTGATTGCTTTCTCTGTTGCGAGCTGCTTCTCGAACAAGCTCGCGCCATGCCTCAGCAATCTTCGCACTCACCTGCGTCTCCAGCATGTACGCCGAAAGGTTCACGGCCATCTCGATGTGATCGGGCGTCAACTGGTCGGCGTCATCGCTATTGCCAGCGCCCCCCGTGGCGGGGGCGCCGCGCCGGACTTGCGATGTGCCGCGCCCACCGAACAAAATCTCGCTTGCCGAGACATCCGCGCCGCTCGCTCTAAACCTTCGGGCATAGGCTTCGGCGTCGTCCTGTCCTATTGTGCGCGTGCCGGACTCGTGCGCTCGATATGAGCTTTCCGCCCAATCGTTTGCCATAGCCGCGGCGCGCGCCGACTTAAAGCCCGCTGCCTCGCGCGCCAGACGAAGCCGTGCGCCCTGCTCTCTTCGCAATTTCCCGCCCGCATCCATGCTACCTAGTGTAGCGTCAAAATCGCTACGTGCCGTGTTGACTTCTGTCGCTACCCGTTGTAGCGATGCAAAATGACCTTCAAAGACGTCATTGACGAAATCGGCATTGAGCCGCTCGCGAAAATTCTGTCGATCCCCGGCAGCCATGTTCGCACGATGAAGGCGCGGGACTCGATCCCGCCGAAATACTGGCAGGCCATTGCCGCTGAGGGTGATCGGCGCGGCTCCGTGTTTGGAGCATACGACGCCCTTGTGCGGATGCACTCGGCAAGGTTCGCCGAGCGCGCTAATAGCGGCAAGGCCGCCTGACCATGACTCCGCGCCAGCACGCCGCGCTGACCTTCATCCGCGATTACGCCATCTCTCACGGGGGCATGAGCCCGTCATCCTCTCCGTCCGACGCTGAATATCAGCAGTTCCTGCGCAACGTGACTGGCTTGTCGGCAGTCGCCGTGTTTCCCAATCCCGAGGCGGGCCGCATCGATTTCGCAGTGGCTGGCCTCCCGACGGACGGCCCAGATCGCGCACGGCTGCGGGCTATCGCCGGCCACGCCCTCCTACGCATTGAAGCCCGCCTAATCCCCGATGGGGCGCGGGCATGAACAACGCGAGCCATGCCTCCCAGGCCCGCGTTCACTGGCGGCGCTGCTCTCATCAGCGCCGCCTCTTTCCTCATCATCAGGGTCTCCCATGAACACGCTAATCGACATGGCGGCCGGCTGGCTCGTCGGCAACGCAGCCCTCTTTCTCGGCTGTCTGTTTTCCGTCAGGATTTCCGAGACCGTTGGCGCGGTTATCGGCTGGTCCTGCGATGTTCTGTTTGGCGAAATTCGCAGCGATCACGCTAGGTTTGACTGATTGAGTTGCGGCCTGACGCGTTGGCGCGCGACGGGCGGCGTTGGATTTCTTCACGACGGCCCAGGTCCAGTAACACAGTCGGGTGAAGCTCAAGTCTTGGTCTGCGTCATCCTGTTCCCTCATATTGGTTGTTTGGCATGAGGGCAATTCCTAATGCAGGAAAAAATTAACCGGAGTCATGAACCTATGACTGGCGCAAGCGCATATGTGGACGATGCATCAGACTTCGCCAAGGCGCTGACGCTTGGCGACATGGTGCGGGCTGGCGACTACGGGAACGCCATGCGCCGCGTGTCCCGCAAGTTTGGGGTCAGCTTCGCTACCCTGAAGGCCCTCAACTACAACCCACCAAAAAAAGTCGACACAGCCGACTTTGTGAAACTCGGATTGGCTTATGGCAAACAAAAAAAAGCCGGCAGAATGCCCGTCGAAATCACCCCACGCACCGCCATCGCCAAGATCGTACTTGTCTTGGCTGATGCGATGGATGGCACGGCGGGTGCGCTCGATAAGGCTCTCGGCGCTGTCGCCGCTGCGCTCGAAAGCGGAGCGGATGCGATCGACAGCGCAGGCGACGCTTCAGGCCGCGCTGGAGAAAGAGCTAGCGAATGACCTTTGAGATCAAAGTTACCGGCGGTGCGAGAGCATTCGACGGGGCGCGCGGCGGGTTGGTGGCTACGGCTGCCGACCCGTCCATTCCTTCCGCTTACGGGTCAAGGTGATGACACACGTCGAGATGGCACACGACATGCAACGCGCACGGGTGCAGGCGCCCGAAGCGCCCGAAGCGACCGATGAGATCAACTCCGGTCACCTCCGCTCATACGTCGAGCGGATTGAGCGCTTGCACGAAGAGCGCAAGGCGCTCGGCGAGGACATCAAAGAGGTCTACGCCGAGGCCAAAGGCAACGGCTTCGATCCCAAAATCCTCAAGGCGGTCGTCCGCATCCGGGCGAAGGACCCGTCCGAGCGGACCGAGGAAGAGACCCTGATCGATCTCTACTTGGCGGCGCTGGGTTCCTCGTGATGGCCGACAAGGAGCCGCGGTTCGAGCTCGAGTCCGAGCTCTGCGCCGCCTTCATTGAGGCCGCGAAGCGTGACCGGTATTCGGGCTGGCGCTTCTTCGCGGAAACCGCTGGGTGGGACATTCTTGCCGTCCGCGCTGACGGCGCGCAGGTCGGCATCGAGGCCAAGCTCCGCCTCAACAACAAGGTTGTCGCGCAGGCGCTGCCGGAGCGCTACTCCCATGGGGTCGTCGGCCCCGATTTTCGTGCCGTGCTCGTCCCGGGCTATGCGTGCGAAAATGATCTCGCGCCGATCTGCCACGCGCTTGGGATCACGGTGATCTCACTGCGTCGCGACAGGAACTCCCGCTTTCCGTTTTTCTTCAGCCCATCGCTCCCCGGCGACAGGAACGGCCCGTTCTACGATTGGCACGAATGGGCGCCGGTGAAGCGTCACGTTCTGCCGGACTATGTCCCCGACGTCGCCGCCGGCGCCTCGGCCCCGGTCCAACTCACGCACTGGAAGATCCAGGCGATCAAGCTGGCGGTCCTGCTAGAGACGCGGCCGATTACGCGATCTGATTTTCGCTCCGCCGGCGTCGACCCGGGCCGCTGGACAGAGGCGCGTCTCGGCTGGCTGACGAAGACGCCGGAAGGCTACGTCGCTGGCCCGCACATGCCTGACTTCGCGGCGCAGCACCCGACCAACTATGCGCAGATCAAGGCCGATCGCGCAAAGTGGGATTGGGTGAAGTCGCCTCTCTTGGCTGCGGGCTAAGTCATGGCTATCCCCGTCCGCCTCCCGTCAGACAAACCCAAGCGCGGCCGCTACGGCGTCGCCAAGGTTGAGGCGCGCACCGTCGACGGGATCGTCTTTGATAGCGCCATGGAGGCGTCCGTCTTTGCAACGCTGAAGCTTCGCCAGCGCATCGGCGAGATCTCCGAGCTGGAGCCGCAGCATGAGCTGAAAGCGTTTATTGGAACCGCGCTGCTCTGCTCGCTCACGGTCGACTTCAAATATTTCGATCACGCCAAGGCGCGCTACGTCCTCGAAGAGGTCAAGTCCGACGGGACGGCGAAGGACCCCTATTACAAGCTCCGGCGCAAGGCGATCGAGCTCTACCACGGCGTAAAAATCGAGGAGATCGTGTTGTGACGACGTCCCTGTCCAGCCAAGCCTCCGCCGTGAAATCCATGATCTCGATCGTGTCCGGAGGAGACAAGCACGCTCCCAAGGGTGCGCAGCTAGATTTCCTGCTCACGCAGGCCAGAGCCGCCGCGAACACGCTCGCAAGGCAGTACGCCGACCGCACCCGCGCGCTCGAGCCGCTCGCCGTGGAGCGAATGATTTCCGTCGTAAGCGGCGGAGAGCGGGCGCCCCGAGGGGAGCGGCTCAGGTCTTTGATTGAATACGCGACCGCTGCATCGGCCACGCTCGTCAGGCTAACGGGCGACGAGCGCCGCAAGCTGGTTGAGGCCTCGGACGCGAGCTCGTCGACGGCCGCCCACTAATCACAAGAGACCCGGTGAGCTATGTCCACGCAAACGTTGCCTGAAAGCATCAGCGAAATGCTCGCTAACGGAGCGAGCTATGTCGCTCTCGCGCCAATCCTGGGCGTCCGCCCCGGCAGTGTCCATCGCAAGCTGCTGCGCATGTACAGCATCTCCATTGTCCCGCCGCACGTTTGCCGCGAGGTGAAGGCCATCGACGCGCTCCGGTCCTGCCCGCAAACCGCGAGCGATCTCGCGCCCCTGCTCGGGATCAAGGCTCATGGGGCGCGGCGCATGCTGCACAGGCTTCGCGAGCGCGGCGATGTCGAATTCCACGCCTGGAGATCAGGCCCGGGCCGGGGCGCCCTGGAAGTGGTCTGGCGCGTGGTTGGAGCGCCGAAATGAACGCGCCGACCCGCGATCTCAATGCGAAGGTTTTCGAGCGCGACCCCTTAGATTGGTATGTCGAGGGGCAATGCGCCAGCGACGCCCTGTTCGCAGTCGAGCGCTTCTCCGGAGCTATCTGGGATCCTTCTTGCGGCGGCGGAAACATCATGGAAGCCGCGACGCGCGCCGGCTACGACGTCGTCGGAACCGACATCAAGCGCCGCACCAACGAGCCGTGGTTCGTCGGCGAGCGAGACTTTCTCGCCGACGGCGCCGAGCTCGCCCCGAATATCGTCTGCAACCCGCCTTTCTATCGCGCCAAGGGCGCCGAGGCCTTCATCCGTCAGGCGCACAAGCTCGCAGCCGGCAAGATCGCGATGTTCCTCGATATCCGGTTCCTGGCCGGCGCAGACCGCGCCGGCGGGCTCTATTCCGAGCTCACGCCGCACCGCGCCTGGATCGTGACGCCGCGCATTTCGTGCCCTCCCGGCGAATACCTGCTCGCCGGCAACAAGGCCGAAGGCGGATCCGCGGATTGGTTGTGGCTGGTCTGGGACAAGCTCGCGCCGCCTCCGCCGCCGGGATGCACGCAGCTTCGCTGGCTAATAGGGGTCGGGAAATGAAGGAGCTCCTCACGGAGGGCCTGACCCACGCCCATGCGCCGGAGGTCAACGCGTGGCTCAAAGCGACATTTGCCGGACAGGCGTCGTTCGCGATTCCGGGCTCGCCGCATACGTGCCGCGAGTGCTCGCATTGGGGGCGCGGCAATTTTGGCTATGAGCCCGCGGTCGCCGGCGGCGAGCTGGAGCCCAAGCGCTGCCACAGGCGCACGAGCCTCGCCCAAGGCATCGCCGGCCGCGCGGTCCCGCATCACGCCAAGGCCTGCAGCCAATTCGTCGCCGGCGAGGACCGCCCAGCGCCAGTCAGCGCGAAGCGGCGCCGCCAAATCTCGATCGGCGAGGCGTGACGCCATGCTCGCGCTGTATATCGACCCCTCAGAGGTCAACCCGCCCTGCGTGATCGCTCCGCCGCGCGCCGGCGCCAGCTTAGCCGAGTGGGCGGCCTACCGTAAGGCCGCGCGGGCCGCTGGCGTCTACCGCGTCGCGATGACCGTGGCGCGCAGGGAGCGTGACGACGTCCCGCCAGAGGCTCGCGTATGGCCGCGCAGGTCGCCCACGCCCGTGCGTGCGCCCACGGCTGATCTGCCGATCGCCAAGTCCACCGCTTTGCCGCCGTCGATCCTGACGCCGATCGAGCGCCTGGAGGTGATGGTGCGCGCCCCGCTATCGCATCTGGGCGAGCCGTCAATCGCGTTCATCATCAGGGCTTGCTGCAGCTTCTATTACGTCTCCCGCACCGACCTGATTGGCCAGCGCAGAACCTTGAAAATCATTCGCCCTCGTCATGTCGCGATGTATCTAGCCCGACGCCTCACGACCCACTCGCTACCGACGATAGGGTGGGCCTTCGGAGATCGCGATCACACAACGATCTTACATGGATTCCGCCGGATCGAGGCGGCGATCAAGGTCGACGCCGAGCTGCTCGCCGAGGTCGAGACGATCATGGGCGCGGTCCTAGGAGGCGAGAAGCCATGAGCTGCTACGTCTACCTGATCGAGTCAGACGCGCCGGCGCCGCCGGGCGCGCCGATCGACCTCAATTCCAGCGCGCGCATGTTCAAGATTGGCGTGAGCGCGAATGTGAAATCTCGGCTCGCCACCCTGCAGACGGCAAGCCCTTATCGACTTCAACTCAACGAGGCTTGGGCCGCGCCGTCGCGCGCGCTTGCTGCAGGATTAGAGCGGACGCTCCACACCGAGCTCGACCGCTTCCGTGTCTGCGGAGAGTGGTTCTTCGCCGACCCAATTGGCCTCTCATGCGAAGCTGAGGGAATCGTATGCATCGAGGCTGTTGAAGTCTGGTGCATGTCGCCGCGCGAGGCGGTTCAATATTTTATCGCCGCCGGCAAACCCGAAGATTGGGCTCTAGACGCCGTCGGCGCGGAATTCGGCATAGAGGCGACACTCGCATGAGCCCGCCGTATATGCCCCTGTACGTCGCCGACTACCTCTCGGCGACCACGCACCTGAACGCGGCCGAGAGCGGCGCGTATCTGCACCTTCTCATGCACTATTGGCAGAAGGGGAGCCTGCCGAAAGAGGACCGTTTTCTCGCCCGCATCGCCCGCATGACGGACCGGCAGTGGAGCGCGTCGAAGCCCGTTCTGCAGGAGTTCTTCACCGCGGATTGGGTCAATTCTCGTCTCGAAATGGAGAGGGCTAAGGCCCTCTCGAAGGCGGAGGCAAGAGCCGAGTGTGGTTCGCGTGGTGGTAACGCTAAAGCTCTGAAAACAAAAGAGGCGCTTCTAGCAAAAGCTAACGATCCGCCAAAGCAAGAGCATCAGCAAAAACCAAGCGAACCTCTGCCATCTTCTCAAGGGCTAGATACTACTAGCGTAGTATCAGAGAAAATCGCGCAAGCGCGCCTCGCGTTCTCTCGGTTCTGGAAAGCGTGGCCGAACAAGGTCGGGCGTCCGGTAGCGGAGCGCGCGTTCTCCCGGCACGCCGACGAGATCGACGCGATCATGACCGGCGTCGCCGCCTACGTCCGCGACAAGCCCCCCGATCGACCTTGGCTTAACCCGGCGACGTTCCTCAACCAGCGTCGCTGGGAGGACGCACCGGCGAGCACGGGGCCGCTGCGGATCCCGCCCCCGTCCGCCCGGCCGCCGCCACGCGACGCCCCCCTCTCGCCCCGCATGCAAGCCCTGATGGAAGCCGCCTCCGATGACGACGAACCAACTGACCAAAGTGAAGACGACGGTGCGGCCAGCGGCGACTCCGACCCTCCCCGCGATCATGCCGCTGGAGGTTCGGGCTGCGTTGACGGCTGGGTTGTCGGCGCTCGCTGACGGTTCGCTGCACCGCGAGGTTATCCCCGCCACCGCGCTCGCGGCGCTGCAGGCCCGCCGACAGGCTCTTACGGCCGCGCTCTACCCGGCGTCGCGCAAGGAGATTGCGGTCGTGCTGGCGACCTTGGGGGGCATGCCGTCGCAGACCGTGACGAACCCCGACGAGGCGCTGGCGCTGGTGCGTCAGGATCTCGAGGACCTCGACGGGCTCACGCTGGCGTCGCTCCAGGCGGCCGCGAGGGAGTACCGGCAGGGCAAACATGGCCGGTGGCGGCCGTCCGCGGGCGACCTGTACGTGCGGGCGCGTGAGCTCGAAGTCGAGCCCCGCGGCGAGCTGTGCCGCATCGGCCAGCTGCTCGATGCCCCGGCGCTGACCAAGCCCAAGCCTGTGCCGATCTCGCCGGCGAAGTTCGCTGAGCTGAAGGCCCTGATCAGAGGAATCGGCGCATGAGCAATTCCTTCCGTGATGAGGTGCGGCGCTCGATTGACAATCTGGCTGCCCGCAGAACGGCGATGAACGATTTGCGCGCCGTGATCGTCGACGACGCGCTTGAGGAGCAGATCGTGGCGTTCACCGTTCGGTCGAAGGCGACGCCTATGCGCCTCAGCAACCGCGCTCTGGCGAGCCCGGTCATTGGTCTCCCGCCGCTCCCGCCGCCGGCGCCGGAGCCCGCCGAGCCCGACCATCACGACGATCGCGAGGCCGTCCAATGAGGTTCCCGTCCCCGATGCACTATGCCGTCAAGCTGGCGCTCGATGACGGCTTGGACGCCCTAGCCGCGGGTCGGATCCCGAGAGTCCCGAGCGGCGCGGTGGCGTCGCTGAAAACGCGCCGCACCGACCTCGAGGTCGCGCTGTCCAAGGGAAAGGCCTCGCTTCTGCTCGACGAGCAAGACGAGGCGCTGGCCGAACTCAACCGCATCGAGCGCCTGCTCGACGCCCTGGAAATCCATTGGCTCAAGACCGGCGAAGGGAACGCCTGATGCATATCCGCGACTATGTCGAAATCGATTATCTGAACTGGCGCGGGGAGCGCCGCAAACGCATCGTTCGCGTGATCGAGGGCAGCTTCCGGTTCGGGGCGAACGACTGGCACACTGACCCGCAATACCTCTTCAAAGCCTACTGCGTCGAGAGCGGCGATGAGCGCGAGTTCGCGATGTCGGGCTTGTACGGCTGGCGCCCGGTCGGGTCCGACGAGCTCCGCAAGCGCGGAGTCGCGGCATGAGCGCGGAGTGGGATGCGTTCTTCATCGGGCTCGCCAAATACATGGCCGAAGCTTCGAAGGACCCCTCAACCCAGGTCGGCGCCGTCATCGTGCGGCCGAACCGCACGGTCGCGAGCGTCGGGTACAATGGATTTGCCCGGGGTTGCTGTGACGACTCTCACCTCTACGATGAGCGCGCGACCAAGTACGCGCGTACCGTCCACGCTGAGGCGAACGCGATCGTCACCGCGCGGGAGTCGCTCCACGGCTACACCCTCTATTCCTGGCCGTTTCAGCCCTGCAGCGGCGCCGATGGCGGCAACAACTGCTCCGGCCTGATCATCCAGGCGGGCATTAAGCGCGTCGTTTCCCTCACGAGCAACAATCCGCGTTGGAACGACACGTTCGCGCACGGCGCCACGATGTTCGCCGAAGCCGGCGTCGAGCTCGTCCTCTATCCCTCAACCGCATTGGAGCGCGCGTGACCCGCATCACCGTGATTGACGTCTTCAAGGCAAAGGGGCTTGAGCCCGAGCCGAAATTGACATGGGCGGTCGGCGCCGCGGTGCGCGACCGCTTCGTCGACCGCTACGGCCGCCTCCCCGCCAAGGAGCTGCGCGCGAAGGCCAGCGGCCGGGGCTCCCATTGCTTCGCCGTCTATCCGGAGGCCTTCCGCGGCGTCATCGAGGACGCCATCAACGTCGTGACCAAGGGGGCGCCGCGAGGTCCCGACCTGTTCGGGGGCGCGCTGTGAAGCCCCGCGCGCTCGATCTCTTTTCCTGTGCCGGCGGCGCCGGAATGGGTCTCCACCGCGCCGGGTTCAGCGTCGTCGGCGTCGATATCAAAGCACGCAAGCGCTATCCGTTCGCGTTCGTCCAGGCCGACGCGCTGAAGTTCGATTTCTCCGGTTTTGACCTCGTGTGGGCGTCGCCGCCCTGCTTCCCCGCCGGAACCCTAATTTTCACGGCGCGCGGGCAAGTGCCGATCGAGCAGGTAGTGGTTGGTGACCTTGTCCTCACGCACAACGCGCGCTGGCGAAGGGTGACGCAAATTGGATCGGCGTGGTCGCCGACCGTAACCCTGAAGGGGCAGGGCCACTGGGGCCTCACGACGACCGCAGAGCACCCGTTCTACTCGAAAACGAGCCGGCGAGCGCCGGACGGTTATGTCAGCTTGTCCGACGCGGCTGAGTGGACAGACGCCGGCGCTATGGAGGGGCAAAGGTGGGCGACCGTCGCCTTAGTCCCGGAAGCCAGCGTCCCGCCAATTCCGCCAAGCTCGGCCGGCTACGTCTTTGACGAAAAGGTCAAACGCTACCGCGCGTATGGCTCGAAAGGGAGCCGCACGGTCTACATCGGCTCTTACGACACCGAGGCCGAGGCGTCGTCGGCGCGCGCCTACGCAATCTCCGACGGCATGATTGATGTCAGGGGCGCGCCCGCGGCCGACGCGGCCACGCTGGGGTTCGCCAAATTCCTCGGTTATTGGGTTGGAGACGGATGGGTCACGCGCGACGACGTGCTGATCTGCGGCGCTCAGCAAGACGCCGAATTGTTGCGCTCCCTAATGGCTGAGGCAGGTTTGCGTTGCAGCGTTTCAATCGAGCGAACCTCCGCCAAGGCGAGGTCAGGGTCAAGGCGTCTATGTGCTTGGCTTAAGGAGCATTTCGGCATCGGCGCCGCCAACAAAAAGATTCCGTCTTGGCTTCACGGCGCGAGCCGCGAATACCGCCAGTCCTTTCTGGACGGTTATCAACTCGCCGACGGGTACGTGAAAAACGACCCGCGCTACACGGGCGGCGCCGTAACGGGCTTCACGACGGTTTCCCGCGCCCTCGCCGTTGGGGTGCGCATGCTCTTGAACCAATCCGGGCTTAGCGCGACGATCACTAAGAGCGAGCCGAGGCGCCCGGGGGGAATAGGCACGACTGAAATCGAGGGGCGAACCGTGCGCGAGCGCCCCCACTTCCAGGTAAGGTTTTCCAAAACCGCGAGGTCGTTTCGGTTTGACGACCAGCACGGATGGGGCCTTGTTCGATCCGTTGTTTCGTCTCCGGTTGCGCAGCGGGTTTTCAACCTTTCGGTTGATGAGGATGAAACCTACTGCGCCGACGGTATCGTCGTACACAACTGCCAAGGATATTCAGCAATGCGCCACGCGCCGGGCGCTGTCGGCGCCCCCTTGCTGATCGACGCGATGCGCGAACGGCTCCAGGCCACCGGAGCCCTCTGGGTCATTGAAAACGTCGAGGAAGCCGCTTGGAGCATGCGGAGCCCGGTCACCCTCTGCGGCTGCATGTTCGGCCTCGGTGCCCAGGGCTGCCGGCTGCAGCGGCGTCGCCTGTTCGAGGCCAGCTTCTCAATCCCGCAACCCGAATGCGTCTGCGCGCGCGACCCGCGCCCCGTGATCGGGGTCTACGGCGGCCACGCCCGACGCCGGTCGGCGCGCGCCGGCGGCCGCGGGACGCGCGACGTCTGGGTTGGCGGCCACAAGGCCGCGGCCAGCGAGGCTCTCGGGATCGACTGGATGACTCTCGCGGAGATGAGCGAGGCGATTCCTCCGGCCTACGCGGAGCACATCGGGCGCGCCGCGCTGGTCGAGCTCGCGCGCCGCCGCGCCGCCCCGATCGCCGCGGAGTGACCGTCGATGACGAGAAGCCTGATGCCGGCGACGGGACGCGCCTCGTTGCGTGGCTGCATCGCGAAACGCTCGGCGACTGGTGGCGCCGCTTCGCGCGAGAGCGCGGAATGACGCTGAGCGCAGAGGACCTCAAGTTTCTCCAGCAAGAGGACGCCCGGCAATACCCGCAGGCGGCGAGGCAGGACGCGCAACGCTACGCAGAACGGCATGGACGCCGATGACATCGAGAGAGGGAAGGGGAAATCCATGAAACATCAACGAAACGAAGAATTTGAGAAAGCGGGCATTACCGTCGCCGGCGGCGGATCTGCCGGAGTCATGATCGCCCGTTGCGGGACGTGCGGCGAGTTCGAGCAAATCTCTCTGGGGACACGAGGCCGGTTTCCTCCGGACATCACGGCGCGGAAATTCGAAGCGCGCGGATGGGACTGTAGCGACGGGCGCCGGGGCCGTGACCTGTGCCCGGAATGCAACCCTGCGAATAAGAAAAAGGAAAAGGAAAAGGACATGACGAAGGTGACTCTCAGCGTTGTCCCGACTGCGCCGCCGGCGCTGGTTGAGCCGGTTCAAGCGATCCAGGCAGTCCTAGTGGAGCCGCCGCCGGCGATGACGCGCGACGACAAGCGAATCATCTTCGCGAAACTGAACGACGTCTATCTGAATGAGACCGCGGGCTATTCCGCCGGCTGGACAGATCAGCGCATCGCTGACGACCTCAGCGTCCCGCGCGCATGGGTCAGCGGGATCCGCGACGAGAATTTCGGACCCGAGGCCGCCAACGAGGAAATCCGCACCCAACTCACGGAGGCGCGCGCGGTTCTCGCCGACGTCCAGCTCGTGCTCGAGAAGGCGGAGAAGTTGCAGACGGAGGCTGAGGCCTCGCTCAAGCGCCAATCCGATCTCACGGAGGCGATCAAGTCCCTGAAAGGCGCCGCGGACCGCGTCGGCAAGAACGTCGACCGCATCCACAAAGCGCTCGGCGTGTGATGGGTTCCGCGAGTCGTCGTCCGATCTGGCGGCGCGCGCGCACCGAGCGCCGCCTCATGAAAATCAAAGGCAAGGGCTGGAAGACCGTCCTCGTCGTCACGCTTGGAGGGTGGAAAAAATGGCGAGCGGCAACACCAAGCGCAACCGCCTCCGTCGCCTATTCAAGGAGCAGGAGGGTCTTTGCTTTTACTGCGATGAGCTGTGCTGGCTCCCTTGGACATCGCCCCGAGATCCACGACGTATGGCGACGCGTGAGCACCTGAAGCGCAAGGCCGAAGGCGGCAAGGACGGGATCCAAAACCTCGCAATGGCCTGCTTGGAGTGCAACGGGAAGCGCGACGACCGGGCGCCGGAAGTCTGGATCGCCGAGCGCGGCGGCGAGCTTCCAGGGGACGCTGACGGCTGCACGCGGCTCGGCTCCTATCTCAGGCAGACCTATGATTTCGCCCCTCTTGTGCGCACTCGCGCGTAAGGCTGGGGAATCCACAGGCCCGCAGCGGCTCGGGGGCTTGCAACCCCGAGCCGTCTCAGGCAAGGCAACTTTGCGCCCCGAGAATGCCTCGGACCGTCTCGCCTATCCCCAGGAGAGACCGCCCGTGGCAATGATTGAGATGACCGTTTCCGACTTCGCCCCGGTGTCCGACCCGGGAGTGACGCTATGCCCGACGGGCAAGCGCGCGAAGGACGTCGTTGCTCGCGCGCCGGTGGTGAGCTCGATTCCCGTCACGACCTCGACGGCCCTGTCGAAGCCGAAGGCGACGCCCGAGATTCCGACGGCCGAGAACGACCGCCGCCCCGCCGACGAGCGCAAGGCGGCGGCGGCGCGCGCTTCCGCGATGTCGGTGGCGCTGGCGCAGCCGCACCGCGTCGGCGAGATATCGCCGGACGATCCGCGCCTCGCGTTTCCGCTGGGTCGCTTCTGCGCCAAGAACTGGCCGCGCGACCGCCGCTTCGCCGACTCGATGCATGCCGCCGGCGAGCATTATGCCGGGGAGATCCGCGCCGTGAAGGTCGCGCGCGGCTTCAATGTCGAGGACTGCGACGCCGGGATCCCGCACGGCGACGGGGCCGGCGGCGACCCGACGAAAGAGCAGATCGAAGAGGACCGCGCCTTCATCCAGGCCGCCGAGCTCGCGCTCGCCGGCGCCGACGCGGAGCTCCGCTCCGTTATGCCGCGCTGTCCCTCGGCTATGGTCCGGCTTTGCTACGACTACACGGAGCCGCTGGCCCATGACGTCGATATGCTCAAGCACGGCCTCTACCTGCTCGCCATGCGCTACGGCGTCTGGGACCGCGGCCGGCACTCGGCGTGATGGGAGCGGCCATGTCTTTCGTCTGCTCGGTTCCCAACTGCAACAAAACCGGTCACGCGCGCGGAATGTGCGACACGCACTATCGCCGTGACCTGCGCAACATGAGTGGTGATATTTGCCGCCCGCTTTTTGAACATTATTACACGGCAGAATGGGTTGATAAGATCCGCGAGACCCTGCCGGGACGAACATACAAGGAGGCGGCCTCGATCCTCGGGTGCTCGCAGAAGACGATTCAGAGGGTTCGGGGAAAATACGGGTTACCCCTCGGCGTCGTCAGTGCGCGATGGCCGAAGCGAGCGTCTCAATCGGGTTGACGCCTGCCCGCAAATCGCGTAATCGCCTTTGCGGGACCTCTTTGCCTACAACGCGCCGCGACATTCGCTGGCGCGTTTTGCGTTTCTGGGCTGTCTCGCGCTATGACGGGCGTCCGATGGCGCCCGACGAGATCTTCGCCGCCTATGAGGCCTTGCTGTCTCGCGCCGTGGCGTTCGCCCGGGGCATGGGAGAGCTTGGCCCGTCGGCCGCGGAATCCCGCTGGCTGACGCGCTGCGATCTCGGTCTCCGGCTACATTGGCTCGACGACGATGAGCGCTCGTTGTTGGTCCCGGCCGAGGCCTTCACGATCGACGCCGCCGGCTTCTCAGCCTGGGTCCTGATCCACCGCATCGAGCGCGAGGAGCGGCGCGAGGCCAACGCCAGCGCGTTCGACGAACTGGTGCGGCACGTCTTCGGCAAGGGCTGAACGGCGCCTAACCTCGCTTCTTCTGGAGTTCAACGTGTCCCCTGCCGACATCGCGGTCGTTTGGCCGACTGCGGACGAAATCTTGTGCGCCGTGCGCGCCGCGGCCGCGCGTGAGGGCGAGGACCCGATCGATGTCCTCCAGGGCATGCATGGGTCGCGCGCGCGCCTTTATGCCGGCCTCGCTCTGGCACACGAGTACCCGACGGCGCCGCGCCTCACGCTCGGCTCCCGTATAGGTCAAGCCGGCTGCCTCGCGAGCTATCGCGCCGGCCTCAAGAGCGGCTCGCTGAAGTGGTTCGATCTCGGCCGCCTCAACGACGTTCGCGGCGCCTGCAACTGGACGGCGATGACGGCGGCCGCGGCGATCGACGCCGCCCTGACCTATTGCGGCCGTGACTGGACCGAGCTCCTGCCGGGAGCAGCAGCCGCGCCACCGCCGACGACCCCTGTCGAGCCTAAGCTCGACGCCCCCGCCGTCGTCACCCGCCCGCTGAGCAAGATCGCGCAGCGCGTCGCTACCGCCCTCGTGCCCGCGCCCGCGCGAGAGCCTGTCGAGGTCGTCTTCACGCACCCACCGAAGGAAATCCAGCGCGCTTACGACGCCGTCATGCGCGACGTCGAGCCCTCGCCGCCGAAGGCTCTCGTGAAGCCGCCGAAAGCTCTCAGTAACCCGCCAAAGGCTCCTAGCAGTGCCCCGATCGCTGCACCGACGCCGCGCCTGACACCCTCGCCGGCCGCCGCCGCCCTCGCCAGCGCCGCGATAGCGATGCGCGCCGCCAAGACAGTACGCGGCTCCGCGCTGGCGCCGCGCATCATCGACCATCGCGTGACCGGTCTTTGCGAAATCGCGGGCACTCCGCCGCCCGGCCGCTCCGCACTCGACCAACGCAACGCAAGCGTGGCGCGCCCGTGACGCATCGCGATCAGATCCTCGACGCGATGCGCCGGGGAGCCCGGACCTCGGGTCAGATTATCAAGGCGACCAACCTGAAACCGAAAAGCGTCTACGAGCAGCTCGTCCAGATGCGTGAGCTCGGCGCTGTCGCGTCCACGAAACCCGTGGGCGGCGACCGTCCGCCCGGCCGGCCCGGCTTGATCTGGCACGTGGTTGAGGACTACGTCCCCCACAAGTTGCCGGTCCCTGCCTGGGTCAAGAGGCCTGATCACAAGCGCGTCTATCGCGCCATCGCCCGCTACCTTGACGACGACACCGCAGCACGCTGGGCGCGCGCTGCGAAACAGCAAGCGCCGGCATGAGTCGCGGCCGCTCTCGCAAGATCGTCTCAGACGACGAGGTCCGTTACGACGAGCGCGAGGAGGCGGCTTTCCTCGCCGATCTCCGCCGCGACGCCGCGCCGCTGGCGAGCCTGCAGCTTCCGGAGTCGTCCGTTCCCCGCCGTATCGAGCCGGTCGCGGCGACGTCCGGGGCATCCTCTTCGGCTGCCTGGGTAGCGTTCGACCAGGGCGCATGACTCCGACCTTTTGCCCGCAGACTGGCTCACGTCAGGGCTTCTACTCCTACGGCGTCGCGGTTCGAACCCGCGTGCGGGCGCCAAAGATCGTCTAGCCCACGAGACGGGTATCCCAGCGCCGTGCGAGCGCCAACTATGAGGCTGGTCATGTTGTAGATCGATCCGCGGTCCCCCGCCGCCCGATGGACGGCAAGAACTTCACCAACCATCGGAGAAAATTGATGAAAGCCTATCTGAAAATCAAGGTCTTGAGCCTCGCCGCTGAGGCGGTGTTGATCAAGCGCGAGGAGATCGTCTGTCTCGCCCGCGCGGCGCGCATGGACAAGCCGGCGCGGCGCCGCGATCTCGAGTCGACCTACGCCGGGTTGCGGAATCACCGCCTCTGCGTGGTGCGCCCCGAGGCGCGCGCGGCATGCTTGGCCTACGCTTTCTTGCGCGGCCGCTCCTACCGTCAGGTCGAGCCGACGACGTACTCGCTGCCCGATTGGGACAAGGTCACCAAGCTGGTTCAGCGCTACGGCAGAGGCGACCGCCGCGAGGTCGCAGGCCTGCTCGAGGCGTGGAAAGACGAGGCGTTGACCCGCCTCGCCGAAGCGGCGTAACGAACCCTGTAAGCTCCACGGCTATCCCTCCGTCCGACGAACGGGAGCCCGGATATAGCTTCGGCGGATCGCTGGCATATCAACCTAGCGAGCGCGCAACGTGGACGTAGCATTCCCGATCGGCGCGCCAGCCGCCGGAGGATCATTTCGTTGACGTCACCGAAATGATCGAATTGGGCAAAAGCGCCGTACGAGAACCCACGCCGGACAACCATAGGAGGCCGCCATGACGTCATAGGGACAAGGAGCCCAACGTCATGCATTTCCGAAGAAAAATGCCGGCCGCACGCACGCGCGGCGGCAAAATGCCGCGTGAGCGCAAGGACCGGGTCGACGACTGGCGCTGGTTGAGCAACTGGCCTGCTTGGTGGGATTTGGTCTTTCACCGTCGCCCGCCGCGCCGGCGCGACAAGCGCCTTGAGCGCGCCGTCCTGTTCGATCGCATCGACGCCGATGCAGCGTGCTGGCCGACGTGGCGCAAGCCGCACAAATATTTCTGGTGACGCGCCCGATCGGGCGTCTTTGGAGAGTAGCTCAACGGTAGAGCTCTCGACTGTTAATCGAGTGGCTGCAGGTTCGAATCCTGCCTCTTCAGCCAATTCGCCGCCGTAGCTCAGGGGTAGAGCAGCCGCCTTGTAAGCGGCAGGCCGGGGGTTCGAGACCGCCCCGGCGGCACCAGTCCTAACGAACGCGCTCCGGCGCGCGCAGCGATGGGCCAGCGTCCCGAGAGGGGAATGGCCGTCAACTCCAACCCCCGAGGATCCATGTCGTCTGACGCCGATAAAATCGCCGAGCTCCAGCAGATGCTCGCCGACAAGGGCGAGGAATCGGCCGACCTGCACCTGCAGGCAGAGGAGGCGAAGCGCCTCCTGGGGCTGGCACAGAAGTGGCGGGATCCAGCTCAGCTCGACGCTCTCGTCTTGGACGTGGCGCGCGACATCGAAGATCTGTTCGCGCGCGGCTACGAGGGTGGTCGCTTCTCCACCGGCACGATCGGCCCCGTTGAGATGCGGCGCAACGCCATCGTCACCCGCGTGCGCCGCGCGGTCGATGAGGCGCTGATCGGCGGGAAGCCCGATTTCGTCTGAGCAACCCAGATCATCGGAGCCGCCATGAAATTCCCGCTGTCACTTCCGATTTACGCCGCGTATGTCATCGCGCTCGCCGTCATAGGCGCGACGCTCTCGGCGCACGCCGACGATCGCCCCGGCCTCGTCGGGGCCACGGTTCCGGCTCACGGCGTACGCTCGATCCCAATCCCCGCGGCCGTGGTCGAGTTCGGCCCGGGCGGCAAAATCTGTGGCCCGGTGAAGGTGCGCGGCGTCGACGGCAAGACCCTCCTCGATCTCGCGCCGGGCAACTGCTTGCCCGAGGAACGCTGACCGTGGTCTCCCGCGCAATCCTCTTCATCACGGCCTGCTTCGCCGCGGCCCTCATCCTCGCCGCCGCCGGCGCCTTCTCCTCTGCCTTGCGGTCCTCGCGGCGCGCGGCGCGCCGGTTCTCTCCTTGGCGCGTCCTCCCTGCCCGTCACAGCCGGAGCTGACCTATGCACTTCACCGTCTCGGTCTCGATCTATACGCTGATCGCGATCCTCGTCACCGTGGTCGCGTTCGGCTGGGCGTCCTGGGCGTCCGCCAACGAGCCGGGCGGCGGTTTCTTCCCCAATCCCTCGGGCCTCTTTTATTTCGGCGGCGCCCTCGTGGTCTCGCTCCTGATCTGGCTCTCGCGCGCCTGTGTTGCGCTGAGCCTCGGGGTCTGACGTGAGCCCGCCTCGCAAGGAGGTCCTCGCTGAGGGCGTCGAGATCTGGCTTGGTGACTGCCGTGAGGTCCTGCCGCTGATCGAAGGCGTCGATTGCGTCATCGGGGACCCGCCCTACGGCACGACGCAGAACTCGTGGGACTCCGTCATCCCGCTTGACCCGTTGTGGGCAGAGATCGGCCGTATGTGCCGCGGCGCTGTGGTTCTGACGGCCATCCAGCCCTTCGCCTCAGCGCTCGTATGCAGCCGGCCGAAGTGGTTCCGCCACGAGTGGGTCTGGGAGAAAAATAAGGGAACGGGGCATCTGAACTGCAAGAAGTCGCCGATGCGCTACCACGAGAGCGTGCTCGTTTTCAGCTCCGGGTCGATGACCTACAACCCGCAGATGACCGTGGGCCACAAGCCCGGCAACTACGCCAAGCGGACGACGTTCACGCCCAACTATGGCGCGCAGCGAGAGTCAGATCCCTACGGCGGCCAAACTGTTCGCTATCCGCGGTCGGTCCAGAAGTTCGCCATCCTGAACAACGACTCTCCGGAGCGGGTCCATCCGACCCAGAAGCCCGTCGACCTGATGAGCTACTTGGTCCGGACCTACAGCAACGAGGGCGAGGCTGTTCTCGATTTCGCGATGGGCTCCGGCACGACCGGAGTCGCTGCCGTCGAGTCCGGCCGCAAGTTCATAGGGGTCGAGATCGACCCGGGATATTTCGACGCCGCCCGCCGGCGCCTCAGCGAAGCGCTCGCCATCCGAAAGGCAGCCTGACCATGTCCTCGCCCGCCTTCGACCCGCTCCGCCGCTGCGACGAGCTCCGCCAGACCACGGTCGAGCACGCCATCCTCGAGGCCATGCGCCTCGTCGAGAGCCTCGGCGCCGACCCGCGCCTCACCGACGCCGTGGTGCTCCTGGGGCGCGCCCGGGACGCCATCGCCGACTTCGTCGACAAGGTCGAGCGCCCGCGCGCGCTCGACGTCGACGCGAAGCTCAGCCGCCTCAACAAGCGCCTCAACCAGTTCCGAAGGATGGTCCTCAAGCTGTCCGACGACCTCGCCGCGGATGAGCTCGGGCTGTGATCCGCTTCGTCGACGCGCCCCGCGCCCCGCTTGCCATCCCCAAGGACCCCGCGAAGTCGACCGCCAAGACCGTCTTCGTCGGCCCGACCCGCGACAAGGGCGCTCGCCTCGTCGCCGCCCGGGAGGCCCTCGCCGCCCCCAGGCCTCCGAAGCCACCGAAACCAAAACGGAAGCCGAAGCGATGATGTGCGCGTGTACGGGAGCCTGCCGGGTTCCTCCTTACCGGTGCCCGACCGGGCTTGGGGGCGCGCCCTACGCACCCTATCCGCCGATTGGCTTGCCTATGCCGCCGCGCGACCCGGGCTGGTTCGTGCCCGTGCATCCCGTCCCGCCCTCTCCCCATGGCTGCGTCTGCCCGCCCGGTAGCGAGGCGACGTGCAAGGGCGCGCTCTGCCCTCGCCGTGCCCCCTCAGCCCCTTCGGCCCCCTACGCGGGCGCCGCCGCGGCCGCGCCCTCCCTCGTCACGAACCCCGCCACCCTAACCCAGACACTCAAGCCGTGACCGACAAGCCCGAGAAGCCCCGTGCCGATTGGGAGATGATCGAGCGCGAGTTCCGCGCCGGCCAGCTCTCCATCCGCCAGATCGCAGATATATCCGGCGTCACCGAAGGCGCGATCCGTAAGAGGGCCAAGAGGGACCAATGGACCCGCGCCCTCGCCGACAAGGTACGCGAGGCGGTACGCGAGAAGCTGGTACGCGTCGATGGTACGCAGGACGGTACGCAGTCCCCACGGGCGAGCAACGCCGAGATCGTCGAGGCTGCATCGCTCCGCGGGCTCGATGTCACGCTGACGCACCGGCGCGATATCAGCCAGCTCCACGGCATCAAGCGCGTCCTCGCCGACGCGCTCGCCGCCAAGCTCAATGGGGGCAGCTCCGGGGTCGAGAACTTCATGGGCGAGAAGGAGAGCCCGGGCGACCTGCTCGAGAAGCTCTCGCGCGTCACCGCCCGGCTGATCCCCCTGGAGCGTCAGGCGTTCAACCTCGATGCCGTGGCGCCGCCGCCGGGAGCCGGAGCGGCGCCGGGAACGGCCCCGCCCCCCATCGACCCCGTCGAAGCGGCGAGGGTCTATCAGGCGCTCATGAGAGGCGGCGCGGCGTGACCGCGTCGACGCGGACCATCCCCTCCCCTGCTCGCGGCCGCCCCGTCGCGAACCCGCAGGGCGTCGAGGTCACCTATTGCGAGGAGGAGGAGCGGGTCGTGCTCGCCCTGAACGACTTCGCGACGGGCTCCCCGGCAACCCTGCGCTGCACCGCGGCGTTCGCGCGCCAGCTCGCCTATCTGATCCTGCTTCACGCCGCCAAGATCGAGGGGCGTCTGATCGAGTTCGATGAGAGCAGCTTCAAGGTAACTGCATAGGCCGACGACTTTGGTATCGCCAGCGAAGCTGAACGCAAGGCGCTGGAGCGGTAAATGAAGGTCGAGCTCACCTACAACTTCCGCGATGGCGGGGCGCGCGGGAACTACATAGACGGCTGCCCGAGCTGGCTGGAGGCCATGTTCGGGGACGAATATTCCCCGGTCCGCACCGCGCTGCAGAGTGTCGAGCCCGGAACCGTCGTCACGGTGAGCGTCGAGGTGCGCGGCGCGGAGAAGGCGAGCGCGCCGGCGGAGCCGAAGCTGGGGTGGCATGACGGCGAGGATTTCGCGCCGGTCGAGAGCACGCCCAAAGTCATCGCCTTGATCGACGAGCTCAATCGCTTGACCCTCAAGCGCGCGGTTCCGCTGGCGCAAGCGGCTGGATTTCATGCCCCCGACGAAGATGCGCTGGTCTGGCTCGAAGCCAGAGACGACACTGTCTGGCTGCGCTGGTCTAGAGGCGACCATGACGGCGAGGTCGAGGTCCACACCGCTCCGGTCTCCGACCTGAAGATCTTCGACCTCGATGACACCGCGTTCGGTCATCTCGTGAAGAGTGTCGAGGCCAAGCGCGAGAAGCTCATGGCGGAAGACCGCGCCGTCCAGCTAAAGCGCGCCGTCGCGCATCAGGAGGCAATGGAGCGGCATACGCTCGCCGCGCTCAAGGCCAAATACGAGGGCGCCGCGGCGTGAGCGCCCGCATCGAATCCTGGGGCGACGGCGTCGCGCCGTCTACGCCGTATCTGACGCTCGCCGAGATCGTGCGCAGACGGCCGCAGGCGCATCTCGAGCGCGCCCGCCGCGCCTTCGACGAGGGCAATCTCACCGTCGCCTTCGACCGCATGCGCAAGGCTGGGAAGGTCGCCGGGCAAAGCAAATCAACATGAGAAACGCGTGACCGAACCTCGCGCCATCAAGGCCGCCAAAGGCTGGCGGATCGAAACTGACGTCGCCGCGCTCGACGGGTTTGCGACCGAGGCCGAGGCGCTCGCCGGCGCGAAGTGGCTGCAGCTCGCCGCGCGCGGCATCAAGACCGTATCTGTTCCTGAGATCGGCGCACCCGGCGGTTACCGCGAGCGCGTCTACACCCTGACCCGGAAGGCACCCGATGGAACATGACCCGAAGGCGGCCTCATTCGACCAAGTGCTGCGCGCGCTGATCGACGACAAACTCGCCGAGCACGTCGACGTTGGTTACGCGCATCACGGCATGCCCGGCGTCGTCACCGTCACCGGCCGCGTTCCCGACACGGAAAAGCGTCTCGTCGTCAGCATGCAACCCGACAACGTTCGTTTGCTCTGGCGCGACACTATAGACGCGCCCGCTCGCGTATATGAGCCGGAGTCCATTCAGCCGGCCGGCATCATGACCGCGACTGGCGCCGATCTCGACCGCGCCTCCGAGGAGTTCGGTTTCGGCGCGCTGCCCGACGACTACCCCTACCGGGCGCCTCGCCAACGCGACGAGACGGACGCCGATTTCCGCGCCCGCGTGCTCGCCGTCGCGTTCCCGCCGAACGCCGCCCTTCGCGATTTCTACGCCAAAGACAAGCGGGCTTGCCTAGATCTGCCCAGGCATTGGTCGATTGCCGCCCCGCCGCCGTCCGACGCCTTCACCCGCTGGGCTACCGCCGAGCTTGCAAAGCAAAAGCCCGCGCCGGCGCTGACCGATGGTCTTCGCGTCTTCAGCACGCCTCATACCCGGGCGACCGGCAAGGTTGCGTTCGAGCTCACCGCCGACGGAGAGTTTCTCGGCGGATGGATGATCTCGCGAGACGAAGCTCGCCGGATCGCCGGCGACCTGAACGCCGCGGCGGACGGATGCGCGCGATGACTGCGCTGAAGCGGGTGATCTCGAACGTCCGAGTCCGCCACTACTCCACCACGCACGGATGCGGGACCGAGATCCGATACGACCTCAACGGCGTCGCGTCATGCGCCCGCTCCGGCTCCGGCGTGATGGCCGAGGCAGAGGCGAAGCGCTGGCTGTTGCAGAAGCCGTGCTTCGATGACCGCGGGCAGATCGTGCATGGCGTCCAGTCGGTGGCGTGGTGACCGTCCCCCGCGAGCGCCGCGGCGCTGCGGAACGCGCCTGATGCCGCATGATCATATCTCGCTCCCGTGCGTCGGCGGTTCCCGCGACGGCGACCGGCTCTGGATCAACGAGCGCGCCACGTTCGTCACGGCGCCCGAGAGGCGGATGGCTTGCGTCAGCTGGCTTGCAGACGCCGTCATCGCCGAGGTGACGCCGACCGAGGTCTATCTCCGCAAGACGTTCGCCAAAGACAAGATCAACGTGGATTTCCTCATCATCGATAGCCTGACCGCCGACGAGGCGCTTGCGGCTGTCCGGAGCGCCTGGAACCGCGAGCTCGGATGGATTCCGGGCATGGCGATCAAGGGCACGCCCGACGCCGCGTAACCCGCTGGCTACTGCCGTTCTGAAATACTAGCGAAAGAACCAAAGGCAACCCGAGCGCCCCAGACTGTGGCGACGGACGGTTCGAGTAGGCGAGCGTCGACGCGGATCGACGCCTGCGGCCCGGTTCTCACAATGAGCCGGGCCGCTTCGTTTTGGCCTCATAGATAGAGCCGTAAGCCGCAAATGCACCTTGATTGGTTCGACCACAAGAATCCGGACTACCCCCGGGTTTTCGCACAAAGAACCAAGACTTATAGAGAGATCCGCGCCAAACCTGAGCTCCTCCCGGCGCTGAGGGCGCACTACAAAGATAACCCCGCCGACTTCATCTCGGATTGGGGCTGCACTTTCGACCCGCGCAACATCGCGCTTGGGCTCCCGCCGATCGTTCCTTTTATTTTGTTCCCGCGCCAGCGCGAGCTCGTGAACTGGATCCTAGCGCGCTGGCGCGCCTGCGAGCCCGGGGTGTCGCCGAAGTCGCGTGAGTCCGGCGCGTCCTGGGTCGCCATCGCGCTGTCCTGCACGCTCTGCCTGTTCAACGAGGGCGTCGCGATCGGCTGGGGGTCACGCAAAGAGGAATACGTCGACAAGCTCGGCGCCCCGAAGTCCCTGTTCTGGAAGGCGCGAAAGTTCGTCGAGCTCCTGCCGCCGGAGTTCCGCGGCAACTTCGACCCCAAGAACGACGCTCCGTACATGCGGATCATGTTCCGCGACACCGAGTCGATCATGACCGGCGAGGCCGGCGACAACATCGGCCGCGGCGACCGCGCCTCGATCTATTTCGTTGACGAGGCCGCGTACCTCGAGCGGCCCGAAACCGTCGACGCCGCGCTATCGCAAACCACGACATGCCGCATCGATATCAGCACCGCGAACGGCCTCGGGAACCCGTTCCACCGCAAGGTCGTCGAATGGCCCGAGGAGAGGGTCTTCCGCTTCCACTGGCGTGACGATCCTCGCAAAGACGAGGTCTGGTATCAGAAGCAGCTCGTCGACCTCGATCCCGTCACGATCGCGCAGGAAATCGACATCGATTTCGCGTCTTCGGTCGCAGGCGTCCTCATTCCCTCCGCCTGGGTCCAGGCCGCGATCGACGCCCATGTCGTGCTCGACTTCAAGCCGACCGGTTCGCGCTACGGCGCGCTCGATGTCGCCGACGAGGGCAAGGATCTCAACGCGTACTGCGGCGCGCACGGCGTCGTGCTCGAGGCGCTCGAGGAGTGGTCCGGCAAGGGCGACGACATATTCGGGACCGTCATCAAGGTATTTGGCTTCTGCGAGGAGCACGGCTACGACGGCTTCACCTACGACGGCGACGGTCTAGGCGCTGGGGTGCGCGGCGACGCACGCGTGATCAATGAAGAGCGGGCTAAGCGCAACGCTCGCACCATCAGCGTGCAAATGTTCCGCGGCTCCGCTGGCGTCGATGAGCCATCGTCCGAGGACGTCAGGGGCCGCAAAAACGAAGACTACTTCCTGAACCTCAAGGCGCAAAAGTGGTGGTCCTTGCGGACCCGCTTTCAGAAAACATTCCGCGCCGTGACTGAGGGCGTCAAGGCCAGCCCTGATGAGCTGATCTCGATTCCGTTAGGGCTCAAGCACCGTGCCAAGCTCGTCGCCGAGCTATCGCAACCGACGTTCAAAACAAACACCGTCGGCAAGATCGTCATCAACAAGGCGCCTGACGGCACAAAGTCGCCGAACCTTGCCGACGCCGTGATGATCCGAATGTCAGGCGTCAATCGACCAATGATTATCAGTCAAGAGGCAATGCGCCGGGCCGGCGTGCCGCCGCGAGGGATGCGACGTGGGTAAAAAGACCAAAGTCAAGCGCTCGGGCGGCAAGACGGCGAAGGCCGCGCTTGCCCTGATGCCGGCGCCGGAGAAGTTCGCTGTCTCCGCAGCGACGGCGGCGCGAGCCAAGAGCAGGCGCGGCGCGTCCGCGGCGCGAGGCAGGGTGTTCGAGGCCTACAAGCCCCGCCCCGGCGTCGTGCCGGCCGGGACGCCCGAGATGGCGCTCGACGACGCGGCGAGCGCTCAAGAGGTCGAGTCCTGGGCCTATAGCGGCGGCTGGGGCTCCGAGGAAGGGCAGCAGTTCCTGGGGTTCCCGCTGCTTTCGATCCTCGCGCAGCGCGGCGAGTACCGCCTCATCGCCGAAACGGTCGCGACCGAAGCGAGCCGCAACTGGATCGAATTCTCAAGCGCCGGTGGGAAGGACAAGAAGGAGCGGATCAAGAAAATCGAGGAGAGGATCACACGCCTCAACCTGCAGTCCAAGGCGCGCGAGGTTCTCGAGCACGACTGCCTCTTCGGCCGCGGTCACTGGTTCATGGATTTCGGCGACGTCCAAGGGCCGGAGCTCATCGAGGACATCGGCCGCGGCAACTCCGACGTGTCCAAAGCCAAGATCGTACAGGGCACGCTGCGCGATATCAGGGTCGTGGAGCCCGTCTGGTGTTTCCCCCAGAGCTACAATTCCAGCAACCCGCTGGCGGCCGACTTCTATAAGCCCTCGCAGTGGTTCGTGCTCGGCCAGCAAGTGCATGCGAGCCGGTTCCTGACCTTTGTGGCGCGCGAGGTCCCCGACATTCTGAAGCCCGCCTATGCGTTCGCGGGCCTCAGCGCCACGCAGATGGCGCGCCCCTACGTCGACAACTGGCTGGACGTCCGTCAGGGCGTCACCTCGATCGTCAAGGCGTTCTCGACGTTCGTGCTCTCCACGAACATGGCCGATATCCTCGCGGGCGGCGGCGGCGAGGCCTTCTTCAACCGCGTCGACGTCTTCAACGCCACGAAAACGAACAGCGGCGTTTTGGCGATCGACAAGGACAAGGAGGCGTTCGCCAACGTCTCCGCGCCCATTTCCGGCCTCGAGGGCATCCAGTCCCAGGCGCAAGAGCACATGGCGTCGATCACGCAGATCCCGCTGGTCAAGCTCACGGGCATTTCGCCGAGCGGCCTCAACGCGTCGGGCGATCAGGAAATGCGTTGCTGGGAGGATCGTGTTCTCTCCTATCAGGAAGCGACCCTGCGGCCGAATCTTGAGACCGTCGTTCGCGTGATCCAGCTCGACGAGTTCGGGGACGTCGACGAGGACATCATCTTCAAGTTCGTGCCCCTGATCGAGCTTACCGAACAGGAGAAGGCGGACCTGCGCAAGGCCGACGCGGACACAGGCAAGACGCTGGTGGAGTCGCGCGCGATCTCGGGTCAAGAGGAGCGCAACCGCGTCACCGCCGACACCGACGGCCCCTATGCCGCGCTTAACTCCGACGCGAGCGTCCCCTACCCGATGACGCATGCTGAAAAGGCGACGATGGCGGGCACGGTCGTCGACGCCGTGACCAAGATGCTCGACGCGCAGTTGATCGGGCCGAAGAAGGCGCTGCAGATGATCCGGACCTCGTCCGCGGTCACCGGCGTCGGAATCGAGATAACCGACGACGACATCGCGAAGGCCGACGAGGATCCGCCGGAGCCGCAGGGCGACGGTCCCCCGGGCATGCCGCCGGGTATGGGCGGCCCGCCGGGCGCTCCCGGCGCCCCGGGCGGGACGGAACAGGGCGGTGCTCTGGGTGGCGCAAATCCAGGCGGATCCCCCGGAAAGCCGGGCGATCTGGGTGGTGACCTCCCGGCCGAGGGCGGTGCTCCCGCAGCTCCTGCGGCCCCGAAGCCGGCGGCCCCCGCGCCTCATGCGCACCAGCTCGCCGCGCTGAAGCCGCCGAAGCTGCCGAAGCCGGCGCCGAAGCCTGCAGCCAAGGGCTCGCCGCCGGCATCGCCCGAAGTGACCAAGCCGCTCAAGCCCTCCACGTAGCGGGCGCTGACCCTTCAACTCTCATGGAGATCTACGTATGAACAGGCTTTTCCTCGCGTCGACGGCCTTGTTGGCGGCGTCTATGCTTGCCACCATCCCGGCGTATGCTGACCCGCCGCAGCTGCCTGGGCTCAGCCTCGGAGCGGTGGGCGGCTATGATAGCGGCCCACAGCATACGACGACCTCTCCTGCCGCGGCGTCGCACGCCGCGGGCGTGTCCGTCGGCGGACTGATCACCATTCCGCTCGGGCGGAGCAACGGAGGCTCAGGCATAATCACGTCGCTGCTCGCCTGGACCTCTTGGGGCTCGACGCAGACCTATGTCGTGCGGGTGTGGAACAAAAACCCAACCAACACGACCTGCGCCGACAACGCAGCTTTCGCGTCGAGCACAACCGACGACGCCTATCTCATCGGCGCTGGCCCGGTCTCGATTTCGTTTGCCGCCCCCCAGATCACAACCGGCGACGCCAAAACCTACGCGCCCCTCACGAATCTGTCGTGGGACTACAAGAACGCGGACGGCACGTCGACGCAGAACCTCTACGCCTGCCTGCAAACTGTCGCCGCCGACGTTCCCGGCGCCTCCGCGACGCTGTCCTTGTCGCTATCCGGCCCGCAGAACTGAGATCGAGCATGACCTCGCGTTTGATCAGGGCTCTCAGCCTATTCGCGGCGGTTTGCGCGCTGCTCAGCGCCGGCTCCGCGGCCGCGGTCTCGAAAAATATCTTCCCGGTGATCGGGAATCCGCCCGGCTGGATCTTGCCCGCCGCGAACCCGGACATGGACTTCGCTCACTCCCGCTATTGGGGCCTGACGCCCAGCCAGCTTAACGTCTCGCGCGCCTCGCAGGAATATGAAGTCTGCAACGCCCAACTCTACGGCCCGTTCCCCGCCAATACTCCCGCGATCACGCTGGGCTGTGGCTTGTGGGCGTGGGAGGCGCGGACGAACGGGATTCGCAATTCAACAATGCAGGGTGCGGTTGTTGGAACCCCGGGTACGCCGCCGCAGTATTGGTCTCTCTACGCCCCGGGATTATCGACGCAGATCGTCTCGACCGGCGTCAGCTATGGCATGAACTACGTCGACGTGCGCTTCTACGGCACGGCGTCGTATCAGTTTCCTGGCTTATCATTCGAGGCGTCAACGCAGATCACTGCGAGTTACGGACAGACTTGGAGTCAGTCCGTTTATGCGCAGATTATCGCATCACCGAATGTCGCAAATATAAATTCAATAGGTTACAATGTTGACTTCGTCAACAGTGGTGGATCGTTTGTCTCTAACAAGACGTCTTCGACGTCGGTAGCCGCTCTTGCTAATAGACAATTGATGGTCGTTTCAGCGACTCCCTTGCTGTCCGCGACGGCTTTTGTTTATCCAGCTTTCGTTGTGAATTTAAACTCATCGACCGCTACAGTCGATGTCACGGTACGTTTCTGGCAACCGCAGATCGAGCTTAACCCCAACCTGCCCGCCACCGTCGCGAGCGCGGCGATTGCGAGTGGCGGCGCTGGCGGAACGGGCACAACGCCGAGAAATATGTACGTTGCGTTCGGTACGAGCACTACAACCGCCCAGGTCAACGTCAGCATTTCTGGCGGCGTCGCAAGCGTCAATTCTGTCCCGGTTGGAGGTTCTTACTCTTCCCTGCCCCCCGCTGGCGCGTACCTGTTTGACTCATATTTCCAAGGCGCCATTTCCGGAACTACGCTTACCGTCTCGTCGGTTTCACTGGGCTCAATCGTCATCGGGCAGACACTAACTGGTACTGGAATTTCGGCCGGAACCGTCATCACTGGCGGCAGCGGACTTAGTTGGACTGTCAACAACTCGCAGAACGTCGGCTCGATTGGGATAACAGGCGCGCTATTCACGACGAACCCGACCGTCAACCTGACGCCAACCGACAACTCGGCGCTGGGTTTCGCCACGGGTCCGATACTGACGAGTTCAGGCGCAGTGACACGGGCGCTTACGATAATCAACCTCCCGGCCCCGAATTGCGGCGCGTCTACCTCGCGTTCGATGCTGACGGTTTCGACGCCCTATGAACCAATCACCGGCAGCACCGCACAGGATCAAGTCGCGCTATACTGGCCCGCTGGCTCTGGTTACTATCTGCACCGACGTTATGGAACTATCGGCATTCCCTCGGCGTGGTCCTACAATGGGACAACCCTTGCCACTACAGTGCAAGCGGCGCAGTCCGTGGGAGTTTCTGGCAGGTTTGCGTCTTCCATCACGACAACGACGCTCACGTCCCGCTTCAATGGTGTCTTATCAGCTCCCGTTGCAGCGGCCCTCCCCGCATTTGCTTCGCCAATCACAATCGGCAACGCACAGGGCAACAACCCCTACAATGGCCTAATTTCTCGCGTGGCCTTATCTTGCGGTCCCAATCTCTTGAACAATTGAGGCGATGAGATGATCGACTACCTCTTCTGCGCTCTGACGCCGGCCGACGCCATCGCCGACCCGGCACTCGCCGCCTACGTCACCGCTGAGGGCTGGAGACTCGACGTCGTCAATCTTGGCCTGCAGGTCTGGTCTGATGCGGGCGACACAACCTCCACGGCGACGGACGAGTTCGGCAACAGCCAGACCGTCACCGTACACGCCTATCTGCCGGGCTTCTGGTTGACGGTCAGCGCAGCGACCCGCAGCGCTGATCTTGAGGCCTCCCCTCTGCTAATCCTCGGCGCGGACAGGGACGGCGCCGCAGCGGGGGAACCGCGCGAGACATTCGTCCTCGCGCTCGGGCCGGGGCAGTCGCTCGCCATGTTCACCGGCATGCACGTCTCTCCGCTCATGGCGGGGGCGGGGTATCCTTTCGGTTGAGCGGGGCAATGGCGTGGTGGCTCAACGTCGACTGGATCCACGGCGCCCTCGTAAGGCGCGTTTTGAACGGGTAGGACCATGAACGACTTTATTTCAATGATTATCGTTCGTCCCTACGTCTACGGCGATCAATACGGCACGACAGCAACGTATCTCGACGACGTGACGGGTCATTGCATGAGCGCTCGCTTTCCGTCGGTTCTCGGCGTCGAGGAGGTCAAGGCTGCCATCGCAAGACGCCGGCGCGAGCTGCGGATGCGGGCCGTCTCGTGAACGCCCTCGTCCGCCTCGACCACGCCTTCGACCGCGCCGGAGACACTCCGGCCGGCAAGGCGTACAAGCGCGCCCGCGTTGTCGAGGGCAAGTACGCGCGCCAGCTCCGCAAGGTGGCGCAGGTCGTTCAAGACCTCATCGCGGGGTTCGACCTCACCGACCCCGCGGTCTATGAGGCGGTCCAGATCCAGCTCGAGCAATACGCCAAGATCCTTGATCCCTGGGCGCGCTCCGTGACGACGCGCATGATCACCGAGATGTCTTCGCGCGACCTCCAGGGCTGGAAGGAGGCCGCGGCGCGCATCGGCCGCAACCTGCGGCGCGAGATCGACGACACCCCCGTCGGCGGCGTCATGCAGGCGCTGCTCAACGAGCAGACCTCGCTCATCACCTCGATTCCGCGCGAGGCCGCGGAGCGCGTCCGCAAGGTCACGCTCGCCGGCATCACCGAGGGGAAGCGACCCGCGGCCTACATCGCCGAGATCATGCGCACCGGCGAGGTCTCGCGCTCGAGGGCGACGCTGATCGCGCGCACCGAGGTTGCCCGCACCGGGAGCGTGCTGACGCAGACCCGGGCGCAGTCGATCGGATGCACCCACTTCATCTGGCGCACGATCGGCGACTCCGATGTCCGCCCCGGTCACCGCAGGCTGAACGGCAAAGCGTTTGAATACCTCAACCCGCCGCTCTGCGATCCCCCGGACCATCACTCCCTGCCCGGCCAGATCTTCAATTGCCGATGCGTCGGAGAGCCGATTATCCCGTTTTAACAAGGAGAAGAGACTATGGTTGATGCAATGCGCGAGAGCATCGAGGCGACTGAGGCCGCGGTCAACGCCGCGGTTGGCGCCTATCCGACCCCGACGGCCTATCTGTGCTTCGGCCCCGACGGCAGCCTGAAACAGAAATGGCAGGGTCAGGACGGCGAGTTCTGGGTCAACGTCCCGGCTGTCCCGCGCGATCCCGCGGCGCCGGTGTCGCCGCCCGCCACGCCGGCGCCCACGGTCAACTAAGCCGCGGCGCCTCTGAACGGCCCCCTCGCGGAGTCGGTCATCGCGTACCAGCGCGCGAAGACCGCGCCGCCCGGCGCTGTTTCCGGTTGCCGCCGCCGTCGATAAAGAAGCTGCCGTCGTTCCAGAAGACCGGGCCGGCGGTCGAGCTCGCGACCATATTCCCTACTTGATATTCGCGGAGCTCAATGCGCTCCCCTTGACGGAAGTCGCCGGCTTCGGCAGGGCTCCCGTCGGGACGGAGTATTGCGCGCGCGCCGCGCCCCGTGTCCACAGTCACGGCCTCTGAAGCGAGATTGAGCGCCTCGACAAAATCGCCAAGCGCCGAATCCGTCGCCGTCAAGAACCGCTCCGGAATTTGGAGCGCCTCGGCAAGCGTCGCCGCGTCGATCATCAGACCCGCCTCCTGAAACAGGGAACCTCTACACCATGCCCGACGCACTTGCGAGCGGTTGGCGAAGCTTTGCCGCCGCTGTAGCGAAGCCGCGCCTTGCGCAGGACGGCAAGGTGAGGGCGGCGCGGGCAGGATGGCGCGCCCTGGCAATGGATGCTGGCGAGAAGTGGATCACAGTTCACGGCAACAAAGAAGGCCCCGGATCCCCTGTATTGCTCGGCGCTAACGGCGAAGTCAAAGGCGGTCTAGGCGGAAAATTTACGGGCAAAAACATTTCCGAGGTCCGGGGAAAGAATGACCATAAGACCGTCGCGCACTCCAGGGTCGCCGAGCTTTCGAAAAAATATCCGGAGGCGGGGTCACCGAAGGTAGAAGAAAACGAACGCGAGGGAGCGCTGGCTTATCGCTCCGGAAACAACATAAATCTGAGTCCTAAAGCATGGACAAAAGAAGGCCTAGAAAAATACGCCAAGGAATGGGACGGAATGATGAATGACCCTTCCGTCGGCGGCGTCATGACGCATGAATTCGGGCACCTGCTCGCGTCGAAACTAGAAGACAAGATAGGCTTCAAGAAATTCTGGAAAATCGTCTACGGGCACCTGGGTTATAGTGGGAAAGGTCCGTTGAACATTGTTAACAATCAGACCTCAGCGTATGGCGCGGAGAACATTTTCGAGTTCATGGCCGAAAGCTTCGTCGCGTATGAAACCAAGAAATCCTCTGCCGGCATGTTTTCCGACCACGCGCAGAAATTAGCTGACGCCATGTGGTCGGACCTGATTAAGACGGCCCGGAAGACCTAAAGCGATTCTTTGCCCAAGACAAACGCGTGCGCCCCACCGTCTTTGTATCTCTCAATGGAGCGCTCGCACTTTTCAGCGTAGGCAATGCAGCTTTCGCGGGTAATGCCGATTTCTGGAAAATACGGGCCGTTCTCTGCCTGCTCCCGCGAAGTGCGGGCATCGATCGCTAAGTCGTAGATAGCTGCTTCGTCCAATTCTTGTTTGGTATATTTCATCACATAACGCTCCCTGGTTGATTGGAGCATCACACACAGACTCTCGGCAGTCAAAGGCGTTTTTCGCCTCTGCCACGCATCGGCCGAAGTTTTGATCATTCGAGGGGAAGCTCAACACATGACCGACGCATCCGCAAGCGGTTGGCGATCTTTCGCCGCTACGCTGGGAAAGCCGCGCCTTGCCGCCGACGCCGCGCCGAAGATCGCCGCCGGCGTCGTCTTCCGCGGGACGTCCGAGATCGTCGATCTCACGGGCTTCGGCGGCGCGGCGCACGACGCCGCGGGCTGGCGCGGGCTCGCGATGGACGCCGAGCACTGGATCACGATCCATCCCAACGGCCCCGACAACAAGGGTCAGCCCGCGCTGATCAACGGCGCAGGGCAGATCATCGGCGGCGCCGGCGGCAAGCTCAACGGCAAGTTCGTCAATCCGAGCAGCAAGAGCGCGGCGAAGTCCGGCTCGACCAGCCAGCACTCGCCGGCGATTTGGCTCGGCCCTGGACCGGAGAAGCGGCTCGCGCTTCCGAAGCCCGCCGAAGCGCCGAAGCCGCCGGAAGCGCCGCCGTTCGATCCGCGCGCCAAGAACCCGCACCCCTACGGCAGCAAGGAAGCGTACGAGTTCGAGAGGGTCAAGAAGGCCCATCTGTCGGATGAGGCCAACAAACTCAGCGAGAACGCCAAAACGCTCGACGAACACCGCAAGGCGATGGCCGCGCACCATGCGGCTTATTTGTCGTGGAAGGATTGGGCGAAGACCCGCCGAAATGAAATGAACAACCACGCTTTTGGTTACAATAAACACAAAAGCGAAATTAAGCGCCTCGAAAAAGAAGCCAAAAAGGATCAGCCCAAGACTAAGAAAAAGGCTGAATCGACGGGCGGAAAATCGTTTGCCAAAGATACGCCAAAAGAAATTCACGACTACATGAAAGAGCGCTTCGGCCTCGGTTTCATCAACGGCGTTAAGCACGGCGACGACAAGAAGGCGTTCTCCGAGTGGTATAAACACCCGGATAAGGACGGCGAAGATGGCAAGGCCAAGCGTGAGCAATACAATAAGATCATTGAGGCCAAGCGAAGCGACCCGGGCTACCGCATAAAGGGGCACACCCCGATCGATATCACGCAGTCCGGCGCCTCGGCGAAGGGCATGCGGGAGATCGTCTCGCAAGTGAATGACGCGCTGACGAAGTTGGAAGCCGACGGCTTCGACGTCAAGAAGGCGCTGTCGAAGGCTCATGTCGTCTTGGCGGCGGGCTCGACGGGCAAGTCCTGCGGCCATGCATGGTACAGGAATGAGCCCGGCAAGGGTGATGTCGGGTATTTTTCGATCAGCCCGTCGAAGCGGGGCGAATTCAATCAAGGGCAAGCCGAAGCCAACGACGCGCGCATCGCTGCGGGAAAGGCGAATTGGTCCGTCAGCGCATCGAGCAAAGACCAAGCGCGCGCGACTATTGTTCATGAACTCGCGCACGCCCTTGGCCTACGATCGAGCGTTCGGTCAGCCGACCGGCTTATGGGCGTGCTGCAAAAGCTGAATATCGACTACACGACGCGGCAGAAGTGGATCCGCGAGAATATCAGTGAATACGCGACGACGAACATCAAAGAAACCGACGCGGAGCTCGCCGCGCTGGTAACGTCGCCGGAATACAAGCGCGGCACGTTGCCGAAAGAGCTCGAAGATCATGTCGACTGGCTGTTCGATCACAAGGGGCGCGACCATGCGTAAGCTCATGCCGGTCCCGAAAGACCCGAATTACGAGCTGCCGGAGATCTCCGAGGAAGAGTTCAGCAACCCGGACGCCGGCGACACCGACAAGATGCTCACCGCGACCGGCGGCTGGGACGATTATCCGGACAACGATGACGCGGGGGAAGAGATGGCGGGCGACGGAACGATGGCGCTTGATACAGCGGTGCGGCGCGGCCTCGCGCGGCTCGCGATGGATGCCGACAAGTGGATCACCGTCCACCCGAACGCGAACGGCCCCGGGACACCGGTCCTGATCGGCGAGAACGGCGAGATCAAGGGCGGCATGGGCGGCAAGTTCAACGGGAAGCCGATCGGCGAGGCGCGCGGCGCCGGCAAGGGCCGCGCGAACTCGCGCACGAGCGCGCACGCCGCGTTCTCCGGCCCGGGCTCCGAGCATCTGAGCGACAAGCCGAAGCCGAAGGCGCCCCGCCCCTCGCACGAGATCAAGAACGCGATCTCCGAGCTCTCCGCCAAGCACTTCAAGGAGCGCGACGAGGCCGACAAGGCGGCTTACGCCAAAGCGCACGAGCACATGACGCGGACGAAAGACGTCGCCGCCGCCGAGAAGATGCACGAAGAGGCGATGCGCGCGAACGGCAAGCGCCACGACGAGAAGATGAACGGGCCGGAAATGAAGGCCCTGGAACAGGAGTTCGTCGCCGCCCGCAACGCCGAGAAAGAGGCCATGCGCGCGGGCGGGCGCAACGTGGATAAGGATCTCGCAAACGCAACGCGCCGTGCCCATGAGGCCTACAGCGCCTATGAGGCCGCGATCAGAAGCCCGACGCGGGCCGCGCGCGCGAAGGGCGACAAGCACTTCAGCGACTACGCGAAGGCCAACGCCGAGATCGAAAAGCTCGGCGGCGAGAGCTACGCCACGCTGAAGAACAAGAAGGCCTTGCTCGACGAGCAGATGCGCGGCAGCGACGACCCCGCCCTGGCCAAGGGCGCCGCCAAAGCCGCCAAGCCCGCCAGCGCCAGCACTGGCGTGCCGGCTAAACCCAACGACCTGATGCGCAAGTTCTGGGCAGGCCAAGCCGAGCGCGGCGCGAAGCCTCAGCCGCTTTACGCCGTCGTCAGCCAAGGTGGCGAGCAGCCGGCGGGTCACGTCGTCGGCTGGAGCGTGAACAAAGCCGCGGCCGAGCGCGACGCGGACAAGCGATCGGGCAGCGGCAAGTGGGAGGTCCAGAAGGTCGACCCGCCGAAGGAGGCGGCCGGCGCGTCCGGCAACGCCGCCCCGGCTCAAGAACCGGCCGGAAATCCAGACGTCGCCTGGGCCGCGAAGTTCTCACAGTCGGCCAAGGGCAAGCCGGCTGAGGGCAAGGGCGCCGGCCTGAAGCTCGGCGGCCTCGGCTACCGCAGGGTCGCGGGCGAAGGCGGCGCGATCGAGAGCCACAAGTCGCAAGCCTCCTTCTCCGACAAGGACCATTTCGCCAAGCTCGACGCGCACATGAAGGCAAACGGCTTCAACCCGGTCGAACACAGCCGGTTGCCGCAGTGGTCGAACGGCGAGCACACCTTCGAAGCCGCCCCGGAGGGCGCCGGCGGCGAGCGCGGTCACCAGCTGCGCAAGACGCAGGCGGTCGGGTCGCAGGACCCCAAGGAACCTGCGGCCAAGCCCGAGGCTACCGCGGGCGGTTCGCCGACGTCCATGAGCGTGCAAGACTACGTCCGTCAGGAACGCGCCAAGGGCCGCAGCCAAGTTGACGCGGTACAAGAGTGGTCGCGCGCGAACCGCAGCACCGCCGCCAAGCCCGCCGAGTTCAAGGCTCCCGCCACAGCGCGTAAGCCGGCTACGCCGCCGAAAGATCACCACGACGGCGGGAAGATCTTCGGGCACGAGTGGGCCGATATCCAACGCATGCAGAACAAGGAGGGGTCGCTCGGCCGCCAGCAAATCACCGGCGCGCCGAATTTGCCAGCGCCGACCGACAAAGACTACGAGGCCCTGAAGCAGCACGGCTCGATTGAGGCGCTGAAGAACGCCGGCATGCACGGTATTGTTGATCGGCTTAGCCGTGGCGATCCGGAAAAGCTCGCTGCGGCCTCCCCCTCCCCCGCCAAGCCCGCCGAGAGCGATCTCGACAAGCCTTTGCCGCAGCACGAGGTCGCGGCTCACACAGCGATCAACGCGGCGCGCGAGTTTAACGCCAAGGGCGACCGCAAGGCGACCATTGACGCGCTTCAGCAAGCGCTCGGCCACGTTCACGGCAAGAGCCCGGACCTGCAGCGCCAGATCGAGGGAACACTGGCTAAATTCGGAGCGGCCTCCCCTAAATCTGGCGGAGGCCCGATCGACGCGAGCACCGGCAAGCCCTACGTCCCGACCGAGCGCGAGAAGCAAGGATTCGCCCGCGGCGGCGCTGAATACAACGTCTCGCCGATAGAAAATAAGCCTGCAGCCCGCCCCAAAGCCAAGGACGCCGCTATGGACGCCTGCCCTATCGCCGCCGGCCTGCGCAAGCTCGCCGCGGCCGCCAAGCCCTCGCGTGCGCCTGCGCGCGACTGCCCGGCGCCGGCGATGGACGCCGACCCGCTCCGCCGCGGCCTGCGCGCCCTCGCGCTCGATGCCGGCAAATGGGACGAAGGCAAGCACAAGCGCGGCCAGCCGGGCAACGCCGGGCAGTTCGGATCCGGCGGCGGCGGCGCGAAAGCGAAGCCGGCCAAGGGCGGCAAGTCGGAGGCCAAGCCCGCGTCGAAGGCCAAGGGCGGCGAAAAGGCCATCACGCCGCCGAAAGACGCCAAGGGCCGCCCCATGATTTTCACCGGCCATTCCGGCTACCAGCCCATGCCCTCGAAGGCTGACGTGTCCAAAGCCGTAGGGAAGCCCGCTGGCGGCCCCGCCGCGAAGCCGACGCCAACGGCCGCGGCAAAGCCCGCCCCCGCCCAGGCGGCCAAGCCCGCCGCGCCAGCGGCCGCAAAACCCGCTGCAGCTCCTGCAGCTCCTGCGGCTCCTGCGGCGCCCGCGGTCGCCGAGGCGCGCCCCTACCGCCCCGGCCTGAAGGCGCACGGCCCCGAATGGGCGTCGGAGCGCAAGAACCTCTGGCGCAAGTCCGCGCCGTCGGACGTCAACAAGCTCATCGCGATGTCGCCCGAAAATCAGAAGGCGCTCGCCGACGTCTGCGCCGCGGCCGCCCAGGACATCGGGCTCAAGTGGAAGGATCCGGGCGTCAAGAAGACCGATCGCATCATGGAGAAGCTCGAGCGCGGCAAGACCGTTCAGGAGGTCAACGACGCGGTGCGCGGCGGCTTCGACACCCCGATGCCCGACCAGAGCGACAAGGTGGTGCGCCAGCTCGCGCGTCACTTCGAAGTCGCCGACGAGGGCTGGACGAAGACGCCAGAGGGCTATTTCGACCGCAAGGTGATGGTGCGCTTCAAGAGCGGCCAGATCGGCGAGGTCCAAATGTGGGCGCCCGGCATGCTCGACGCCAAGGAAAAGCAAGGCGGCCACGATATGTATCAGGAATGGCAGAAGTCAAAGGATCCGGTCGCCCGGACCGAGCTGTCCAACAAGATGAGCGCGCTTTACAAGGGCGTTCAGGACAAGCTCGATCCGGCTTGGCATTCGATCTTCCGACCGAACGTCGCCTGATTTACGGCGCCGTCGGGAGGCCGACGTCAGGGAACATGCGCTCGAAGACGTCCTGGGTCACGACCCGGGACTTGCTCATGACGTCGGCGCCGTTGTCTTCCGGCTCCCGCCACCGGCCCTCGACGTATTCGAAGCAGTAGGTTCCGAGTCCCTTCGGCGTGTCCAGCGTCGCGACTACGGCGGGCACCCCGTCGAGGTCGCAGTAGTTCGTGATCTTGAATTGCATTTCAGTCTCCTTTTCTTCGGTAGGAACCTGCTCATCTCACGTCCAGCTGTCGCTTGATCTTGCAGGCGGCGAGGATCTCCTTCGGCGTCAGGCCATTCCTCGCCATGTAGGTCAGGACGATCTCGACGGCGATCGGAATCGGCCTGTCGCCGGACGCCCAGCGGCGCACCGTGCGCCCGTCCAAGTCGAGGAACCGCCCGACTTGCGTCTGGGACATATCGAGCACCTTGAGGAGAGCCGAGAACTTTCTCGCCCTCTTGCGCAGCGCGGGGTCATGAGGCAGCGGGCGCGTGCGCCTCAGCGTCCGCCCGTCTACCGGGTGCGAGGTTTTCACTTCCATGCCTCCAAGATCTCCCGCGCCGACGCATATTTCGCCGCGAGCCGCTCGCGCTCGCGCGCCGGCAGCAACGCGAGCCTCGCCGGGTCGGAATTATCCTTTAGGTCGGCGCGCTTGATGGCGATCAGGCCGGCGTCGCGCGAGGCTGTGATCGCGGCGACGTAGGCGCCATAGTCGGCGCCTTTCCACTTCGTCAAGCGCTGGACAAGCCAGACCGTCCGCTCGCTGTAGCCGCTCAAGTGCAGGTCGCGCGCGGTCAGGTCCGTGTCCTCGAGGACATCATGCAAGAGCGCGGCGTGGCGCTCGTCGTCCGTCGCGGCCGCGGGCAGACCCTCCATGACGCGGACGCAATGCTCGACGTAAGGCTCCCCGGCCTTGTCGACGACGCCGAAGAACAGGCGGCGGACAAAGGCTTCGGTCTCGATCAGGGTTGGGGTCACCGGTTCCGTCCTTTTGCGTAAAACCCCGTACGGGGAATGTTAGGACTTTTTGTCCTGTTTGTCAATTTTCGCCCGCCTCACTCCGCGGCTTGGCGCTTCGCCAGATACTCCTGCCGCTCGCGCTCGATGATGACGAACTTCGGAGCGTCCCATTCGGGCTTCACCGGCTCGATCCTGACGCGGCCGTGATGCTCGACGCGCGCGATGCGCAGATGCGGCTGAAACCGCGCGAGCAAGCGCACGATGAGGTCGTGCGTCATGTAGACACCGCCGGTGAACGTTTCCTTGTGCCAAGGGCGCGGCCGGCTGTCGGCGCGCCCGTAGCGCTTCCGCATGTCGAAGTAGGCGACCGCGTCGCAGTCCGCGGGATAGTCGCCGTTCCACGGGCCGCGCAGCAACACCACGTCGAAGGGCGGCTCAAACTGCCCCTCGGGCGCCATCCGGATCCGCCAGCACCGGCCGCCATAGCCGTCATCGCGCGAGGTCAGCCAAGCCTCATCCACTTGGCTCCATGTCAGCGAACCGGCGTGCGAATTCTCCTCGTGGAAGCCCTCGGGGCTCCGGCGCCAGTAGCGGGCGCCGTCCTTGTGCCACAACACGCCCTCCGGCATAGGGCTGCCGACCGTCTTGACCTTGAGATGCGGAGGGTTGCAGAAGTGGCCCATCCACTCGATCTCGACGCCCTTCGCCCAGGCGGGCAGCGGCTGCGGCCCGATCGGGGGTTCGATCCATGTGAAGGTCGGTTCCGTTCGCATCAAGGTTTCTCCTGCTTCTTTGACGAGGCGACGACGCGCCTCTCGACGACAATCCAGTGGGCGAGCTCGCGCTCGGCGAGCTGGCGGGCCTCTTCCAGGGTGCGGGCCGAGCTGTGCGGCACGGTCCAGGTCCTGCCGCCGTCGCCGTCTTGCAGGACCCGGACGACCTCGTAGCGGGTCGGCCAGATCATGCCCGCCAGACCAAGAAGCCGGTCGGGATATTCGTGCCGCTCTCGCTGAAGCTGGCGACCGGAAGGTCGTGCCACTCGCCGCCGTGTTCCTTGGCGACCCCGTGGTCATATTCCGCGCTCGCCGGCAGGATACAGGCCAGCGTCCCGCCGGGCTTCACGAAGCGTTTCGCGTGGGCGAGATGCTTCATCCAGTGGCGGCCGCTGAAGGGCGGGTTGAGAACCACGAAGTCGAAGAGCGGCTCCGCCGGGCGCTCGAGAAAGTTCGCGACGATGACGGCGTGCCCCTTGGTCTTCGCCGCGGCGGCCCGGGCCGGGTGGACCTCGACGCCGAGCCCGCGGTGGCCGCGCTCGCGGATCACGTCGAGGATCCGGCCGTCGCCGCATGAGGGCTCGAGAACCGCCCGCGCCGGCGTGGCGTCATTCCAGCGGTCGCGCGTCGGCGCCAGCCCGATCTCGTCAAGCACGGTCTCGATCGCCTTGCGCGGGGTCGGGTAGAACTGGAGATCAGCCGAGACGTTCGTGCTGGCGCGCTTCGCCTTGGGCGCGTCGTCTTCGGCGTCCGGCAAGACCTCGCCGTAGAACTCCGCCAGCGCGCGGTTGATGTCGAGCAGCGTCGGGGCATCGAAAATGACGTGCCCGTTGCCGTTGAGGAATTTCTTGAGCGTGACACCGCGCGCCGGCGGCGTCCATTCCACGTCCTTGCCGTCGCGATAGGCCTTGATCGGGGAGCCGTCGAAGGCGACCTCGCCGGCGCGGTGCTCGAACCCGCCCAGGCGGTCGACGCGCGTGAGCTCGTCGTGCTCGACGAGAGGCTTCCCCTGGGCGGCTGCGAGCGCGTTCAGGATATCGCGCAGCCGGTCGCGGCCCCAAGAGCCATAGCCGCCGACGTTCCCGATGATGACCCGCTTCGGCAAGCCGGCGACGCCGATCTTGACCTTGCTGTGCGACTTGTAGGCAGGATCGAGCCCGCTGAAAACCTCGGCCAGTCCGCGCAGCGCATGAAAGCGCGGCTGCAACAGGTATTTGCCGAACGTCGCCTTGGCGTTGTCGAGCGTCAGCGCCGGCGGATCCGCGAGCGTCTGCTCGAAAAGCTTCTTGTCCTTGGCGCTGGCGAGGCGCTCAACGTCCAGGCGGCGATAGACCGCCTTCCAGCCCGACTTGCGCAAGTTCAGCTTGATCGCGTTCTCGTAGAACCGGGCGTCGGTGAACACGCTCTCGGCATAGACGCCTTGGATGCAGGTCGCCGACCTCATCGCGGTTTGCGCGGCTTCGAAGCGGGCGATGGACTCGCCGAGCCCGGCAATCTTGGCGTCGTATTCCTCGACGATATCAGCGACGGTGACCGGCAGGGCGATCGTGCGGTTGGACATTCAGATTTGTACCTCCGAGGTTAGGCGGCGAGCGCCTTGTTGACGTGGTAGGACGATATCGTCGCGATCGTGTCGCCGGTGTCGTCGCATTCGGCGTAGACGAAACCGGCCGTCGACATTTCGCGCATTGTGAAAAGGTGCATGTTCGAGCCGAGCGCAATGCCCTCAAAGCGGGCGAAGGCGTCGAAGTTGCCGAACTTGCGAACGATGCGGTTCGCCTTTGTGTTGATCAGGTAGACCGGGGTTGTTTCGGTGAGGCGGGTCATGCCTGGGCTCCCTTTCTGGCGATTTCGGCCTCGAGCCGGGCGATGTTCTTGGACAGCGCCCAATTCGTGATTCCGGTCCAAGCGTCCCGCGCGTGCTGGTCGGCCGCGAACCGGGCGCCGCTCTTGACGATCAGGGCGGCGTAGTAGCGCAGCGCCTTTTCGGTCGGCTGCTGGCGGAACGGCACGGCGCCGTTGTTCTTGATCACGGCGAAGACCTGCTCGGCGGTGGCGGGCATCACGCGACGATCCCACGCTGGGCGAACCACGCCAAGATTTCGGGTTCCTTGCAGTAGGCGAGAAGATCAACGAGGCTCGCTTCGGCCATGCGGTCGCGTTCCTCGACAGGAACGGCCTTTTCGATGAACGCCGTCTGATTGGCGTTGTCTTCCGCCTCTTCGATCAGGTTCCCGGCAAGATACGCGACGGAACCGTTGGCGGCGGCGTTGGATTCGTCTAGCAAGGCCTGAAGCTTGGTCATCGCGAAACTCTCCTCGCCCTTACATTAGGACCTTTTGTCCTAATGTCAAGTCGAGCTGAGCCGCTCCGGCGCCCTAAATCAGGGCCGCGACATTGCGCCTCGGTAGATCACTCCGGAGCCTTCGGAATCGGCCCCGTCACGACGAAGCCCTCCGCCCGGAGCCGCGCGCGCTGCGCTTTGAAACCCGCCGTCCAACCGGCGAGGATCCCGTGGCGGTATCCGAAGGAATAGCCGGTCGCCGCGCAGAACACGCCGATCGAGATGCCGGAGATCGCGCCGACAAGGGCGGCGAGCATTTGGTCGGTCATTGGGACTCCTCGACTTCGTTGACCTCGAACCGTCCGGCCTCGATCCCTGCCTCGTGCCCTTCGCCGACGGCGCATTGATCGAGCATCTCGGTTTTCGCGGCAGGGATGGCGGCTTCCGCCGCGGTGCGTGAAGGGAACGCGCCCATCGGGAGCGATCCCTGACCGTCGGCGCGAATCCAGTGGAGCTTGAATGTCTTTGCCATGGCGTTTTCCTTGATCATGCCGACCCCGTGAGCCGACGAGGATTGTGTCAGGCGGAGACCGTCTCGTCGAACCGCGCGGCGGCCGCCTCGAACTTCGCCGAGCCCTTCCGGCCGAACCGGCGCCCGTAAATGTCGCGGAGGATCTCGACGGCGCGGCCGGTCGGCGGGCGCCCCGCCTCGATCGCGTCGGCGATCTCGCTGCACCATGAGCTTTCCGCGCTCCGCAGAGCCGGGAGCATGAAGGCGAACCGCTGCGCCCGGGCGACGAGCGCCGCGGCGGCCGCCTCGCGCTCGGCCTTCTCCCGCGCGAGCCGCTCGGCGTTGTCGATCTCCCATTGCGCCCTCTCGGCGCGCCACGCGGCCGCCCTGGCCTCTCGCTTTACGGCGGCGGCCGCTTGGCGCTTCTCGCGCGCCAGCTTGCGGGCGGCCTCGTCAACGGCCTTGACGAGCGGCTTGTCGACGTGGCCGAGCTTGCGGATGCAGTCGCATCCGATCGCGGACCGGCGGCCTTCCGCCGATTCAACGATGAAATTAAGCATGATCGCCATGCCGCAATGCTTGCACGTCCCGCAACCGGGCGGGAGCATGGCGATTCCGCGCTGGTAGGCCGCGGGGTTCGATTCCGCGAGCGAGATCGGCGGGATCTGCGCCACGGCGACGAGCTTGAACGGCGCCTCGCCAAGGCCGGAGACTGTGAACGGGTGCGTCATCTGCAAAATCCCTTCGCGCCTACGATAGGACAAAAAGTCCTATCGTGTCAAACAACAACCGAGCCGCCTCGTGCGGCTCGCTGTCGCGGTCATTCCTCCTCTTCCGTCGGCAAGGTGCTGATCGCGTTCTCGAGGTCGTCGGCGCATTGGTCGAGCTCGGCGAGGCGGCTTTCGTCGGCCTCGAGCTTCTCGGTCGCCTCCAGCCCCTTCTCGCTCTCGAGCCACTTCTCGGACCGGGCGTCGTGTTTCTCGCGGCGCGCCTCGATCGCCCCGCGCTTCGCCTCGACGAGCGCGCGGAGCTGCTCGACGATCTCGTTGACGCGCGTCTCCCACTTCACGAGACGGTTGTGTTCGGCCTTGGTGAGCATCTCTCGGGCTCCTGGGTCAGGTTGCGGGGGTTTCGATCTCCGGCGGCAGCGGCATCCAGCCGAGCGGCTTCAAGTTGGGATGCAGCGGCTGGTCGGCGTGGATCCAGCGCCACGTCGGATCCTCGGCGTTCTCGCCATAGACGGCCTCGCCGACGCAGCCGCCGGTCGTGGCGAGGATCACGCACTCGTCGACGGGCGCTGTCTCGATCGGGCGATAGGAGACGCCCTTGCGCAAGATGGCGATTGTGGCGTCGACCTCGGCGAGCCTCGTGGCCGTGTCCGTCATCCATTCGAGGCTGTCTCGCGGAGCGCCGCCCTTCAGCTTCGCCTCGAAGGCTTCCGCGTCCAGATCTGTGGCGCGCAGATTATGCAGCGCCGTCAGGTCGTGGGCGACCTTCTCCAGTGTGTGAATCGCGTTGTCGATCAGGTCGATGGTCGTCATGGCGTCAGCTCCGGTCGATTAGGTCAGTCGCCGAGAAGCGGAGCGCGCGGCCCGGCAAGAGATCGAGGCGGACATGGACGCGCTCGCGGCCGATCTTGACGACGGCGCCGCACCGGGCGCCCCTCATCCACAGATCGAAGTGCGGGGAGATCTCGACGCGCTGGCCGACGCGAAAGTCGGAAGGGGTTGAACCGTAGTTGTGCATGATGCGTCTCCTTTTAGTAACGGCGAAACTCGATCGCCTCGATCTCGGTGACGTCGCGCTCGCCGCGGAGCTGCGCGCCCCAATAGCCGTCGAGCAACTGAAGCCACTCGATCTCGCCGAGCGTCGAGAAGTGGTCCCAGGCGCGGCGCGCGGCGACGCAATTGGCCGGCGGGCGCTGCTCGTAGCGCTTGCCCGTGCCCTGACGGAAGACGGCTGAAAGGTTCATGCCGCGCATCAGGCGGTTTCCTTTCGATTGGCTTGGTCGGTGAGCGCTCGCCATGCTTCCCATTCCAGCGCCTCGCCCGCCTTGATGCTTTCGCCGTCGCACATGGGCACGCGGCGCAAGCCGAGATAATTGAGGCTGAACCTGCGCGCCTTGCCGCACGCGCAGCACACGAATTCGTCGGACCAATTCTTCGCGCTGTAGCGGAGATAGAGGCCTTTGCGGCGCTTGCATGGGGCGGGGTTGTGCATGGTCGACCTCAATAGAAGTATTTCGGAGGCTCCGGCGCATTCGCCAGCTCTTGCTTCAGCGACGCCAAACGCCCGTTGCATAGGGCCAAGTTTTGCTTCGCCAGCACTATGCGATCGAGCAGCCGCTTCCGCGCCGCGTTCTCGCGCTTTATGTCGGTGCGCACGTCGCTTTTGTCTCTGGGCATGGTCCGCGTTCCTCGGATGAGCCCCGCTCGCGCGGGGCGGGGAATGTCAGGCGGCGAGATCGAGCGCGGTGCGCAGCTTCTCGGCGTGCGCCTTGTAGAACTCGAATATTTTGGTGACGTCCGCGGGGCGGAGGTCAGCGGAGCGGCGCCCCTCCTTTTCGACGTAGGCGGCGGTCTCGGCGAGCGCGGAGGCGACGCGGCGGCGCAGGTCGGGATTGGCGCGGATCTGGGCGGCGATGTCTTCGGCGGTCGGCTTGATCATGGCGGAGGCTCTCGGGTGAGCGCCGCTGGCGCGGCGCGGGCTGTGTCAGGCGGCGAGCCGCTCGGCGACGGCGGAGGCCTTGCGGCCCTCGAATTTGGCGTCAGCGACGTGCTGGAGGATCGAGCGCGCCACGTCCTGGGCGTTGTCGTGGCGCTGGACGGCGCGGGTCGGGAACGGATGACCGGCCTGGACGCAAATGGTCAGCCAGTGGTCTCGACCCTTGGCCTCGAGCAGCGCGGCGATGGCGGCGACCTTGGCCTTGGAAACCTCGCGGCTGGTGTGGACGTAGTCGGCGCCGAAGCTGACCTTTTCGCCGTTCAGCATCGAGCTGTGGTGGCTCTTGAGATCCTGCATCCCGTCGAAGGAAGCGCCGGCGAAGCCCTTCACGATCAGATCGACCTGGGCGCTGATCGGGCCGTCAGTCCAAGAGACGTCGATCGACGCGCCCATGGAATAGCTCGAAGACCGGACGGAGAACTTGGTCTCCGGAAAGGCTTCCTTGAGCGCGGCGCGGATGAGCTTGGCGGTCTCGGTGACGGAATAGTGCTTGGTCATCTCAGGTTCCTCTCTCCGGAAACAGAATTAGGACATTTTGTCCTAATGGTCAAGAGGGAAAGTCGGGCTTTTTGTCGCAGCGTGCGAAAATTCATGCGCGGCGGACGCGGACCGGGCGGGCGTCTTCGGCCTGGGCAAGGGCGCGGATCTCGGCGAGCTCGTCGTCGGTGACGTCGCCGGCGACGCGCAGGTCGACCCAATAGCCGGCCCCGCCGACCTTGGAGTCGCGGATCCTGTGCGCGGCGTTCGTCATGTAGCTCTCGCGCGGGTCGCGCAGGCGCACACGCGAGACCGCGGACAGCCAGCGACCGAACGGGCGGCCTCGGAACGCGATCTCGTCGGCGCCCATTGTCTTGCCGCCGCCGGGCAGGCTCCGGCGGCCGATCTCGCGGAAGGCGTCGTCGAAGGTCATGGGCCTTCGTCCTCCGCAAGCAGCTTGCGCACAACCTTGACCGGGAAGCCCGTCTCGCGCGCGATCTTCCTGACCCGGGCCTCTTCGATTTGCCGGCGAAGCCAGTCGGCGACCGCTCGGCAGTCGTCCCCCTCCCCTTCATCACCTTCGTTGACATCGAGCCACTCCGCCGCGGTGCGGAGGGCATCGTCGCTCGGGCGCCTTGGTGCGCGACTCACAGCGGCTGCCCCAGCGCACGGCGCTCGTTCCACGCCTCGATTGCGCGCTCGTCGTCGAGCGCCTCTCTCTGTATCTTGCTGATCATGATCAGGTTCCTCATGGTTGGGGCGCAAAGTTTCTTGACGCAGTTTCGAAAACCTGACTTAGCTTGCGAGGGACCTTTGCGCCTTCGCGGCCGAGGTCCTTTTCAGCTTCAGAACGGTATGTCGTCGGCGTAGAGGTCGGCGGCGAGGCGGGCCTCGTGCTCAGCCTTCCAGCGCGCGAGATCGGTCTTGCGAGCCCAGCCGTAATGAAGGTGAGTGCCCCACTCGTCGCTGTCCGCGTCGACCACGATCTCTTCGCACTCGCTCTTGAGCGCGTATTCGGTCGGCGCGTCGCAGTCCTCGCTGTGCAGCGGAACCATTTCGGGTTTTACGGGTCCGGCGAACAGCTCGGCGACCGTGCAGCCCTCGACGGTCACCTTGCCGACGCCGTCGAAGCTGACCGCGTAGCGCGAGCCAAATTCCGGCGTCTCGCCGACGTAGCGAACCGCGAACTTGCGGGCTCCCTCGGGCGTCTTGAACTTCCGGGTGATCTGGGCGCCATCAACGGCGCTGTAGCGAACGGTCAGCATGGGCGGGGCTCCTCAGAACAATTCGAGCTGAACGGGGCGCGCGGTGCGCACGGCGCGGCGAGCGAGATACTCGTGGGCGTTTTCGAGCCGGCGAGCGCGGCGGTAGACCTCGAATTCGGCGTCCTTGGCTTCGGACTTCAGCGCCCGGTCGATCCAGGCCTGCGCCTCCCGCTTCGAATAGAAGCGCATGTAACCCTCGCCGGCGGCGGCCTCGATCAGCCACATGGTCTTTCCGGCGCCCTTGACGATCTCGTAAGCCATCGCGACCTCCTGTTACCGCACGTTGCCGGTCAGATATTCGCGGGCGAGCATGCCGAAGACGAAGAACCAAGCGGCGGTCTCGAAAAACGCGGTCATCTCGGGAACTCCCGGTCCGGGGGCGAACCACTCCGCCCCGCAGAGCTAGATTAGGACTTTTTGTCCTAATAAGTCAAGCGCAGAACACGCGACAAACCGCCACGGTCAGAACGGGCCGTCGGCTTCGCATTCGCACCCGACGAGAGCCAACTGCATCGCGCTGCATGTGCAGCCGGGCGAGCGGTGGACCGGCTGGCCGTTGCTGTCGCGCTCGACCGCCATCCAGGCCGCATGTTCCGCGGCGCGGCGGGCGTCGTCTTCCTTCGTGTTGAAGAGCCGCTTGGCGGGCATTCCGCACATTTGCGCGTAGCCGCTTTCCCACACGGCCTGACCGTCGCCGAATTCGGCGATCTCGAGCTCGAGGTCGGTCGGTTCCTCGGGCTCGACGCGGCCGAACAGCTCGGCCAGCGTGCAGCCCTCGACCCTGATTTTGCCGACGCCGTCACAGCTCACGGCGTAGTCCGTACCGAACTCGGCATGCTTGCCGACGTGGTGGAAGGCGAATTTGCGGGCGCCTTCGATCGCGCAAAACGAGTCGGTCTTGCCGTACCCGTCGACCGAAGAATATCGGACCCGTATCCTGGGCTTCGCGGCCTCGGCCATGCACGCCTCCTAGTTGAAAAGCTTCGGGAAAAGGTGATTGAGTTTGCCCTTCGGCAGCTCGGCGATCTCGACGCCCTCGCGGGTGATCGCCGCCGTCCCATAGGGGTCGAAGGCGACGCGCGGGTCGATATCGCTCGCCTTGCATGACGCGGCGAACGCCCATTCTTTCGCCTTCTCGTGCTCGGCGAACGGGCCGAGCAGCCATGCGGTCTTCTCGCCGCGCTTCACGGTGCAGTAAAAGCCCGTCGTCATCTGTTAGTTCTCCGGTTGCCAAAGAGTGTGAAGCTTGTTCGCCGCGTCCAAGCGGACCGCGCGAAGGTGTTGAAGCGTGACGCCGTTCTTCCCGGCTTTGGCGCGCATCGCTTGCGCCGCCGCGACGGCTTCGCCGGCGCCGGGATACGGCAGAGACAGCGGAACGAAATCGCACCAAATAACTGCGAAGATTTCGGGTTTCATCTCCGTTTTCCCTTTCGCTGGTGAGGTAGCCGCCCGGCTTCGGCCGCGGCGACGAGCGCCACGTCGGACGCCTCTTGCAGAATTCGCTGAACGTCGGCCTTCAGCTCGGCGTTGCTGGGCTCGCGGCCCAGGCGGGCCTTGAGCGCTTCGTAAATCGTCGGTTGGCGCATCGTCGGGTCGATCCTCTGGGAATAGCGCCGCCGCAGCGGCGCGGGCTGGTTACGCGACGCACTCGATGCGCCGCTCGATCACGACCCGGAAGGTCTCGAAGTCGCGCCATTCCGCGATCGGCTCGTGGCGCTCGTAGTAGCTCCGCAGATTCCGCTCATCCAAGACGAAGCGCCTGAACCCGTACAGCTCGTCGGTGACGCGGTCCGAAACGAGGAAGCGATTGAGCTTCCGGACGTTGTTGGCGAACGCCACGGCGCGGTCCGCGATCCGTTCAGTCCTCATGTTCCTATCTCCGGCCCGGGGGAGAACGTCTCAACCCCGCAAAACACAGATTAGGACAAAAAGTCCTAACGTGTCAAGCGGCGATTTTGCCGCACCCGCAACCCCTCGGACCCCATGAAATGCTGATCGCGCTCGATAGGTCGTCGGTTCGAACCTTCGACGAAGACGGCCATTTGCGCGTCTCCACGGCGAACATCAGCAAGGCGGCCATCAATCCGTATCTCGGCAAAGAGATCCCCGGATGGCGCGAGCTCGGGCTCGAATCCAACCGGATTTACAAGCTCCTGCGTCACCCCGACGAGCTCGAAAAGGCGGCCCCTTCCTTCGCCGGGAAGCCGATCTTGATCCAGCACACGCCGATCGACGCCGAGGATCACCCTCACGACAAGGTCGCCGGCGCGGTTGGAACCGATGTTTCTTTCGCTCGCCCGTACCTGAAGGCGCCCCTCACGCTCTGGGACGGCGAAGCAATCAACCGCATCAAGAGCGGCAAACAGCAACAACTATCGTGCGGCTATCGCTACCGCCCCGACATGACGCCGGGGACCTACCAAGGCGAGTCCTACGACGGAGTCATGCGCGACTTGATAGGCAATCACCTTGCCCTCGTCGAAGAGGGGAGAGCCGGGCCGGACTGCATCGTCGGGGACTCGGCTGCCGAAATCGGCTGGTCAGTCATTGAGGCAGCACTGTTGTCGTTTCGCTAACTGCGCGGCTCTGGCTTTCCGTGCTGAGGCGCTTCGCTGCTCGGGGGTCAGTTTCGAGTTGAGGGCTTCGGCGCCCTTTGCTCCGTTCTCGGCGAGCTGGTCACGGGTCAGCTTGGCGACGCAAATCAATCCTCCAATCAGGAGATCGCTCTGATGAGCCCTCTCGGCGCGGCTCTGCGTCAAAATTTCGCAAGTCCAAAGGAAGCGATGAAGGCCCTGGGGCTGGACGCTTCTCTGCTCGCGGAGGCCGGCGGAGCCGGCGGTTTCAACGAAAAGGAAAATTCGCAGATGGCTCGTAAGCCCCTTACTCGCAAGGCGGCGCTGGTGCTGGGGGGCATTACGGCTCACTTCGCCCCGCGCTTCGCCCAGGATCAAGCAATCGACTTCACGTCGATCGTCGCCGGCATCAACCACAAGAATTATGCGGAGCGTCTCCCGGTGCTGTCCGCGGCTGCGCTCAAGGCGGTCGAGGGCCGGCTCGCGGTCGACGCGGACGCCGAGGGCCTCGCGAAGCTGCTCGACGCGCTGGCGGGTTCGGCCCCGATCGAGGCCAAGGACGACGCGGAACCGGTGACGGATCCGAGCGCTGCGCCGCCGCCCAGCGCCGGAGAGCTCGACGAAAACAAGGGCAAGGACCCCGCGGTTGACCCCGCCGCTGTCGGCGAGAGCGAAGGCGGCGTCGAGGGCGGAGGCGAAGGCGCCGTCAACGAAGACGTCGAGGGTGACGGCGACGGCGACGCCATCGCGATGGCGCGCTCTTTCCTCGCCTCGAAGCTCTCCCCCGAAGACATGAACCATTTCAACTCGCTCGTCGCCAAGATCGGCGCCGAGGAGACGCCCGCGACCGACAGTGAAGAGCAGGTCGACCCCGGCGCCCAAACCGAAACCGCCAGCCCGGCGGACGGCGAAGTCGATCCCAACGCCAACGATGAAGAGGACAACGATATGGTCACCAGACCCGCGATGGACGCGGCTCTCACTGCCGCCGTCGCGGCGGAGCGCGCCTTCAACAAAGCGACCTTCTCCGCGAAGGAGTCCGTTGAGGCTGCGATCGGCAAGGTCGTGACCTGCGATAGCGCGACCGACTACTACCGCCTCGGCCTCAAGGCCTTCGGCGTCAAGGGCGTCGACACCCTGCCCTCGGCCGTACTGAAGGTGACCTTCGATACGCTTGCTGAGGCCCGCAAGGGGGCCGCGGTCAAGCCGACTCCGAAGATCGCGCAGGACGCTTCCGCAGCTGCGGAATACGCGAAGCGTTACCCCAACGCGAACCGCCTCGTGCGCTGACCTCCTCCCTCCTCATCAATCAAGGGTAACTCCCCATGCCTTTCCCGAATTCCATGCAGATGACCCAGGCGCCTGCCGTTGAGGGTGATCTGGCTTCGCTCAACCCCCGCCGCGTTCTTCCCGGCGCGGCTGGCTCCTGGGTCGCTGGCGCTGGCGGCGTCACGGTCGGCCGCTTTGCTTGGGGCGACGTCGCCGCCACCGACTCCGTGCTGATCAACAGCGCCGCGTCCGGCGCGCCGAGCTGCATCGTCGCGCGCGAGTTCGGCGACCCGATGATCACCACGTACCTCGCCGAAGGCGGCATGACCATCCCGCAGGGTATGCCCGTCGGATTGCCGCTGATTGAAGCTGATGTCTGGGTCAAGGCGACCATCGCCACCGCCGCCGTCGGCCAGAAGGCGTTCGCCAAACTCGCCGACGGAACCGTCCAGTTCGCCAATACCGGCGCGACCGTCACTGGCTACGTCGAGACCAAGTGGTACGCGGCGACCATCGGAACAATCAACGGCCTCGTGAAGATCACCTCGACGTCGATCGATTAATCGCGCGTTACAAGGATCAATCAAACATGAACAAGCATAAGGACTTCCCGCGCCTTGAACGCGAGTGGGGCATCCATACCGACGCGAACGACTACGTCCCCGACGAGTTCCGCAGCGATTGGCAGGGTGCGCTGGATGCGCTGCCCACGCTCGTCACCACGAGCTCTGCCGGCATCCCGTTCTGGATGACCAACTACATGGACCCGGAGACGGTCCGTGTCCTCCAGGCCCCCAACGAAGGCGCCAACATTCTGGGCGAGCGCAAGACGGGCGACTGGACGACCCGCACCGCGACCTTCACCGTGGTTGAAAACACGGGCGAGATCTCCGCGTACGGCGACCGTAACACCAACGGCCGCTCCAACGTCAACGCCATCTTCCCGCAGCGCCAGAGCTTCTTGTTCCAGACCGTGCTCGACATCGGCGACAAGGAGATCGACGAGGCGGGCGAAGCGAAGATCAATTGGGTGCAGGAGCAGAACACGTCGGCGGCTTCGACGCTCGACAAGTTCATGGACTATATCTATCACTTCGGCGTTTCCGGCCTCCAATGCTACGGCCTCCTCAACGACCCCTCGTTGCCGGCGGCCGTGACTCCGGTCACCAAGGCGATGGGCGGCACGAGCTGGGGCACGAACGGCGCCTATGCGGCCCCGACCGAGATCCTCAACGACTTCCAGATCCTCTTCAACGACTTGGTGACCCGGACCTTCGGTCGCGTGAAGACTAAGGATTCGCTGACTTTCGCGTGCTCGCCGTCCCGCGAGGCCGCGCTGGTGTCGACGAACTCCTTCGGCATCTCGGCGATGGACACCATCAAGAAGGCCTACCCGAATCTGAAGGTGAAGACCTCGCCGCGCTACACCGTCAACAGCATTGAGAACGTTCAGCTCATCGCCGACAACTACGACGGCAAGTCGCCGGGCTTCTGCTCCTTCAACGTCAAGATGAAGGACCATCCGATCATCCGCCAGCTCTCGAGCTACCAGCAAAAGAAGACGGCGGGTTCCTGGGGCGCGATCATCAAACAGCCGATCGCCATCTCGACCATGACCGGCGTGTGACCGCGCCGACCAAACAGCTCCCGCGTCTGTCACGACGCGGGATGCGGCAATCCCGCCACGGCCATTCTCCGAGAGATTTCATGTCCACTGCTCCCGCCTCGACCTCCGCGTCGACCGTTACCGTTGCCTCGAAGCTTCCATTCTCGCTCCGTCTCCAGCTCCAGAAGAAGTTGAGCAGGACCGAGGACGCCTTCGGCGGCGGCGTCCGCGAGGTGGTCTCGCGCATCAAAGACGGCCGCACCCTCGTCATCGAGGGCTGCTCGAGGCCGGTCGGCGTCGACAGCGAGAAGCAGCTCGTTGGCGGCTTCGCGCTGACGCACAACGTCGACGCCGAATTCTGGAACACATGGCTCGCAGAGAACGGCGAATTCCCGCCGGTCGAGAAGGGTCTCATCTTCGCGACGCCGAAGGCCGGCGGCACGGAAAGCGAAGCCCGCGACCGCCGCTCGCTCATCTCCGGCTTCGAGCCCGTCAATCCGGACGCCGTGCCGGCCGAGTTCGCCGGCGTCACCAAGGACTCGTAATTTCCTCTTAGGATCAAGGATCTCGGCCAATGTTCCGAATCATGACGACCAACGTTGGCGACGTCCCGTCCAACGCTCTTCCGAATGACACCGCCGCCCTCGCCGGCGGCGCCGCCGCGCCGGGCTCCTTCAGGGCATCCGGCAACCTGTGGATGCAGGCGCCGGCGGGTGGCGCAGCGCCGGCGGGCACGGCCGCTGACTATGTCGTCGCCACCGCCACGATCCCGGCGGCCGCCTTCGATCAGGCGAGCCGCACGATCGAGGTCTGGGCCGCGGGTTCCTTCGGCGCCAACGCCAACACCAAGACGGTGAAGCTTATCGTCGCCCCGACGACCGCGAACATCGGCGCCGCCGTCGTTGGCGGCACGACGGTCGCGACCTCGGGTGCGGTGACGACCAACGGTCAGGGTTGGTCGATGGAGGCGCAGCTCACCAAGACCGGCGCGTTCGGCTCCAACACGCAGAGCGCGATTCATTTCGCGACGCAGGTCGGCGCCGCTTCCGCGGCGCTGACGAATCCGCAGTCCCTGACCCTGACCGAGGCCGCCACGGTCACGGTCGCGGTCACGATCAACTGCGCCACCCTCGCCGCGGACGCTGCGCTTTGGGCCTTCCAGGGCTTCTGGGCGAACTGACGCTATGGCAAATACCGCCACGTTCGTCACGGTTTTCCCTGAATTCGTGAACTCCGCGGCCTCCGCGGATTTCTGGCTCACTCAGGCACAAAACCAACTTGCGCTCAGCGCCCTGGGCGCGAACGCGGACTTGGCGTGCTATCTGTTCGTCGCTCACAACTTGGTCCTCAATGCGCAGGACGCGCGCGATGCACAAGGCGGCGCGCTTCCTGGGGACACGCTCGGCCCGATCTCGTCAAAGAGCGCGGGCGGGTTGAGCGTCTCCTACGACGAGGGCTCGATCACAACCGCCGGCGCCGGGGACTGGAACGCGACCAGTTACGGGCAGCGCCTCGCCGCGATGCTCGCGCGCGCGAGCGTTGGCTTGATGGTCTATTCATCGACGCCGCAGCGGCCGCACGTCTATGGCGTGAGGCGCGGATAGCGTTGGGCGTCAAGGTCACGAAGGGGCGCCTCAACGACGTCCTCGCCGCCATCAAATCCCTGACCTCGAAGGAGGTGCTCGTCGGGATCCCGAAGGAGAGCGCGGAGCGCCCCCGAGATCCGGACGACGACGAGGAGCCGATCACTAATTCCGAGCTCGGCTATATCCATGAATTCGGCGTCCCCGAGAGAAATATCCCAGCTCGCCCCTTCCTGATCCCGGGCGTCGAGAAGATCCTCCCCGACGCCATTGCGCGGTTCAAGAAGGCGGGCGTCAAGGCGCTCGACGGCGACCTCTCGCAGGTCGACCAGCAAATGACGGCGGTCGGCCTGATAGCGGCTGCGGCTGTCCAGCAAAAGATTGTTGACGGTCCGTTCGCGCCGCTGGCGCCGCTCACGATCGCCAAGCGCGTAGCGAGAGGCGTCACCAGAACGGACCCGCTGCGTGACACCGGCGCGATGAGGCAGGCGGTCACTTACGTTATCGCGAAAAAGGAACCGTGATCCATGCCTGATATGGATTTTAGCGACGTTCTCGGTTCCCGCGAGTTCAACGACACGATCGGCATCACGTCCGAAACCAAGATCATCGGCGCTGGCGGCGTGAGCGCGACGGCGTCGACCACAACAACGATCACGTCCGCGATCGTCGTCCCCGGGAAGGGAAGCCTTCGCCGTTTGGACGACGGTACGCGCGTGACCGCGTTCATTGACGTCTATCTCCGCGGCGACGCACTCACGTCGGGCCATCGCATCGATGACGTCAGCGAGCGCGTCGCTGATGTCGTGACATGGCACGGCGCCGCTTACGTGGTCTGCGCAACCGAGGATTACTCATCCTTCGGCGCCGGCTTCATTCACGCCTCCTGCGATCTGCAGACCCTCAACCCGCCAACCTGAACAGGAATGACCGATGATCTCGACTGACGACGTCAAGTCGGCGTTTCCGCACGCCTCGCGCTATGACGAGACCGCGATACAGACCTGGGTCGACGTCGCGAACGTGACGATCCACGTCGAGCGCGTCAAGGACCCGCGCACGCTCGCCATCGTGCAGATCGCCTTCGTGATGCACCAGCTCGAAAAGCCTCCGCTTAACCTCAAGGCGCGGCACGTTCTCGCCCGCATCAGCCGCCCCGGCCGCGCCGCGGCGGGCGTCAAGGCGCCGCATCCGTGGGCGGGGACGCCGCACGGCGCGCGCCTGATTTCCGCGGTCAAGTTCTAAGCTCGCCGCGCCCGTGGCTAACGACTCGAGCACGGGCGGCTATCTCGCGCCGACGACGGCGCTGCCGGCCGAAGACGCCGCGCTCGACGCTATCCTAGTTGGGCTCGTCGCCGGCGTCGTCGGCTTGCCCGGAAACCTTGTGCGGCCGCGCTGGCAGCTCGTGCCGCCGACGCAGCCCGAGGCGTCGACCGACTGGTGCGCGATCGGCGTCGTCGACGAGGACCCGGACCCGAACATTTCGCTCCTGCACAGCGGCGTCGGGCAAGGGTCGTCGACCTCGGTCGACAACGACATCATCACGGTCCTCGCGAGCTTCTACGGACCAAGCGCGCGCGGCAACGCCAAGGTGCTGCGCACCGGCCTGATGATCCCTCAGAACCGCGAGAAGCTCTACTTCGTAGGCCTCGCGCTCGTCGAGATCCCCGGCAAGTCGCGATTCCTGCCTGACATGGTCAACCAACGCACGCTGCGGCGCGTCGATATCTCGATGCGCTTCCGCCGTCGCACGGTCCTCAATTGGACGATCCTAAACCTCCTGCAGATGCAGGGAACCGTCGCCACCGACCTCGGCGTCAGCGACCCGCTGCAAACACCGCAATCCGTTTCTCCGCTCGTCGAATAAGGAAAGCTTCGCCCCATGTCTGCAATAACCGTGGACGTCTCGGATTTCGTCAATGTCAGCGTGGCCTTCACGCCGAACGCTGTGCCGTTCGAGAATTTCGGCACGCTCATGATCCTGGGTGATTCCGCCGTCATCGACCTCGGCGAGCGCTATCGCATGTATTCGAACATTCTGCAGGTCTCGGCGGATTTCACGTCGATCACGCCGGAGTATCAGGCCGCGACGCTGTTCTTCGAGCAGTCGCCGCAGCCGGCGATTCTCTACATCGGCCGCTGGGCGTCGACGGCGACCGCCGGCTTGCTCAAGGCCGCGCAGCTGACGGCGCTGCAACAGCTTCTCAGCGTCTTCACCGCCGTCGCTAACGGCTCATTCCATATCGTGGTCAACGGGACTCCGCACGATATCACTGCGCTGAATTTCAGCGGTGCGATCAACATCAACGGCGTCGCGGCCATCATCCAGACCGCGCTCGTCACCTCGTTCGGCGCCGGCGTGACGTGCGTCTGGAATTCGAGCTTCGGCCGCTTCGAGATCCGCTCCGGAACCACAGGCGCGACGTCGAGCGTCAGCTACGGCTCGACGCTGGTGACGCTGGGCGGGTCCACCGATATCTCGACCCTGCTTGGCCTCACGGCCGCCTCCGGCGCCTCCGCGCCCGTCATCGGCTCCGCTGCGGAGGCCGCGCTGACCGCGGTTCAGGCGCTCGCCGGGGCGACGTCGGCTTGGTACGGCATGATGGACGCCACCACGGTCGCGTTGGCCCAGGCCGACTATATCGCCGTGGCTTCCTTCATCCTCGCGGGATCGCGCACCCGGATTTTCGGCACCACGATCACCAACACCGCCTGCCTCGATCCGACGCAGACCAGCGACCTCGCGAGCGTGCTGCAGTCGCTCAACAACCGCCGCGTCTTTTGGATGTTTTCGGGCTACAACCCCTATGCGGTCGCGACGCTGTTTGGCCGCGGCTTCACCGTCGACTTCACAGCGAACAACTCGACGCTGACGCTCGCCTATAAGCAGGCGCCGGGCCTTCAGGGCGAGAACCTCAACGAGACGCAATTCTCGACGCTGATCGCCAAGGGCGGGAACTGCAACATCAAAGTCAACAACGGCGCCGTCATGCTCTGGAACGGGCAGATGACGAACGGCTACTGGTTCGACGAGGTCCAGGGCGTCGATTGGTTGCAAAACCAGATCCAGACCGACGTCTTCAACCTGCTCTACACGATCACGACCAAGGTCCCGCAGACCGACGCGGGCTCCGATCTTATCGCCAACGCCATCGCGCAGGGCTGCGAGGCTGGCATCAACAACGGTCTGCTCGCCCCGGGGCAATGGAACGCTGCCGGCTTCGGCATGCTCGCGCAGGGCGGCACGCTGTCGAAGGGGTATTACATATATTACCCTCCAGTCGCAACGCAGGCCGAGAATTTGCGCGAAGAGCGCGTTTCGGTTCCTTTCCAAGTTGCAGTAAAACTCGCTGGCGCGGTCCAGACCGTCAACGTGCTGCTTTCGGTTAATCCCTGATTGCGCCCAACTTTAGGAGGCAGGTAAAATGGCTGTTCAGATGGGCGCCTATTCGTTCCTTGACGTCAACGCGTCGATTTCCGGCCCTGGGGGCTCGTTCAGCCTCTCGTCGGCCGGCCTCTCCGACGAGGGCATCAGCCTCTCCCAGGTGGCCGACAAGAACACAATGACCGTCGGCGCCGGCGGCGATGGCATGCACTCGTTGCGCGCCTCGACCGCGGTGCGCGTATCGGTCTCGCTGCTCAAGACCGCCACCGGCAACGCGCAGCTCAACGCGCTCTATCGCCATCAGGCGGTTTCCTCGGCCTATTGGGGGCAGAACGTGCTGACGATCACCAACGCCGTCACCGGCGACTCGATCGTTTGCACGGGCGGCGCCTTCATCAAGCAGACGAACCTTGGCTACAAGACCGAGGGCGCGATGAACGTCTGGGAATTCGACTGCATCGCCTCCGAGCAGATCCTCGGCGACAACTACCAGTCGACCGGCGGGGTCTGATAGATGGCTACGCTTCAAATCAACGGCGCGACCTATCGCGTCGCGCGCAAGATGGACGCCTTCAGGCAGCTGGCGGTGGCGTCCAAGATCTCGCCGCTGATCGCATCCGGCGTCGGCGAGCTCGCGCCGCTGCTAATCGAGCTGCGCCGCGATGGCCTCGGCAACCTCGCCGCTATGCCGCTCGATCGCCTGGGGCAGATCATCACGCCTGTCTCCCGCGAGCTCGCCAAGATGAGCGAAGAGGACCGTCGCCTCATCATCGGCTCCTGCCTCGAGCTCGTCGACCGCAAGGAGGACGGCAGGGAGGGCTGGGCGCGGGTCTGGAGCTCGGACGCCAACCGCTCCATGTTCGAGGAGATCAACAGCGACTTGGCGGTGATGCTCCGCGTTGTCGCGCTCGCGCTGCAGGAGGTTTTCTCCAATTTTTTGCCCGCAAGCCTCTCCGCTTCCCGCGGCGGGGCGCAGGGTTAACCTACGATCCGGTCCTGCTCCCCGACAACTTGGACTGGCTGTTGCGGCCGGTCGACGCCGGGTATTGCAAGTACGAAAGCCTGAAAGACGGCACACTCGACCTCGCTGACATCGCGCTCATGAATGACATGCTCGACGCCAAGGCGGAGAACCAAGATCGCGCCCGGACTGCCTCCAAAGCGCAGGGCGGGCGCTAGTCTAACGCTGAATGATTATAGCTTCCTTTACCATCGACCCTTTTAGATCGTATACACATTCAACTGATACCTTTTCCATCGCTCCAAATGCATTGGAAAATTTAGCGTCGTCTTCGCTTACAAATATTGTTCCAGTATTGTGGATGCTATCGCCTCCAATATAGGAATGAAAAGCGAGCCACGGCCACTCTGGAGTGCCAAATTTAGATTTTGTTTCTGCGGCTTCCTTGCATTCTCCCTTAACTCGTCCCCAACCAAACAAATTGTTTTCCACAAAATCGGTGTTATCTTTACAAAGACGCCAATCTGAAGCGCAAGACGGGGACGGCGACGCTTTGACTGATGGCGAAAGCGCTTCCGGTCGCTGAATATCGGCCTGACCTTCGGAATGCTGCGCGCTGTTACTATCCAGAAATCTCGCGACGCCAAATACAACAACGGCAAAAGAAAGAAATGCAGCCCATGCTTTTCCTCGCTTTGTCCTGTCATTGCGGATAGACCAAGTCGGGTCCCCAACTCCGCAATGAGGACACTTGTCGGCTTCAGTGCTGACTTCTTTCCCACATTCTCGGCACGCCTTTAGCGCCATGTCGATCCCCCTTTTTCTGGTTGAGAAGGTTATTTCTCCAGCGCCTTCTCGACAAGGCGGCGGATCGCCTCGGGGCGGCCCGGAAGATCGCCCTGACTTTTCCGCCAAGCATCGACTTTCGCTAGGAAAGTATCCTGCAGCCGAACACCGACTAGCGTGCCGGTAGCCTCGGGGCGCCTTTTTCGCGCTTTCGTGTTATCACCAGTTGACGTGCTCATGCTATCGTGTTATCACGAACAAATCGGGCCGGCAAGGTGTCCTACCACCAAGCCGGCCCTAACCAAAACCGAACGTCTGGAGTTCGATCATGGCTAACCGCGCCGATACCACGAATTCTCCCCGTCGTCTTGACGACATCCGCCTCTCCGACATGTTCCGTGATCCCGTGCTGCGCGCGTTCTTCGAGCGCTCCGAGCGCGACAATGGCTCCGCGATCGCGATCCCCGTGCCGCGGTCGCCGCGGTCGCCGGCCGGAGCCGGCCGCCAGCTCGTGGAGGCGTGAGATGGAGACCGCAACTCGCCGCCGGGCACTTGCTCTAGTTGGCAGCATCGCCGTTTCGCCGAAGGTCGCCGAGGCGGCCTTAGTTCCGACCTCTGTGGACTGGGCTATCCTCGCCCTTGGCAAGGAATTCGAGGCGGCATGGGCGCGCGAAACCGCGCTTTGGACAACCTGCACCGGCGAGGAATCTGAAGACGATGAGTCAGGCGTCCGAAGGTCCTACCGGGCTACTCAAGCACTAGTTGAGCGCATTCGGGCGATGCCGGCGAGGACCTTGGACGGGGTCCGCGTCAAGGCTCGCACCATTCTGTGGTGCCGCGGCAGCGATACCGAAGAAATCTGCGACGGCGCATTCGGCTACACCACCGATGCCGTAGTCGCCGCCAGCATCGTTCGCGATCTGCTCGCGATCTGAACCGAACACGAATTCTGCCTTTGACCGGGCGGATTATCAGCGCGAAGTTCCGAGGCTTCATCGGCCCCGGTTTCGCGAATCGCGAACCCGTGCGCTGCGGGCCGGTCAAGGCCGGGCGCCGATGGAGACTGAAAATGGAACCCGAGGCGAGCATAAACGCAGAACGACAGCCCGTCGTCGCGATCAAGGACGGCGGCGTCTTCGCCGATAGCCGGCATGTGGCCGAATTTTTCGGGCGCCGACACACTGAAGTGCTGCGCGCGATACGCGAGTTGATTTCGAAGGAGCCGGAATTGGGCCGACGCAATTTTGCGTCGTTCAAAATCAAAGACTTAACCGGCGAAAGCACGTCCCACTACGAGATGGACCGAGATGGGTTCACCCTGCTCGCTATGGGCTTCACCGGCGAGAAGGCGTTGAAGTGGAAGCTGCGCTACATCGAAGCTTTCAACGTCATGGAAATTGAGCTGCGCGCGCGCCCCGCGGTTGACCCGATGCAGGTCCTGAACGACCCGGCGGCGATGCGTGGGCTACTCCTCACCTACTCCGAGAAGGTGCTGGCGCTGGAGGAACGCAACAAGGAATTGCTCGGCGATTCCGAGGCTCTTGACCGCATCGCCAAGGCCGACGGCTCGCTCTGTATGACGGACGCCGCCAAAGCGCTCCAACAGCGGCCGAAAGACCTGATCTCATATCTACAGTCACACAACTGGATTTACCGACGAGTAGGATCTGATCACTGGGTTGGATACCAACAGCGGCTTCAGAACGGCGACCTTGAACACAAGGTGACGACCGTCCTCAGATCTGATGGTACGGAAAAAATCACTGAGCAAGTCCGCGTCACACCGCAGGGTCTGGCCAAACTAGCAAAGCTGTTCAGACCAATTGTTGCGCGGGCGAGTTGATACTTATGAATTGGAAAAACTCAAAAGGGCGGCCTTAGGGCCGCCTTTTTCTATTACAGGAACGGCGATGTGACAGAGACAATCAAAGATTTCTTGGTTGGCCTCGGTTGGAAAATCGACGAGCAAGGGCAAGACCGCTTCATCAAGGCGATGAGGGGCGCTGAGATCCAGGCCAAGCTCCTCACTGACGCTCTTGAGGCCCTCGCACGCAAGGCGGCGGAAGCCGTCGCAGACGTCGCGCAGACGTTCGATCGCCTCTATTTTTCGTCGCAGCGCACCGGGGCAACCGCGGCCTCGATCCGCGATATGGGCTACGCCGTCGAGCAGCTCGGAGGCTCAGCTGAGGCGGCGCAGGCCTCGCTGGAGGCGATGGGGCAAAAGCTCCGCGAAAATCCAGGTAACATCGCCTATTTCAACGCGGTCGGCTTTGGCCTAAACAAGGTCACGGGGAAGCTTGAGGATAATCTCGACCTTCTGGAAAAGTTTCAGAAGATGCCGTCGACGACTGCGGAGATCTACCGCGGGCTCGCCGGCATGGATGAGCGCACGTTTTTGGCGCGCCGCGACCCGCGCTACCTGCAATTCAAGAAAGAGGCCGAAGAGGCGCGCAAGCGCATGGGTTTCGACCCCGATCAGGCCTCCAAGGACGCCAACGCGTTTATGACGACGTGGCGCCGCGTCAGCAACGACCTCGGCGTCGTCGCCGACGACCTTTTCACCAAGATCATGAAGGCCTTGGACGGGCCTCTGCAGCACCTCACGAAGTTCATCGAAGATCATGCTCCGCAGATTGAGCAGGTCGTGAATAAAGTCGCCGACGCGGTCGGCAGGCTCGCAGAGCGTTTCGACAAGTGGTTCGAAGGCATCGACTGGAACAAGGTCGACAAGCAATTCACGGACGTTAAGGACACTTTCTTCAAGATGACCGACGCCGTCGGCGGCTTGACGAATGCCTTTGAGGTATTCTTCGGGATCTGGGTCGGTTCGAAGTTTCTTGGCGCGCTTGCGGCTATCCGGACGCTTGGATTAGCCCTTGGAGCCGCTGGTCTGGTAGGCGGCGCCGTTGGCGGTCTGATGAATTACGGCGACGCGAGCGGCAACGCCGGCATGATGGGCATTCTCAGAAAGAACCATCCGGAGCTTGGCGGTGGCCCGGCCCGTCCAGGCGAAGTCGAGGAGCTGCAGCGGCTTGCGAAGCCGCCCGCTGACAATCGTAATTGGTGGCAGAGGATCGCGCCCAAGTTCCTAGGCGGCCAAGACGCGCCGGCCGCAGCCGGCGGCGAGGGTCAGGACGGTGTTCTGCCGAAGTTGACCGGAAACCAGCCCCGCAACTTACGCAACAACAACCCGGGCAACATTGTCGACGGCGATTTCGCGCGCGGTCTGCCGGGATACACCGGTTCTGACGGCACTTTTGCGACCTTCGACACGATGGAGAACGGCTACAGAGCCGCGAACCGAAACTTGGACAGCTACGCCAGAAAGGGCTTGGTTACGCCTTCGCAGATCGTGCAGCGCTGGGCTCCGGCTGGTGACGGCGCAAACGATCCTGCGGCTTACGCGCGCAAGCTCCAGCGGCTCACCGGGCTTGACCCAGACCAACCCGTCGGTTCCGACCCCGCGTCGCGCGCCAAGATGCTCGCCGGCATGACAAACATCGAAGGCGGCCGTTCGCCCTATACGCCCGAGCAGATCGCGGCGGCTCTTGGCGGCAAGCCGCTTGGGGCCGCTCCCGCGGCGGACGGCGCGGCGGGGGCGGCGACAAGCGGAACCGACTATTCCGGGCTGAACCTCAAGGGCAGGCAAGCGGTCGCTGGCGGCCCGGCGCAGCTCGGCTTGATCGATGTCGCGCGCATGCTTCAGCGTGCAGACCCAAGCGTCGCCTTCTCTGCGCTGAACGACGGCGCGCATGTCTTAGGCCTCGGCTCCGGCCCCTATGGCGCGCACGGTCAGGGCCGCGCGTTCGACGCCACCATGAGAGACATCGAGGCGGACAAGACGATCGTTCGCCAAAAGCTCGCCGCAATGGGCTTCAAGGAGGGTGCTTTCGGCACCGGAGCCGGTGACTACTCGATCGAGCCCGGAGAGGGCGGCGGGACCGGTCCGCACCTTCATTTCCAATGGAACGGGAACGACAGCGCCAGTCGCTTTCACGATGCGATCGGTGCTGCGGCGTCCAAAAAGGCGTCGGACGCTTTTGGTTCGATTCCGGCCTGGAAGGGCGCCGGCGTCGGTGGCTCTCGCAGCCCGTGGGGCTCGCTTTCGAACCCCTTCGCGAACCCGCAACCGCTCGGCGGCAATACGACCGGCGACAAGAACGTGAGCGTCGAACAGCACAACACGTTCCATATCGACGGCGCCGGCGACCCGCACGCCGCGGCGCAAATGGTCGGGGTGAACATGGGCCGCTCGACGGCCGACATCACCCGAAACCTGACCGGGGCGACAAACTAAGGACAGAGCTTTGGCCGCGCAACTCACCGCGACGTCGACCTTCGGCGCGCTGATCGGCGACATCGTCGGCAACGTCGCGCTGATCGCCGGCGGCCAGCGGAGCATCGGCGGTATCTATCCGCACGTCACCATGGAGGAGGTCCACGAGGACCGGCTCCAGATCACCCAACACCCGATCGACACCGGGACTCCCGTCACCGACCACTCCTTCATGCAGCCGTACACGGTCGAGATCCGTTGCGGCTGGTCGGATTCCACGGCGGCGACGCAGGGCTTCGTCCAGACGGTCTACCAGGAACTCCTTGCGCTCCAGGCGTCGCGCCAGCCGTTTGCAGTCCGCACCGGAAAGCGCGCTTACACGTCAATGCTGATGGCGTCGCTTGGCGTCAAGACCGACCCGGACAGCGAATACGCGCTCATGGTCACGATCATCGCACAGCAAATCATCATCGTCGGGTCGTCGGCGACGAGCTCGTCGTCACCCACAAGCGGTAGCGCGGCGATCGACAGCGGGGCGGCGGCGGCGGCGGATCCGGGCTCCGTTACCCCCGACTCCACCGGAGCGGTCACTTGGCCGAACGATCCCGCGTCGAGCGGGACCCCCTCGTTGAGCCTCCCCGGCGCGTCGAGCGGCATGGACTGGCAGTCCCTCGCATCTCAGCTGCAGGCAGCACTATGAGCGTTTACGAGATCCCGCTCAAGCCGCAGCCGCAGACCGTCTCCGTCAAGTTTCCGAACGGCGTCACGTACCAGCTCCGCCTCATCTATGAGTTCGGCTCCGATGATTGCTGGCTGCTCGACATCAGCGATTCTTCCGGCAACCCAATCCTGTGCGGAGTTCCGCTGGTCACCGGCGCGGACCTGTTCGCGCAGTACGCGTATCTTGGGTTTGGTTGCTCGCTCTATTGCACGACCGACGGAGACAGGTTCGCGGTTCCGAAGTGGTGGAACCTTGGCGTCACCGCGCATTTGTGGATCAGCAACTAAGTCATGTCGCAATTCTATCTCCGCGCCTGGAACATCACGATCGGCGGCCTCGGGACCTTCGCCACCGACGGGATCCGAGTCAGGTTCTCGATCAAGCAAGGGACCGTTCATAGCCCCAACAACGCCACGGTCCGGCTAACCAATAACCTGCGCAGCGCCGCGGAGGCGTTCTGCAAAAACCCGGGCTCGATCGGGCAGCCGGTCACGATCTCGGCCGGCTACAGCGGCGACGCGGGGATCCTGTTCAAGGGCCATGTGGCGTGGCCGATCTATGGCCGCGAGAACCCGACCGACACGTTGACAACCATATTCTGCACCGACGGGCATCTCGCCACCTCTCACGCCACCGTCAGCAAGACTTTCCCGCCCGGCTCGACGCCGAAAGATCACCTGAATTTGGCGATTCAGTCCTTTCAGAAATACGCGGTCAATCTCGGGTTCATCGGGCAAGGCGTCGATCTCTCGCAGCCGGTCTATCCGCGCTCGGTGACACTGTTCGGCATGGCGAAGAAGGTCGTCGAGGACATCGCCAAGAGCAAGGGCGCGACCTGGGGGATTCAAAACTTATTGGTCAATATCCTGAAGCCGTCGGATTCCATCCCGGGCGCTTACGATCTAAATTCCGCGACGGGCATGATCGGAATGCCGACGCTGGCGCCGGAAGGCGTCTATGTGCGGTCGTTGATCAATTCGCAGCTGATCGTCGATGGGCTCGTGCATATCGACCAATCCGCGATCCAGGGATATTTGCCGCAGACTAACCCCGTCACTGGCGATGTCCTTGGCGGATACAACTACAACACCGATTCTAAGTTGATCGCGCATATCGCCGCCGACGGCATTTACCGCATCGTGAAGATCGACGTCGAAGCGGATTCGCGCGGTCAACCTTGGTATATGGACATGCTTGTCCTGAAACCGGGCGACACCACGCCCGTTTCGATCGACTACGGGACCTGACGACATGGACGTTATGCGCCTGACCGCCCTATCGGGGCGGGAAGAGTCCGCTTTGCGTGAAGCTATTCGTGGCGTCCTCAAAGAGGTTTGGACCGCTCTCCCGTCGAGCATCACGAAAGATAGCGACGGGCACACCGCGACGCATCAGAGCACTGTCAAGCAGATCATCACTTTTCCCGACGGCTCGACGACGACGGTCCCGTTTCCTGACTTCGATACCTCGCCGGTCCACTATCCCGGCGGCGGGGGCGTCACCGCCACGCATCCGGTCAAGAAAGACGACGAGGGCGTCTCGCTGTTTTTGAGCATGCCGCAGGACTTGTGGCACGACAAGGGCGGCGTTCAGGACCCCGTCGACGGGCGCCGGCATCACCTCTCGGACAGCCGATGGATCCCGGGCGGGCGCTCGAACCCGCGCAAGCTCAATCCGCCACCGTCGACATCGTCCGGCCAAGACCGAAGCGACGACGGAAATCACGTCCGCGACTATCACCCGCAAAACGGCCTGTCATCGGTCTCGACGAAAAAGCACTTGACCCAGGTCGGCGGCTCCGGTAGCGGAGGTGCTGGGACATTGCATCTTCCGGGCAAAATCCTGAAGAACGCCGCCAAAGTCCTTATCAACTGCATCAAGCAAGACCCCCTCCCCCCTCCCGGCGACAGCTTCGCGAACCGTAAGCAGATCGCCACGAAATCGATCGGCGCAGGCGCTGGGGGCGCTGGCGGCGGCGGAATCGCCTCGATTATGTCCAGCCTTATGGGCGGCGGCGCGAGCTCGATGTTCGCGTCACCGATCGCCGCCGCTGGCGGCGCGCTCTCGGGCGCCATCACGTCGGCCGTTAGCGCGCTTGGCGGCGTTTCCGGAGCCGGCGGACTCATGTCCGCGCTGTCGGGCTCGGGTGGCCTCTCGGATGCGCTCAGCGGCCTCATGGGCGGCGTCAGCGCGCTTTCCGGCGTCACGGCGGCCGGCGTCGGCGGCTTCGGCCTCACGGACCTGCTTAGCCACGCGCAGAGCCTCTCGCAATTCTTCGGCTCGTCGACCGCGCCGTCCAGCGTCTCGCTTTCGACTGTTCTGGCGCCGTTGCAGAGTGGGTCAACCCTCTCGGGCCTGACATCGAGCCTCACCACACTCTCCGCCTCCGTAGTCGCTGGCGCGACGACGCCGACGGCCGCCACGGCGACGGTCAACAGCTGGACGGCGCAGATCGCCGCCTTGATGACGAATTCCTCAGCCGCGATCTCGACCATGAACGACGCCGCGCCGCTGCTCAATACAGCGCTCGCCATCGCCGGCGCCGGCGCGGGCCTGGACGCGAATGAGCAGGCCATCGCCGCGGCGATCTCGACGCCGCAGCTCGCAGCGCTGACGGCTGCGATCAACTCGATTTTCGCGCTGAGTGACACTGACGCGGCATCCGCCCAGGCGTTTCCGGATGCGGACGCAACGCAGCCGGGCGCGACCGGGGGCATGTGATGCGTTACCGCAAGCTTTCGCCGACCGGAGACAGAACCTTCGGGCACAGTCAGGCCGACTTTTGGGTCAATCAGCGCGAGGGCGTCGGGCAGGCGGTGTTGACGCGACTGGAGCTCTGGAAAGGGCAATGGTTCCTCAATGTCGCCGACGGCATGCCTTGGGCGACTGAAGTCTTGGGCAAGTACACCGATAGCTTGCGCGACATGGCGGTGCAGGATCGCATTTACGCGACGCCCGGCGTGACGCAAATCAACGGCTATAACAGCGAACTAGACCGTCAGAGCCGCGCCTGGACCGCGCACGCTGATATCAGCACGCTTTACGGTCAGATCACCATAGCGGGACCTATCTAACTAGGGGCGTCTTTTCATGGGAAATACGCCCATTTGCTCGATCTCCGCGGCGGGTATCGAGCGGCCTACGCTTGGGGCCATCCTCGAATACTTTGTGTCCGGATATCAGGGCATTTACGGGTCTGACACTTACTTGGGTAGCGACGCCCAGGACGGCGAGCTCCTGGGCCTGTTCTCGGTCGCGATCGACGACGTCAACGCCGGCATCGTCTCCTCGTACAACGCCTATTCCCCGACGACCGCGCAGGGCGCGGGTCTCTCCAGCATCATCAAGACCAACGGCATGGCGCGCAAAGCGCCGTCCTACTCGACGGTCACCGTCGCCATCGTCGGTGTCGCCTACACCCCGATTCCGAACGGCGTCATCACCGACGAGGCCGGCAACGATTGGGCGCTTCCCGCAAGCGTCACGATCCCGGCCGCCGGCGTCATCAACGTGACCGCGACATGCACCGTCGCTGGCGCGATCTCCGTCTCCGTGGGGGCGACGTTCTCGATCTCGCTGGAAGCGATCGGCTGGCAGTCCGCGACCGCGGTGGCGGCGGCGAGCCTTGGTCTTCCCGTGGAAAACGACGCCCAATTGCGCCAGCGCCAGTCGCTTTCGACGGGCGGCCCCTCGATGTCGACGCTCGCCGGCATTGTCGGCAACATTCTCGCGATTTCGACGGTGACGAGCTGCCAAGGCTACGAGAACGACACGGACTCGCCTGACGCCAATGGCATCCCGGGCCGCGCGATGGCTTTCGTGGTCGCGGGCGGAGATGCGCCGTCGATCGCCCGCGCTATCGGCGCCAGCAAGAGCCCGGGGTCCAACACTTACGGGACGGTCGGCGGGACCTATGTCGACCCCTACGGCATCGGCCACGCGATCAACTGGTTTGCTCCGACTTTGGTCCCGATCTATCCCTCGATCCGCATCCGCGCGCTCTCCGGCTACACGGTCGACGTCGGCGTCCAGATCCAGAAAGCTGTCTCCGCCTACATCAACGGGCTCGGCGCCGGCGTCAGCCTCCTGACCAATCGCCTCAACGTCCCCGCCAACCTGAACGGCGCCCCGGCGAGCCTGAAATACGAGATCCTGTCGCTGGCGGTGGCGAGGGCCAACGCGGCGGCGTCGACGGCCGACGTCTCGGCGAAGTTCACCGACCTGTTCACTTGCACGCCCGATAGCGTGAAGATCACAGTCGCGCTGGCATGAGAGACGTCTCCTACTATCTCTCGAAGGTCCCGCCGCTCCATTCGAATAAGCCGCTGTTCAACGCCGAACTCGCGTTGCTCCTGCAGCCTCTTATCGACGCGGCAACCCTCGTCTCGCAGCTGCCGACCTACTATTTCGACATCGACACCGCCGTCGGCGTCCAGCTCGACGCCGTCGGCGCGCGCGTGGGGCGCACGCGCGCGGTTCCGCTGCCGCTGCAAAATGTGTTCTTCGCCTTTGACGATCCGCTCCGAGGCGCCGACCAGAGCATCTGGTACGACGAGGACATAAATCCCGGCGTCACCTATTCGTTCATGGACGACGACGCTTTCCGCCGTGTCCTCAAGGCGGTCGCCATCTCGAACGAATGGGACGGCTCGGTTCCGGTCGCCAAGACGGTGATCGACACCTTCATGCTGCCCGGGACCGGAACTTTCACCTTCGTCGAAGACAAGGGGTTTGCGGTCGCGTCCGGAACCGCGCTCGAAATGCAGATGGTCGTCGGAATCTCCGGCGTGATCCCCAATATCGTCGACGTCGAGGTTCTCTCGCAGGACATTCTCGGCATCAAGCCGGCGACGGTGACGGTGACCTATCTTGTGACCTCGGTCAACGGCGAGCCAATCTTCGGCCTGGACGTCGACAACGACTATGTCGGCGGCCTCGATCACGCCGCGTGGGGCGTCGACGCGTCGACGCTCGCCGCCTCCGACGCCGCGCTCCTCGCCCTGTCTGAGTTGGGATAACCCATGCCGAACATCAACCAAATCCTGCCGTTCGCCACGGGCGCGGCGGCGAACGTCGTTTCCCCGCAGATTTACGCCGCACTGACCGCGCTCCAGCAAGGTTTTCAGTCCGGAACGGTCGCGTCGAATCAGTTCAACACCGTGTTGCGGCAGACGTCATTCGTCGCTGCGATGATCGGGCAATTCACCGCTGACTACGGCCCGAACTCGGTCACCGACGATGGCAATATCCCGAACTTCGAAGCGAACTTCGTCGCTGCGCTGAAGGAAATGTTCGTCGGTATCCCCGACTGTCAGGACGGAGGCGTCGCCAACGCCATCGCGATCAACCCGAGCCCCGCGTACACCAAATACGCGGTTCCGATGAGCTTCCTGATCGACGTATTCGCCACCAACCAGCTCATTGGCGCCAGCGGGGCGACGACGATTTCGGTCAACGGCATGGCGCCGAAGCCTCTGAAGTCGACCCTGCTCAACCCGCTCAATGCGGGCGACCTCACCGCCGGCGGCAAGATTCTTGTCAGCTATGACGGCGTCCAGTTTCAGTTGCTTTCGAATATCGGCAACAATCCCTACCCGAACATGGTCGTCCACTACGGGCGCGACGTCTCGGTGACGCCGAACCAGATCATCGTCGCGACCGATCAGACAATCGCGGCGTATTCAACCCCGTTGTGGATTGGCGTCTACATCGCGAACACGAACACCGGCGCGACGCAGATCAACATCAACAACCTCGGCCTGACCCCGGTTGTGCGCGGCGCGGGCTCCCCCGTCCAGGCCAACGACCTCAAATCCGGCTTCATTGCGTGGCTCTGCTACGACGGCGTCGAGTGTCAGCTCCTGAACCCGCTCGCGATCGGATCGACCGGAGGCGGGAACCCGGCGGACTGGAACGATATCCTCGGCCAGCTCCGCCCTTATTGGCTCGCGCTCAACTCCAAGAGCATCCTCTCGCCGCCCGTGAGCCCGTATCCAGGCGACGCCTATCTGATCCCCTCCGGCGCTACGGGGGCGTGGTCCGGGCAAGGCGGCAAGCTCTGCCAATGGACGGGCAGCGCCTGGGTCTATCGCAACTACCCCGAAGGGTCGCTGATCGGCATGTCCGACACCAACCGCTTCTTCAACAACAACGGCACGTCCTGGGTCGAGGTCCAAGTCCCGACGCTCGGGCGGCTCGCCTACATTTCGGGATGCTTCGGCTAACTCCCTAAGAATTCGAAGAAAACCAGCCCAGCCCCCGCGTCATGGCGACGCGGGGGGCCGACAACCCATGTTCCCATGAGGCGAAGATGATTTTCGCGCAAGCCGATTTGACGGCAGCCACGAACAACAGCGTCTTCACGTCCGGAGACGCGAACGGCGACCTCGTCACGGTCATGCTGACCAATCGCTCGGGCGCCGCGATCAATGTGACCCTGTATTGGGTTCCGAACGGAGTTGGTGCGCCCGCTGTCAAGCACGCCTTCGAATACGCCCTGTCGTTGGACGCGAATTGCGCCTACGAGCGCGCCGGCATCTCGATGGGCAACGGCGACGCGATTTACGCGAACCCCTCAGCGCCGGGCGTCAGCATCACCGTTCAAGGTCTCCCGATCTAAAGGATTGACGCATGTCTCGTTTCCAGTGGCGCCCCGATAGCGTCTACGCCCAGAATTCGGGGTTCCTCTCGACCGGAATTCTCAACGCCATCGCCAACGGCCCCATTGCAGCCGGCGAGCTCTGCACGCTGTTCGAGTCCGGCGCGGTCCGCCGCACCGATCAGACGCTGGGCTGGGACATCATCAATCGCGACGGCGGCCTCGTGACCCAGATCACCGAAACGACGGTGATCGAGAACATCGTGCTTGCCGGCATGACCACGGCGAGGTGCATGGGTCACCCGATTCGCTGCCTCGACCTTTCGTACATCATCGCGATGCAGACCTCCGCCGGCATCGGCTTCTGCCGCCACAGCTCTTCCGGCGCGCAGAGCACGAACTTCCTTCAGGTGTCGTCGGACTCTTCGAACTGCGTTCCCTACGTGATCGCGCTCGCCAACGGCAACGTCGCTACCCTGTGGCATGTCGGGTCGAGCCTCAAGTTCGCCGTGCATACCCCGCAGGGCGTCCAGATCGTCTCCCCGGTCACGGTCGAGACCTCGGTCTATGTCGCCGGCCTCGTGCCCTGGCACGGGCACTGCCTGCTTCCGAACGGCAACATCGCCCTGTCGTGGTGTACGACGTCGGGCGTCCTTCGCACGCAGATTTTCGAAACCATCGGCGGAACCGCGGTGACCGCGGTCATTCAGGTCGACACCTCAATCAACGGCGGATATCACGGCTGCACGCCATGCGCGAATGGCGATTTCCTGATCTCGTGCTTCGACGGCAACCATTCGCTGCATAAGATGTACCGACTGACGAACGTCGGCGTCATCTCCTGGGGTCCGAAAATGCCGTCGACGGCGACGGCGCCATTCGGCGCTCCAGATCAGGCGCGCATGCATCCGCAGCACATGCGGCTGATCGAGCTCCCCAACGGTAATATCGCCTGGGTGTTGCCGGGGTCCTCCTCCAACGCTTACGCGAATATTTTCGTCCTCAGCGCGCTCGGCGTCCTCGTCAAGCAGTGCGACTTCGGCAACCAGTATCACGACAGCGGATATGCGTGCCCGATCACGCTGACCCCGGCGGGGTTCGCCTGTTTCCACGGCAACGCCAACGCGCCGAACACCTACGGCTCCTTCTTCGATTTCAGCGGCAACAACGTCGCGATCAATGTCCTGATCGATTCGTCCGCTCACTCGCCTCCGGCCGGCTCCGCTCCGGTCTTGCATTTCTACTGCGGCCTCGCGGGCGCTTCGATTTGCATCAACCGCTATGTCGCCATCGCGGGCAGCATCGAGGTGCGCGCGATCCACTGCGACCATCGCGGCGTCATCATCCGAAGCACTCCGGATTGCCCGAATCCGTTCAACCATCTTCCCTTCGGGCCAAACGACTGCAACGCCCCGATTCCGCATTGCGACGTCGACGGCATGGTCTTCACCTACTTCTTTACGACGACCGTCGCCGTCAACGTGCCTGTGACGACGACAACGAACGTCAGCGGGTCCTCTGTCGTTGGTGTCGCGCAGAATGCGGCGGCGAACGGCGCCGCGGTCACCGTAGTCGCCAATGGCTACTTCACCCCCGCGTCCACGCAGAACTTCACCGTCGGCAGCGCCTTCGACCGGCGCGGCGGGACGCCCAACGGCTGCCGCGGCACCGTCGGCCCCAACGGAATCGTCCTCTTCGGCTGGGTGTAAGAGATGAGCTACGCAAACGAGGTTGATATTGAGGCATTCAATACCGCCTCGTTTGTTTGGGCGCAGGACATCAGCCTATATCTCGGCGTCTATCCGCTGCAGAGCGGCTTTATCCGAGCGCAGATCCGCACCGCAGCGACGGACCCCGAACCTCTCATCGAACTCAATCTGGCGAACGGCGGCGCCGCCCTCTCGGTCGCGGGAGCTGTCGCGACACTGACGCTGCAAATGCCGCTCGCGACCGTCGAGAGCTTGAGCGGCCAATACGTCTATGACGTCCGCTTCGAATATCAGGGCTCGCTCTTCTTCATTTTGTTTGGCGGCACGCTGACTTTCGACCAGGGCGTCACTCGCGTCTACGGCGACAACTATGCGACTCCGGAAAACGTGCCGACGCTCGCCTATGTGGCGCAGACGACCAGCATGATCAACGCTCTCCTATTCGGGTGACCTCATGAAGCGCGCAGTCACCTACAGCGGGAACACGTTTTCGCCGCTCCTGAATACGATCAATCTCGCGGGGATCCCGAATTTCGATATCCGCAAGCTGTTCGCCATCGTCGACGTCACCGCGTCCGTCATCGTCTACGCGGCTGGGGCGCCTGGACTCGGGTACTCGCTGATCGCGGGAACCACGCTGACGCTCGAAGGCCCGCTCGTGAATTGCGCGGCCACGGATTCGCTGATGATCATCTATGATGACAGCGATCAGGCGACGTCGGCGGCGGTGCAGAACGTCGCTGTCGCCTACAATGGGCAGCTCGTTTCGGCCTCCAACTCGCTTCCGGTCGCGGTCGACGCCCAAGCGTCCGGGCTTGCGCAGGATACCAGCGTCCAGTCCACGAACACCGCGCTCGGAACGATCGGATCCGCGGCGCCGTCGCTGCCGGGCTCGTCCTCGGGCATCATGGGGCTGTTGCGCTGGCTTGGTTCTCTGCTTCCGAACGCAAACAGTCTTCTCCAGGTCTCGCTCCCTGGAGACACGATTGCGCAGGCGGCCTTTACGCGCCCGGGAAACACGACGGCTTACTCAGCCGGCACGCTGGTCGCCAACAGTATATCTTCCGGCTCGGTTGCGCCGATGATTTTCACGGTCACCCGTTCGAACGGGCTCGCGTGCCGCCTGAAGCGCGTCCGACTTCAGAAGTCGACGGCGACCTTGACCAACGCGCAGTTTGTTCTGCGCCTCTACACCGTGTCTCCCGGCTGCGCGAACGGCGACGGTGGAGTTTGGCTAACCAACCAGTCCTTGGGCTATGTCGCGGAAATTCCGGTGACGATCACCTCGGCCTTCAGCGACGGTTCCGTGGGCTTCGGCGCGCCTGCCGTTGGCACCGACGTCATGTTCCAGCCCGGCAGCTCGCAGGTCACGATTTATGGGCTTTTGAGCGCCGCCGCCGCCTATACGCCCGGCAATGCCGAAATCTTCACCGCGACTCTTGAAGTGACGAACGACGAATGAGCGGCAGCCCGATCACCCCAACACTTCAGGACGCGATTAACGCCGCGTCGACCTACGCGGGGAGCGCGGCGTCGTCGTCGAACACGGCCGCGAGCGCCTCGACGGCCGCGGCCACCAGCGCCGCGGCGGCTGCCGCGGGCGCGGTCGCCGCGACGGCAGCGCTGGCGGCCGCAGCTCAAAGCGCCGCCCAGGCGGCGACGTCGGCAGCGCAGACCGAGCAGCAGCTCCAGGTCGTGAACGGCGTCCAGAGCGTCATTTCCGGCCTGATCAACGGGCAGGTCGTCCCCTTCGTCTCGCAGGCGAGCACCTACGCCTCCACGGCTACGGCCCAAGCGGCAGCGGCGGCGGCTTCCGCCACCGGGGCGGCGGCGTCCGCTGGCGCGGCGTCGACGAGCGCGTCCGGGGCGTCAACAAGCGCCTCCGGCGCCGCAGGTTCCGCGAGCGCGGCGTCGACGAGCGCGACAAACGCCGCAGCGTCAGCAACCGCCGCGGCCGGCTCGGTCGCTTCCATCGCGGGCGGCCCGGTGGCCTCCGTCAATGGCCTCACGGGCGTCGTCACGGGCGTCGAGGTCCAGTCGAATAAGGGCGCCGCGAACGGCTACGCCGGCCTTGACGGCTCCGGCAAGGTTCCGGCCGGGCAGATCCCGACATCAGCTGGCTTGGTCGCGCTCCAGGGCAATTGGGACGCCTCGGGCAATTCGCCGACGCTGACGTCCTCCACGGGCACGAAGGGCTATGCTTACGTCGTATCGAATGCCGGCTCGACCTCGCTAAACGGCATCTCGTCGTGGGTTGTCGGCGATTGGGCGGTCTATGACGGCACGGTCTGGCGCAAGCTCGATGGGACCTCGGCTGAGGTCTTGAGCGTCGCCGGCCGCACCGGGGCTGTGACCGTCGCCTCGACCGATCTCACGGATTCGACGGCGCCGGGCCGCGCGCTCCTTACCGCGGCGACCGCGGCGCTCCAGAAGACCGCGCTTGGCATCGCCTCGACCGACATCAGCGACGCTTCGGCGGTCGGAAAGTCGCTCCTGACCTCAGCGACCTCTGCGGCTGCGCTCGCGGTTTTGGGCGGCATCGCAGCCGCCGGCGGCCACTTCTCCGGCCCCGTGAGCTGGACCGCGCCGGCGAGCGTCGCCTCGGCCGCAACCGTCGATCTCGGCGCGCAGACCTCGAACGACGTCACCATCACGGGAACCACGGCCGTCACGTCGTTCGGCGCCACAGCGGTCGCCGGCGGCTTCGCGTGGGTCTTGTTTAGCGGCGCGCTGACGCTGACGAATTCGGGAGCGCTGGCGCTGCCCGGCGGTGCGAATATCACGACAGCGCCCGGCGACACTTGTCTCGCGGTTGCGAATGGGTCCGGTAACTGGACCGTGTATTTTTATCAGCGCGCGAGCGGCGCTGCGCTAGCGGCGAGCGGCGACAACCTCGACTTGATGCTATTCGGCGACGGTTCCGACGGCACAGTTACGGTTTCGTCGGGAACGACGACGCTCACCCGCGATATGTTTTACAACAACCTGACGATCTCGGGGACCGGCGTCGTCAACACGGCGGGATTCCGGGCTTTCGTCCGGGGGACACTGGACATTTCGGCCGCGGGCGCGGGCGCGCTGACATGCAACGGCGTCGTCGGAAACGTCGGAAACGTCGCTAGCGGCAGTGTAAGCCAGTCGTCTTCAGTATCTTCTCCCAGCGGCGACACGGCGGCACCGACGGCGAGCGGCAAGGGCGGCGGCAACTACTACAACGGCGTTACGTTGCCCGACAATGGCGGCTCGGTCTCGTCGATCTATGTTTTCGGCGGGCAGGCTGGAGCTGGCGGATCCGGCGGTGCGGGCGGGGCCTCCGCCGTTAACCCTGGCGGAAACGGCGGGAGCGCAGCTGCGCCGACGCTCGTTCCACTGCGTTACCTGTCAGCCGACTTCAGTTCTCCGAACATCGTCTCGGGCGGACAGAGCGGCGGAGGCGGAGGCGGGGGCGCTGGATTCTCCACATACGGCGGAGGCGGCGGTGGATCTGGAGGGGCCGGAGGAGGCGTGCTCGCCGTCTTCGCGCGCACCATCAATCGCAGCTCGTCAACTGCAGCCAACGCCATGCAGGCCGCCGGCGGAATCGGTGGCAACGGCGCGGCTGGAACATCAGGACAGACCACGGGCGGCGGCGGAGCCGGCGGCGGCGGCGCGGGTGGGATGATCTATCTTGTCTATCGGTTCCTCACAGGGACAGCTGCGACCAATGCGATGCAGGCCAGCGGCGGCGGCGGCGGGACGGGCGGAAACGGATACGTCTCATCGGGAGGCCGCGGAGGTTATGGCGGAAGCGGCGGCGCGTCGGGCGTGATCACGACCATCAATGTCGCGGCCTCCGCGATCACAGTGACGGCGCCATACAACGCCGGCGGAGCCGGATCAGCAAACAGCACGCTTGTCGGTGGCGGCGGCGGAGCTGGTGGAACCAATCAAGCGAGCCTTTGATGAGCACGATCACGGACGCATTCGGGCGCACAGTCACAATCTCAACAGACTCCGATGGGAGCGACGTTTACGCCCTCCCAGGCCTCAGCGTCTCGTTTCCGGCGGGAACGGCCGAGGCCGTCGCCCTCGCCTCGATCAACGCGCACGCGCCCGGCGTCTATGTGGCGCCGAAAGTGGACTGGAGCTTCTTCGAGTTCATGGACCTGTTCTCCACGTCCGAGCAAACCGCGATTATGAACTCGACGGATCCGAGGGTCCGCCTGTTCTGTTTGATGGCGTCAGGCGCGGGAGCCCTCCAGTTGACGAATTCGGACGTCATTTCCGGTGTCAACTATCTCGCAATTTCGGGCGCCATCGCAAGCGCCCGCGTTGCCGCCATTCTCGCTGGTCAGGCGCCGAGCTAATGTCCGAACCGCCGCTCGATGCGCGGGCCGCCGCGACCGCGACTATCTCTTGATCAATATCCAAAGGAGCCGCAATATGGATCCGCGCTCGCTGTGTCTCATTTCTGCTTGCGCGCTGCTCGTCGCGTTCACTAGCGCGGCCTCGGCGGGAAGCTCCACGGTCACGCTGACTAGGGTCTACCAAGACCTCGGAGCCGGGCCGATGACGATCCAGGCGTCCGGAAGGGCGCTGTCCTATCAGATTTCGGACAGCCAGCCGCGCGCAACGTCCGCGGGCGCGATTCTTTACCCCGGCGACGCCCCGGAGGCGATCGTTGGCTACCGCCATGTCTGGGCGGAAGCGGCCGGGTCGACTCCCAGCGCTGCGATCGTGACGCCCGGGGTGAGCACTACCCCTTCAGCGACCGTCAGCACGCCCTACTCCGTCACCGAGGGCGGCACGGGCGCGACCACGGCGAGCGCCGCACGCGCCGACCTATCGGCGGCCCAGAGTGGCGCGAACAGCGACATCACTCAGATCTCCGGCCTGACGACGGCGCTTCCCGTCACCGAAGGCGGCACGGGCGCTACGACCGCGCCGACCGCGCGTTCCAACCTGTCCGCGGCCCAAAGCGGATCGAACAGTGACATCACGGCGCTAAACGGGCTGACGACCGCGCTTCCGATCGCCGAGGGCGGCACGGGCGCAACCACGGCCAGCGGCGGGCGCGCCAATATGTCGGCTGCCCAGAGTGGCGCCAACGGCGACATCACGTCGCTGAACGGGCTGACCACGCCGCTGGCGTCGACGGCCCGACGGATCACGACAGGATCCTCCGACGCGGCTGGGGCTAACGATCAGACGATCGTATGGGCTTCGGTGACCGCCGCCGCGAAAGCTGAGAGCATTCCCGCGTGCTCGACGTCCGTTCGCGCCGATATCTTTGTCAAAGACGAGCAGGGAACGGCCGCAACCTATAATATCACCATTACGCCAACGTCCGGCACGATCGAAGGCGCTGCGACTTACGTGATCTCGACCGCCAAAGGCGCCGTGCGCCTGCGATGCGACGGCGCCGGCAACTACATGGTCATGTGATCAGGCTCATGGTTGGACTGCTTCCTGCAGCGTCCGCCACGTTCCCCTAAACCTCAAGAGGAGATTTCATGTCGCGCATCCCGCGCCACGCGCTCGCATGCGCGCTTTTCTTCGCCCTCGCTGGGTCGGCGGCGGCGGCTCCGCGGCATTATTGGACCTTGTTTGATGATCCACCCGCGCCGCGCGTCCTGCCCGTGACCGACGACGGCGGCCGCGCGCTGCGCTTCGGGTCCGGAATCATCAGTTTAGCGATGCGATTCCTGGGCGCTGGCAACGTCGCGGGTACGCGCGGCCCCTGGTGCGCCGATTTCGCCGCGATGGTTCTCAAGAAGACCGGCCATCGCCCGCTTGCGAACCGTACGGCGGCGTCAGCTCTCTCCTATGGGCCGCGCACGAGCAACCCGAAACCCGGCGACCTGATCGTTCTTGGCGGTCGGCACGGAGCCTCGCATGTTGGCTTTTTCGCCGGGTGGGACCGCGGTCGCGTTGTGATGGTTAGCGGCAACTGGTCGCATCGCGTTTCTCGCGCGGTGATTTCGCTGCGCTCGGTCAGCGCCTTCATCCACACATAAGGCGCCTCGATGAGCCGGGCTCCCTGAAGGCGCTCTCATGCTCCTATTCCAGCTCAACCTGCAGGTCGGGCCGGCTGCAATAATCGCTCCCGCGCGCCTACTCATCGCATTGCAGCGAAACGTCTTCATCCCCGCGCCTCAGCGAGCCGTCCTCATCACAGCGCAGCCGCGCATTCTCTCGCTCAAGGCCACCTATATGCCCGTCGTCGGCAGCTTTTCGTCAGTTGATCCGCCTGAACGCCTCCCGTTCAGCATCGATTTTGCGGCGCAGATCCCTGCCGGGGACTCGCTCACCTCGATCCTGGGCTCCGCCCTCGCCGCCTACGTCGGAACGGACGACGACGCGGCCGGCCTCCTATACGGCCCCGCCACGATTGCTGGAACTGTTGTGACCCAAACGGCAGGCCCGGGCTGGATTCCGGGCGTCATCTATCGCCTCACGCTCACATGCGGAACCGCGGGCGGGGCAACGATTTCGCTCTACGCCCATATCACCGCTCAAGCGCAGATCTAGACCATGACCGACAACACGACACTTAACGTTGGATTGGGCGGCGATCAGATCCGCACCGCCGCCAAGACGGCGACCGGCGGCGCGAAAACGCAAGTCGTCTTGCTCGACCTTGGCGGCGGGGCGGACTCGTCTCCGGAGGCCATCGTTTCCGGCGGCACGATGCCGGTCAGCGCGACGAGCTTGCCGTTGCCCGCCGGAGCCGCGCAGGAGGCTGGCGGCAACCTCGCCGCCGCGGCGTCGAGCCTCGCAACCGTCGCTGCCAATACCGCCGGCCTCGCCCAGGAAACCGGCGGCAATCTTGCCGCCGTCGCCGCGGCTGCGGGGACGACCGCTGACACCGCCTATGGCGGCTCGGGCACGTCCTCGATCATCGCCGCGGCGAAGGGCGTTTACGCGCTGCTCGCCGGGACTCTGACGGCCGCGATCACCAAATGGGGCGGAGCCACGCTCGGCGCCGCGACCTCCTGGGGGACCGCGCCGTCCGGCAACGTCGCCGGCGTCAACGCCAATGTGCTTTCCGCGCCGTCCTCGCTCGCGCAGGACGCGCATCTGACCAACGTTCAGAGCGCCCCAGGGACACCGCAGACGGCCGCGGTCACAGTCCAGGGCAATGCGTCCGGCGTCCCGATTCCTGTCTCTGGTGCGTTCTCGCTCTCGAACGGCGCGCAGGAGGCGGGCGGGAACCTCGCCGCGCTCGCCAACGCCGTGATGAACGCGCAGCAACCGGAGGCGGCGACCCCACTCCAGGCGCGCCTTGTCGGCAACCCCGACGGCGACTTCGCGGGCGTCGACCTCGTCGAGCGACTGATGGACCCCAGCTCGGGCGAAGCGGCGAGCGTGAGGCTGATCAACGGGCCGCTGGCCGATATCAACGGCGCGTCTATCCCCTCAGACGCGCCGATGGCGATTCCCTACGGCCCCCTCCCCGCAAACGCGTCGATCCTAATCGACACCGCCGGGTATTCGTCTGTCAATATCACTACAAGCAGCGTTCCCATTTCGGCATATTACTCCAACGATAAGCAGAGCTGGGGAAGTTACTTCGGTTTTTTGGGCACCGGCACTTCCGGCCCCCCAGCTTCAATGGCTATCGCTCAGGTCACGGGGAACTACACCTTCCCCGTCATGGCCCGGTATCTCAGGATATACTCGAATGGCTCCCAGGCATCGGGAATCGTTTACCTGAGATCCGCGGCGATACAGGTCGCTGCAGCTACGGTTGGATCCACAGCTGTAGGCGCCGCCACGACCTCCTTCCCGGTTTCCGTATCCGGGCAGGACACCGGCGGTCTCACCCGCCGTTTCCAGACCGACGTCAACGGAAACCTGATCGGCGCTGGCGTGTTGCCACCCGGCTGGTCGTTCGGCAACTACAACGTCAGCTATACCCCTTACACGACCGCGGCGGCATCGCTTAGCGCTACGCTCTCAACAATCAATCCGGTCATGGTTGGCGGCGGAGACACTCAGGGTCGCGCGCAGCGCAATCTGTTGTCGCCGCAGGGCTCGACCATGATTTCGCAGGAGGCTGGCACGGCGGCGGGACCGTCCGTCGCCGAGCTCCTCAACCAGTTGCTCGCGGTCGAAAAGGTCCGCCTGCAAATCGAGCTCGAACGCGCGCGTATCGAGTTGGGAATCAGCGATGACGCCGAACAGCTCATCGCCGATGCAATGAACCTTCCCTCGCTCAACTAGGAGCTTAACTTATGGCCACTCTTCAGCCCGCCTCGCCCCCGGCCAGCGGACTTCTCCCGACGTCGCGCCCCCCTGGCCAGATCCTCAGCTCGCCCGCCGGCATCCTCGGCGAGCTTGTCGTCTCCGAGGCGCTGCCTCAGTATTATTCGCTTGCGAAGTCGGGCGTCGTGTTCTCGCTCGCCGCCCTCGGCTTGGCGACGCTCACGGCGTTCTCCGGCGGCACCGCGGGCACGCCGATTCTCGGCCTCTACAACCCGGCCAACTCCGGCAAGGACTTGGTCCTGCTCCTCGCCTCGCTCGGCATCCGCACCACTGGCGCCACGGCGGCCGCGCTGGCTTTTAACTGGTTCGGAGTCAACCAGGGCGGCGTCGCCGTCTCGGGAACGCAGACCCCCGCGGCCAACGCCTATTCGCAGGCGAACACGGGCTCTGTCGCTTGGGGCATGGTCAACACCGCGAACACCGGCGCGCTTGCTTCGACGTTGCGCCGCTCGTCTTTCAGCGTCGGCAACGTGACCACGACCGCGGGCTTGAACGCGGCGTCGTTCATCGACGACATCAAGGGCGCGCTGATTATCTCGCCGGGCTCCTATATGGCTTTCGGCGCCGCCAACGCGCTCGCAACCGCAGGCATCGACGCCTCCATCATGTGGGCCGAAGTTCCGGTCTGATGGCAAACCACGCCGCCCTAGCCCAGGCATGGGGCGGCGCGTGGGGAGCCCTCGCGGGCTCCTCTCTCGCCGATCGCCTTGTCTCCCTCAACGCGCGCACGTCGCCCGGCCCGCTTCAGGACGTCACGACCTCATCCGTGTCGTCGTACCTGATGGGCGCAGGCGCTCTTGCGTCTATCGAAGCCTACGCGGCTTCTCCCCCTGCGGGGGCGCCTCCGCAAGCCATCCAAGCAGCGCAGTATCTCGCTCTCATCCTGACCGACGCGAGTTATCCGACGTTCGCTACGTCGGATAGCTCGCTTTTCTCACGAATGGCGGGATTCGTTACGGCGCTCGAGGGCGACGCACGCACCGGCGTCAGCTCGTCAATCGGCGCTGGGTTGCTCGCCCTCGCGCAGCCATCGATTCCATGGTGGCAGGCCAACGGCTTCGCGGCCCCGATCGGCGCTGCTGACCTGATGGCTGCCGGGCTGCTCTGAATCCCACAATCTGGAGGTTAAAATGGGCCTGTTGCTCCCGCGCGTTATTCAGCGGCCGACGCCGAATTATACGCCGACGCCAATCCGGCACGATCTGTTCATCTATCATGACGAGGAGGGCGAGGCTGACCCTTCGCTCGCTTGGTTGTGCGACCCGCGCGCGAAGGCGGCGCCGCATCTCGCCATGGGCACGGACAGCTCGAATGAGCTCTCGCAGCTCGTGCCGCTGCAATACAAGGCCTGGGCGCAGTGCGCGTTCAATTCGGCGGGGATCTCGCTCGAAATCCCCGGCTACGCCGACAAGCTGCCCGACACGCGCTTGCAGCTCGCCGCGACGATCGGTGCGTGGGTCTGCCGCGCCTACAATATCCCGCCCGTCCTCGCCCCCGGCGGCCTGGGCCGCGGAATCGTCAGCCACCGCCACCTCGGCAGGGCCGGCGGCGGTCACATGGACGTCGGCGACCCCAACGGGTCGACGTGGGCGACGCTCGTGAAATACACGCAGGGCGCCTACGAGGACATCGGCAAGCTGGCGAGCCTTCCGGCCTTCGCTCTATACGGGCTCCCCGCGCCGCATGAGGTCGTCGCGGCGCCGGACGTCACGCCCGCGCCGAGCCACGGCGGCGCGCCGCGCTGCGAGCCCGGCGACACCCACGCGCACCCGACGCCGAGCGGCTTCACTCAGCACTCGGTCGCGGCGCTGCAGGCCGACCTCAACAAGCTCACCAACGCGGGCCTGCTCGTCGATGGCCGCTTCGGCGAGCTGACGACCGCGGCGCTCAAGCGCTTCCAGGCCGCGCATGGCTGCGACATCGACGGTCAAATCGGGCCGGAAAGCTGGACGGCGATCGACGCCGCGATGGCCTCCGCATGAATACGGCCCTGCTCATCCTGCTCGTCTTCGCGGCCGTGTTTGTGATCGGGTGCGGCTTCCTCGAATCCTTCGGCGCCCGACTCGTCGGCGGCGATCTCGGCGAGCGGGAGCACGTCGAGGGGCTCCGCATAATGCGCGCTGGCGGCCTCGTGCTCACCCTCGCGATCAGCGTCGGTGTCGCGCTCTGGATTTGGCCGCACGGCGCGCCGCCCGCGTGATCGCCGTCGGCATAACCGCCGTCGCCTGCGTGGCGGCTATCGCCGCCGCCCTCGCGTGGCTCTCTCGCAACATCGATAAATGGGGCCGCTGCATGTCCGCCATCATTCTTCCGCCGCCGACCGACAAGTCCTAGGCGCGCGCAGCAACGATCGTCGGGGCGCTCCGCGCGAAGGGCAAGAGCGAACCCTACATCGTGGGCGCCGTCGCCAACGGCTACGCGGAATCGGCGTGGCGCCCCGATATCGCGGGCGATAACGACGAGAGTTTCGGCCCCTGGCGGCTGAAATTCCAGTTCTACGGCAAAGCGATCCGCGACGGCTACTTCGTCAACGGCAAGCTGATCATGGCGGGAATTGGCGTCGATATCAGGACCGAGCCGGACCTCGCGCGTCACGTCGCCGCGGTCCTCTTCGGTTTCGACATGCCGGCGAACGCCGCGACGCGCGCTGCGCTCGAGGCGGCGACGACGGGCGTCGACGCGACGCGCATCTGGGCCTCCGGATTCGAGCGCGCGAGCGCCGGCAACGCCGTGGAACGGCGCGTAGCCATCGCGCCGCAGATCGAAGCTTGGCTCGCCAAACTGCCGTGAACGTCGCCCTCGCCTTCGTCGCCATCGCGCTCGCCGCCGTGACGGCGGCTATCCTCATCCGCAACCTTTTTCGAGACGCCCCATGAACGTTTGGTTGTTGTGGTTCCTGTGGTCGCTGACCGCCGTTCTCGCGCCGTTCGCTTATCTGGAAGCCCGGGCGTGGTGGAAAAATCCGCCGAACATCACGCTCTCCCGCACGGTCTGGCGGATCCAGGCGCGATACCCGTTTTTCGGCATGCTTTTCGGCTTCGTGACCGGCGCGCTGATCTTCGGGCTCGGCATCCATTTCTTCGGCTTCATCCCCGCCTGCAATCCCTGAAGGAGCAGATCTTATGACTGATGTCTCTCTCGCACCGCTCGCCACCGCGCTCGCGCCGGTTGCGATTCAGGTCTCCGCCGTCGTGATCGCCGCCGGCTTCACTTGGGCTGCCGCGCAGTTTTCCCGCTTGACCCATAGAAAGCTCGCGCAAGGCGCGCTCGACCGAGTGACGCGCGCCGCGCAGGCCGAAGCTGGCGCGATGATCGCCGCCGACGCCAACAACCTCGCCGGCGCCGCGATTACCATCGGCAACTCCATGGTCGCCTCGGCGGCCTCGCGCATCATCACGGCTATGCCGGAGGCGCTCGACGCCGCCGGGCTGACGCCCTCGCATGTCGCGGTCATGGTCGCCGGCGAACTCGGGAAGCTCATGGCTGCCGCGCCGGCGGCGGCCGCCAAGGCGGCCTGACGCTATGCTGGCCCCCTTCCCCTCCGTCTTCGCGGCCGCCTCGCTGGCGGCGCACTACGTCAGCGCGCTCTGTGCGGCGTCGCCTCCGCGCGGGCGCGGTGGGGTTCCTGGGCCGGTCTCGCTCATCATCCCGCTTTGCGGCGCCGAGCCGCACTCCTTCGAGACGCTCCGCGCAGCGCTGCGCCTCGACGGTGAATATGAGGTCATTTTCTGTGTTGCGCAAAGCGACGATCCCGTGATAACGCTCGTGCGGGAAGCCGTGCGTGATGCGCAGGGCGCTCCCGCTCAGCTCCTCATCGGCGACCTTGGCGCTTACGCCAATCCGAAATTGCGCAACATGGTCCGCGGCTACGCGGCTGCGCGCCATGCCTGGATCTGCTTCGTCGACTCCAACGTCCTTCTCCCGCGCGACCATATCGAGCGTCTCTTCGATGCTTGGGAAGAGGGGTCGACGGGCGCGGTGACCGCGCCGGCGTTCGGATCGAGGCCGCGCGGGTTCGGCGCCAACCTCGAATGCGCCTTCCTCAACACTTATCAGGCGCGCTGGCAGTACGCCGCGGACGCGGTCGGGTTTGGTTTCGCACAAGGCAAGTGCTTGTTTTCGCGCCGGGACATCATCGAGCGCGGCGGCGGAATCGCAACGCTCGCCTCGGAGCCGGCCGAAGACGCTGCGCTGACCAAGCTCGTGCGCGGCCTCGGGCTCAAGGTTCATCTCGCCGACCGCGCGTCGGAGCAGCCGCTCGATGAGCGCGCGGTGCGCGAGGTCTGGCGCCGGCAGGTCCGTTGGGCGCGACTGCGGAGAACGACTTTTCCGGCGGCTTTTTTGCCGGAAATTTTGACGAGCGCGCTCCTGCCGATCGTAGCCGCCGGGGCCGATGGCGGCCCCATGGCGGCGCTGCTCGTCGCTACGCTTTGGTATCTCGTCGAGGTCGCGCTCGCCTTTGAAAATCACTGGCCGTTCGGCGCCTGGGCGCTTCCTGCGCTGCTCGCGCGCGATGCCCTCTTGCCTGTCCTTTGGTGTGCAGCTTGGGCCGGGGCCGGGTTCGAATGGCGCGGGACATCGATGACAGCTGAGAAGCGAGGGTCTCGGGCTCTGAACATCAACCGAAAGGACGGGCTTTGACCAAAGTTGTCATCAAACGCGAGATCGAGGCCGAGCAGTGGGCGGGCGATGTCCGCATAATTCTCGAAGGCTCGCATGTTTGCCGCCCGGAAGTGCATTGGAGCGCGGACCGTGGCCTTGTCTACTTCACGTACGCTGATCTGCATCCGCATAACTGGATCGACGCGAGGGTGCGCGAAACGTCCGCTCCAGAGAAGCTCGATTTCATGTGTTCCGGCCTCGGAATCACGCGTCAGGACGGCTCCAAATACTGGCGTCAGGTCTACCCGTTCGCGTTCTGGAGCGTGAAGTCGGAAGCGAGCATCAAGCGAGATCACCACGCCGTTTATCTCGATCGCGCCGACGCCGCGCTGGTTGAAACGTTCGTCGATTTCCTCGCCGCCGAGGGCTGGACGAATCCGCTGCCGCCGCGCATCGAGATCCGCGTCGTCGACGGGCAGTACGGCCGCGGGTTCAAGCCGATCTATCTGAAGCCCGGCGATTGGCTTCTGACCGAGCGTGGGCGCGACCCCGTCGCGGTGTCCGACGTCGAATTCACGGCGATGGCGGCCTGAAAAGCGAAACGCCCGGCGCCTGAAAGGGCCGAGCGTCTCTCGCGCGCGGGTTGATCAGACCCTGCGGCTCCTGAGTTGAACAGGACGCAAGCCTCCCCGTTAAGGGCCGGCTTCACCCACTTCCGCCGCGCGCCGGCGCTCTACCACGGCAACCGGAGCCTCGCAACGGGCGATCAGGCTTGTACGATCTTCGCGCGCACCGCTGAGGCGATGAAACCCGATCGGGTCAGCCCGCTTTCGCGCGCAGCGTCATCGATCGCGTCGAGCAATCCGGAGTCCAACGAAAGATTGGCCTTCGCGGGGCGGCCGCTTTCGATGATGAGCGGGACGGAGATGAAGGCGCCGCCTTCAGCTAGAGTTTCGATCACTTCCGCGTCGCGGCGGATCGCGGCAAGAGGGCGAGGTTCGGGAGGCGCGGCCCCGCTTTCGCGCGCATCACGCACCCATTCACCAACCGCTTCGATGGCGTTGCGATAAGCCTCGTCTTCGTCGTGACCCATTGCGGTGCATCCCGGCAAATCAGGAACCGAGATCCCGAAGGCCCCCGGCTTTCCGTCCAGAACCGCGAAATATCGAGCCATTTGACCTCCTTTAAGCCGTCCAGCCGGCGGCCTTAGCGATGTTGCGAGCGACGCCGGGCGTCAGGGTCTTGTGTCTCGGAACCATGATCTTGATCCCGGGCTTGGCGGCGTTGCCGAACTTCTCGTGCTTGGAGCCGCCCTCCTTCGCCCAGCCCTCCCGCTCCAAGCGGGCGACGATCTTGGCTCTGGTCAGCTCCTGCGTCATGCGCCAATATAGGCGCATTTTATCTCAGCTGTCAAGGTCAGTTCCGCAACCTCCCGGCCCTTGTGCCGGGTTTTTTCATGGAGATTCATCATGTTCCACAAGATCGCGCTCGCCGCCGCGCTCGCGGGGTCTCTCGGCGCTGCCGGATGCGCCCAGGTCACCGCCGGCATCAATGATGTCACCGGCGCGCTTTCGTCCAAACAGGCAACGCAGGCGGCCACCAACGTCAATGCATTCACGCAAGGTTTCGTCTGCGGTCTCGGCTCGCTCTCCGGTCTCGCGTCGACTGTCCAGGCGCAGCTCAAGGCTCAAATGAACGTGGGCAACGCCATGGTCGCGACCGACACCGGCGTCGTTTATGTCATCTCCGAGGATCTCTGCTTGTCGCTCGGCGGCGAGATCGCCGGCTCCGCCGTCACCGTGCCGCCGACCGCGACAACCTTGTCGACCGCGGTCAAGTGACCCCCCGCTGGCGCGCGGCGTTCGTTTCGGACGTCCACATAGGAGCCCGCGCCAGCAAGACCAAGCGCCTGCGCGCATGGCTCGCGAACAATCCCGCCTGGATGCTCTACATCGTCGGCGACTTGTTTGACGGGCTCCACGCGCTGCGCGCCGCGGAGCTGATCGACACTCTTCGCGGGCTCGCCTGCGCGCCTCGGATAATTTACGCGCCCGGCAACCATGACGCGCTGTTCCGGCGCTTCATCGGCCAATTCGGACACGTCGAGATCTGCTTGCGAGCAATCCACGACGCCGCCGACGGTCGCCGCTATGTCGTCACGCACGGCGATGAATTAGACCGCTCGCTGCTTGGGCCGCTGCCCTGGCTCGGATCTTATGCGCGCTATGTCGCGCCGCACGCCGCCACCCGCGTCGTGAATCGGCTCGCCACCGGCGGCCAGTTCGCCGCGAAACTGTCCGCGCTCGCGCGCGCGGAAGGCGCCGCCGGCGTCATCACAGGCCACTTCCACGACCCCGGAATCCGCCCGCTTCCGTGCGGGGGCGTCCACGCGGATTGCGGCGACTGGACGGACGCCTGCAGCGCGCTTGTCGAAGACTTCGCTGGTCAGTTCCATCTCGTAAGAGGGTGATAACATGAGCATTTTAGGCACTATCGAAAACGAGGCGCTGAACGTTGCCCGTGCGGGCTTGCAGGCCGCGACCGGAATCGTCACGCCCGGCGCTCCGGCGGCAGGCGCTGTCGTTGCGACGCTCGATGGCGTCAAGATCACGTTCGGCCAGCTTGTCACCACGTCGAAGGCGCTTGAGGGCTCCAAGCTCGGCGAGGGTTTCAACAAGCTGATCACCGACTTCGGTGACGTCGACAACGACCTCGACGTCACCGAGCAGGTCGCCGCGCTCATCGCCCCCTTCATTCCGGCGGCCGGACTGATCGCGACGGCCCTCTTCGTGCTGAAGCTGGCCTATGACGGCGGCAAGATTCTGTTCAGCTCGAATCCCAGCTTCTTCGCGACAAGCACCGGGCCTGCTATCTCGGGGGCGGACTGGTCGCACGGGTTCCCCAAGGCGCAGCCCGTCGACAACCCCTCCGGCGCCATCGGAGGCGAATAGTGTCTCTCCAGCCCGAAAGGCGCTCTGGATTGGATTCGTCGGTCATCAAGAAACTTGAGGACGCGGTCGCTGGCGGCGGTTTCGTTCTCATCCCGCGCGCGGAAGCAGACGCTCTGAGGTCAGCCGGCACGCCGGTCTCTCACTCAGCGCCGACTTTCTCCGAGGACGACCTCTTGGTCCTAACCGATCTGATCCGGATCTGGCGCGGCGTCTCGGCCATGGGGTCGGTCGCGACTCTTGGCCGAAACGCCCTCTATGCACTCGGCGCTTTGATCGGGGTCGTCTTGATGATCAAAGGCAAGGTGACTCCGGAGGTATTATGGAAAGCGCTTTTCGGTTGAGGTCGCGGGTGCAGCTCCGCGTCATCATCGTCACCGCGCTCATCGCGAGCGCGCTGCGCCTCGCCGGGCTCGGGCTCGCCGTCCTGTTCATGGCGGGCATGCTGGCGGACGTCGCTTCGCACAGCTGATCGTTCGCCCCTCACTTTATGCCGCCCCGTCGCCCTCACCCGGCGGCGGGGCGGTTTTCGCGTATGTCGCCGCCTCTATCTCGCAGAGAATGGCGTTCCATCCCGGGTTGTTGATCCTTTCGCCCGTCTCTTGCTCCGACCACAAACTGAGGTCTGCAATAGCTGCCATCATCGCCTCCCCCGCCCTTTTCAGTAGCCCGGAGAGGGCGGCGTTTGAGGCGCGCGCCTCGGACAAAGCATTTCCGCACCTTATAGACGCCGTACGGAGATTTGCTTCGCTGACCCTCGCCTCGTCGCGCTCGCGTTCGGCCTCCGCACGCGCCTTGCTGGCAAGACGCTTGTATTCGCACTCCTGACTGTTCAGCCGGAACGCAAGGTCGGCGGCGATCTCCGCCGACAGCGCTGTGAACAGCGGGCTCGAGAGCGTGCGCCGGTAGACGCAGGCGCCGATCGCCAAAAGCGGGAAGTCTGCGGGCGTCAAGGGCGTCATGACGCGCCCCCGGGCAAGCCCTTCCCGTCGGGGTCGACCCCGAACCGGTGGCAGAGCTCGTGCGTGGCCGTGGAGCCGAGCGCGAACGTCTCCATGATGCTGACCCAATTCATCTGAGAGCGACTCTTGCCTCTGCGGCGGATCGCGTGATGCACGGCGCGGCGCAGGAGCTCGTTGTCGCCGATAGCGTCCGTGATCGGGGAGCTCGGCGCGGACGGCCCGGCCGCCCGCTCGTGCAATTCCTGCTCGCGATCGGCGATAAGGTCCTCAGGGTCGCCCCAGGCTCCGGTCATGTCAAAAATCCTCTTCGGGCTTGTATTCGGTCGGCGCCGGTTCGCCCGGCGGGTGCTCGGCGACCAGGGCGTCCCAGCACTCGGCGTGATAGACGCAGTCGGCGATCAGCGCGTTGTGCGGCTCGCTGACGAACCCGCCGCGCGGGCCGGTCGCCCATTTCCAAGCCACCGGTTTTCCGCAGCGCGGGCACGTCGAGGATTCCTGATCGAATGGGAAGCCGAACGTCATCCGGCGGCGAGCCTCGCTTCGTCGCGCGCGTCGAGCCAATCGGCCGCCGCGCAAAGGCTCTTGGCGAGCCGGCGCGCGCTGCCGGCGTCGAGATAGGTCTTCCCGACCTCGCCGTCGGAGTCGACCACGCGGCCCTTCAGCTCGCGATTCTCGACGCGCACCGTCGGCCCGAAGCTGCCGAGCCATTCCATGTCCTCGAGGACCTCTTTCGGGAGGTCCTTCCATTCGGTCGTCATGCTTCGGGCTCCCGGCACAGGTCGAAATTGTCGGTCATGATCTCGGCCTCACGCGCCTCGCGCTCGTCTTCGCAGGCGTCACAGACCATTCGGCTCGCATGCCAGTCGTAGGTCAGGTATCCCCCGCACACGGAGCAAGTCGGGCTGTCGTCGTCGGGGTTGTTGCTCACGGCGCCATTCTTTCGATTTTGGCGAGTAGCGCGGCCGCCGTCGCCGGGTGCATCACCAGCATGTCGTCGCCGACCCGGTAGACGTCCGGCCACGGCACGCGCCGGATGACGATGCGTTGCGGGAAGCCTCGCCTCCGGCGCCGCGCCGCGCGCGCCGGGCTCCGCACGCGCGACCAATCCTCAACCGGGTCGGATAGGCTCGCGTCCTCGACGATGCGGAGGCCGGCGATGGAGCCGAGGCCGATCATGGAGCGTCCCTCGTGCGGTCTAGGCGTTCGATCTCGGCTAGGATGAGCGCCCCAGCGCGGACCAAATTGCGACGGCGGTCTTTGGGCTTCCACCATTCCGCGTCCCACGGCCAAAATAGGTCCGTCAGGCCTTTCCAACTCCCGTGAATATAAAGGCTTTCGTCTTGGTTTGTGCCGGCGAGCGCATAGCAGGCGGCGGCTTTTGAGAGCGCGTCGTCGTCATGATCATCGTCATGATCCGGCGTCCATCCCTCGACGGTCTTCTGGCGCTCGCGTTCGGTGATTACGTCTCTGGACGCCTTGGATTGCGCCATCACTCCCGCAACCGCCAAAGCGGCGCGCATCTTCTCTCGGTTGTGTGTGTTGTCTGGAAGCCCGCTAGCGATGCGAGCATTCTCCACAATATGGTCAGGTATTTCGCTCATTTCTCATCCTCCCTCTTGGCTGTGCGCTTGGCGGGCTACGCCATCGGCGGCAGGCCGTTCGATATGGCCTGACACGCGAGCGCGATGTAATGCGGGATGCGGGTCTTTCCGTCTTCCCATGACTGGATCGCCCGGCGGGAGCAGCCGAGAGCGCGGGAGGCCGCGACGACGTTGAAGCCGTTCCGCTCGCGCCACGCGATGAACGACGCCGAAGTCATTGACGCGCGATCCGAGCGCGAGCGTCGGCAATGACGCGCTTCGCGGTCTTGGCAAGTTCGTTCTTGACCGCCGCCCGCCCGTAGTTAAGCAGCGATGCTGCGGACCGGTCGATGTCTTGCGGGTTGACGCGTTTCTCCCCGCTGGCGCTACCAGATCCAGTTTTCCAGTACATCACGCCATCAGAAAACCAAACGCGCCCGGTCAGGTGCGCGAATGTAATAAAAAGCTCGTGATTTTCCTGTTCTTCTACGAACTTTGCCGAGGAAAGTGTGTCGATCAGATTTTGGTCGTGTGCCGCGAAAGCGTAAGCCAT